TCATTTGATCACTTCCTTCCCTTTTAGCAGTTTTTTCATTTCTTGAACAATCACTTCAGGATTGATACTAAACTTTTTGTCTAGTAAAAATTTAGTTGGTGTTTTCTTTACGTTATATTTTCTCGCATGAGCGTCCATTTCATGACCCCATTGTAATGTCGGTGTTTTAACCAGATTTGACAAATTTGGGAGGCCGCTTTGACTTCCGACTGTCAAAACTGCTCTTCTTAAAGCAGTTATTGTTATTCCTACAAGAGATGTATTTTCTTTAAGTTCAATATCATTGATATCAAAAAATCTTCCGTGTTTATCAGGCACATATTCTGGGCGTCTTCCACAAATTATAAAATTAAACTTTTTAAGAAATGCGTCAGTAGAAATAATGTCATAAAATCTATCCCAGTGTTGCCAATTTCTCATTTTACCTTGTTTTCTATACCTTGGTGCTAGAACCACAAGAGGTTTATTATGAGGGACAGCAGCGTCAAATAGTTCCAGATTCTCTAGACGAGGTTGAAATTGATATTTTCTTTCTCTCGCTAAATATTGCTCCTTTTCTGTATATTGTCTACTATGTATTCTTGGGTAAATGTGTTCAACAATATTAAATTGTGTTTCATATTTTGCTTTCATTCTCTGAGCCAGGAGATGATATTCTTGTTCCGGAAATCCCTGCAACTTAAAACAATCAGATTGGTATTGCGAATAATCTCCTTTTATTTCAAGCGGTTCGAAAATATCTGCATTGATTCCATAAAAATCAAATCTATCTGGTCTTGTATAGACTATTAATTTAACCTTATTTTTATACTTACTTATTTTCTGCCACAAAACATGAGGCGCAAAACGCAAAGTTTCCCACCCAAACTCTCCCATCATCGGACCCGCAAGTATCGCTCTCATATTAAATCCCAGTTAATTTTCGCATTCTTTTGTAGAATTCTCGAAAAGTCATTTTATCAATTTGCGCATCTCGATTCGCATATTTGATTTGCTGCATTTTCTTTTTATCACGACCATAACCAATTACATTACATATAGAACCTGCATAACCTCCCGCATCAACAACTAGTTTTGAGTGCTTCAAAACTAAAATATAATGTTCTGATTTTTCTCTTAATTTTCTCCAGTAATTTTGGTCATGCTTTTTATTTAACCCAACCAAGGGTTTAATGTCAAGATATCCAACATCACTAAAGAAATTTGGTCTCACACACCAGAAACCACTTCCACCCAACTGACCCATTCCAGCATCATGCCCAGCAATTTTATATGTCAGGTGTTTCATATATTTAACACCACCATGTGGGTGTTTTCCAATTACACGGACGTTATCTAATCCTTTCTCATTTATTTCCTTCCATGCTTGGGAAATAATTTCATCCCAACCAGGCATGACAAGCATATCATTATCAAGAAATAAAAGAAATTCACAATTATATTTATTTGGATCCTCTTCATGTAGCCTACCAAATTGGTTAAGAGCCACTGCCTTTGAGAAAGCATTAAATGTTGATGCCTTGGTATTAAAAGTAACTTGGGTCACCATTTGTTTTGCATAAAGATTCCAGAAATATTCAAAGTGTTGTTGTTGATTATGATTTGTTAAATTGTCATAAATATACAATTGAAAGTTAGTGGTTGTATGTTCATATAGAGCTTCAATTGCTTTCTTCGTCACTGCCAACCGATTCCTCACACACATCGCTATTTTGATCATCTAATAACCCCTTAATTTTTTCTAAACACTCATCTATATCTATTTGGTCATAACATATTGGGTGTCCTGCAGTCGCTTTAGAACATGGGTTTGGTCCATGTATAAAACAAGGAGCACATTGGGCAGGACTCTGAATCCAATCAACATTTTTATATGTTGTTAGCCGTACATGACCAGTGAATGCGCCATAAATTCCAAATCCGGGAATACCAAGACTCGTAGCCATATGAATAAAAGAGCTATCTGGTGATATTGACATCTTTGCTAACGAGGTTAGCGCTATTGAAAAATCCAGTGTTGGTGAATGTGGGGAAAAATTGTATACTTTATCTCTAACATCTGGATCTAAAGTAGCAATAAACTCATTCAAATTCTTTTCCATTGATGGTGCATCAGAAATAACAATTGTATGTCCATCTCTAACTAACGGGTGAATTATATTTCTCCAGAACTGTGGCCGTGGTGTCCTAATTGGTGAAGAGGCCCGCAATTGCATAACAGTAAAGTCATTAATTTTTCTGTCCTTTAACCAATACTTGACCGCCTCTAATTTGTCTGGTTTTGGTTCTTGTTTTGGTCTTAAACGTTCATCAGGTAAATCCAAACCAAGCCAGCGAGTGAATAACTTATATGCGTTGACAGTTTTTGCTTCTGCACATCTTTCAATTACACCTTCAAAAATAACATGATAATCAGCCTTAATCATTACAGACAAATTGAAAGGAAGTGTATGAAGTTCATCAATACAATCCCATGTTTCAACCATAGCATGGTATTGCGGACCACACGCAAAGATGATTTTACATGTTGGGTATTTTTCTTTCAGGTAAGTGAGGTTTGGTTGGATAAACAAAAGATCTCCAATACCTCCAGTTCGAGTTACTAGAATGGTCTTATCTGTTAAATCATGACCAATATAGGGATTGTAAATCCTAGAAAATTTAATCGCTGCTGGTTTTAAAATTTTCCAACGGCGCATCGGATCATACCAAAGTTGTTGATATACTCCAACACTCATTACATACTTTTGTTTCTTTTTCAAATGTTGTTGTGAAAAATAATTTTGAGAGAATGAGGCATTTCTAACAGCCTCTGCCACAACGATGTTGGGTGGATCAGCTCTCAAATCCTCTAATTTTTGCACAAACTTCAATTTTCTTTGTAGATTCCCGAATTTTTTCATCGCCATACTTGGAATCTGTTTACCTTTATATACTGGTTTCTGATATTCAAAACCTTCCATGTTTCACAACCTTTCGAATATTCTATTCTTTCTTTTGAGCTGCCCAACCTTTCTTTACATCTGTGAAGAAGGCACTCTTCTCCTCGTCTGTCATCTCTCCTATAGATTTACCAGTTGCTCTCAATTTTGATACAAAAAATTGTTGATAAGCATTTAATTCTACCAACTTATCAATTTTTTCATCAACAAGTTCAAAATCTTTGAAGACACTTGTATCTCCATCTAAATAAGCGTCGACCATACTTTCTGCAATTTTGACGCGGCTCATTTCTGTCCTCCTAAATTTTCTTAGTATCTGACATAGTTTTAACCAACAGACCGCTAGCTACAACGGTAAGTGGATTTTTTGCTCGTCTAATTGTAGAGAGCTCAAAAGGCAACTCATACTTTCTTAATGTATCTTTAAAGAGATCTAAAAATCCGACGGGCAGACTCGTGCCACCTGATACAATAAGAGGTATTTTTTCATCTATTTCAATATCAACTCTTTCATCAAATTCTTTAATTATCTTTTTTATTGTATATTCAACAAGAGATGTATAGTAATACTCTAGTGCCTCAAGAACTCGCCTTGTCTTACGATTCTTTTCCGCCATAAAACCATCACGAAGGTTTAATCGTTTCTCTTTTATATTTGTTACACGATTTGGAATGATCGACAGTGAAGAACTGACATTATTATCAATCCAATCTCCAGACCGTGCAGTTGAAAATTTTAGCGCTTCAATCCCCTTGTATGAAATGCACGTGTTCGCCATTCCTGCTCCGAAACTAATTGCAATCCCAGAGAATTTTTCTTTGGCGCATTCTGAGTAGACGATTGCCATGGCTTCGTTAACTGGTGTGTGATTGACCCCAAGACTCGACAAAATCCTCCCAAAAACTTTTTCATGGTATGTAATAGATCTCCCTTTATCAATTGCTTCAGCAGGTACAGAATAACTGCAATAAACTTCTTGATCTTTTGTATCTCCAACTAATTCTTTAACCATTAGCGTAAGGACATCTATCGCATAAAGTTCTTTTGGAGAGATTAAACCAGACTCCATTGGTCTGGCTACAGGTTGAGAAAAAATATTTGCAAACGTAAAGGCGTCTGCACCAACTATAAATAGTTTATTTTCTTCTTGATTTTCCACAAACGATACGTTTGTCAATTCGGAGATTGTTATTTCATTAGGGTCAATCTCCAAAAAGACATTTCTAGTCGTCTTAACACTCTTTGAGTCAGACCTCGCACAACAAATGTTCATAGTGCCAATATCTAACCCAACAGATATTACATTTTTCGACATTCTAATCTCCCTTTCGCATCTTTCTCAATAGATCAGCAGATTCTTTTACATCAGAATCAGTTATGGTATCTTCTTCGGTAGTTATTTTACCTCCAGAACTCAAATGCTCAGTCTCAATTGAAGGGATAAATTCATCCTCCACTTCTTTTTTCTTTTTTGTTGTTTTATTATCTACTTGGACAATAAGACCTTGTTCCAAAACTTTTTCCAACATTCTTTCAATCCGATCTAGTCGTTTACTATCCTCCGTACGAGGTTTTTGACCTTTTGGAGTAACCTTCGGCTTAGGTCTGGATGGGCGTGGTTTCGTCCCAGAAATGCCGCTAATAATCTCATAGTCAGATATCCCATGTTGACGCATAATTGAAATAATCAATGCTGCGTCGTGTTTTGAAATATCAACATTTGCTGGAGTTCGAAATTCTGGAATTCCAGGAATAGATACAAAAACACCAGGTTGTTTTATTGACAATTTAATCATTGCTTCACCCATCATTCGGATCAAGAATTTCTTTAATTTTTTCATCGGATAGCTCAGTTTCTGGATAATCCACAATTTTCTCGTCAGGATTAAATACCTTTACAATAGATTTCTTCAATTCTGGTTGAACCATCAACTCGACTTCTCCTATACTAGAAACCCACTTATAATCATCATGCTCCTTACTTAATTTGATTTCTTGATTTGGTCTCGACATTGTGCATAAGAAATTATATTGTGTAGATTCCCTTTTACCTTGATCTGCAATATAAGAGAATTTATCAATAAATCTAATGGGTTTTATATCTAACCCAGTCTCTTCTTTGACTTCTCTTTTGAGACACGCTATTACTTTTTCATTTGGTCCGTTATCACATTTACCTCTTGGTGCTTCGAAGTGTAGAGGCCAATGATCATCAGCGGCTCTTTGAATCAAGAGTAAAAGAATTTCTCCCTGTTCTCCCTTCTTCATAATGAGACCACAAGCAACATTAACCCGTTTCTCAATTTTTGCTTCATCAGATACGGTTGTTATTTGTTCTAAATAATTATCAATAATTTTCATAATTTAGTCCTTATGCAATTTGTTTCATTATATAGAATTCAATAAAGTCCCCTTCTTCTAATTCAAAAGGAACATAATGACCTTTGACAACTAAATCATAATCATCTTCTTCCCTTTCTTCATATACATCATTACCTCGATATACATATGGTCCAAGAGGATCTTTATAAAATCGACCATCCTTTGTAATAGAGTAACTTTGCTGCATATCTTTTACGTACGGACCAGATGGTGTTGATACAAAAGAACCATCTAAATCTTTCTTATATCTCTGCGTAGCAACGCTCTTTTTAACGTAGGTTCCATCTGGTTGTTTCTCTCGTATAGTTGTATATAATCTATCAATAAGAACATCTTCAGGATCGCTAGAGAAAATTACCAGCGTATTACCATTATTTATTAGTTGATAATGTTCACCATACGCCATCAAACCATATTTTGTAACAACTACAAAACTATCTAATTCGCTTGTTGTATCAATCGTTATTGGTAACTCAATCTGGATGTCTGCTGTTGAATCTGCTTCAGTAGATGTAATTTGATGAAAGTATCTATTTGTGATTTCGTATTCATCAGAACCTTGACTAATGATATGCTTTTTGTCACCAATATCTTGAGCGAATTGTTCATAAGATGAATAAGAAGAACCATATTTAAGATTCATAATTGGAGGTGGGGAACCGGATGGACGAAGAGCATCTGATCTAAATGTCATGTATGAAGGGAACTCAACTTCGTATTCAACTGTGGCATTTAATCTCCAATCAGGAAGTCTATCTGTTCCTCCATATCTGGTTGAACCATCAGTTAGAGACATCAATCTAAATGTTGGTTTAATCCGACAAGGAAAGACTCTTTCATTACGGGCGGTTGATTTAATAAGTCTTTCGGATGCTCCATGATTTTCCCAGTCAATTTGGTATCTTTCACCTGTTAAATCGTTTTCATATGTGTAGTTCCACGCATCCTCTTCAAAAATAATGAAACTGTTAAACCATACCGGGTATATCCACCTTTCAAGACCACCAAATATCTGAATCAATAAAACTCTTAAATCACAATATTCATAAAATGATGGCAGAAGCATAATAAGTTCTATTTCGCCTTTAAACCTGGAGAAACATACATTTACTTCAACATTAGCATCTGTGTATATCGGTTCAAAAATCAAATTAGCAAGACCAGGCGCCAAGTTTGGAAATCTCCATAATTGTCGACCACCTGCTGCTGCATCCGCAGTAGTAAATTCACCCGTTGGATTTAAAATCAAAGCTGGAACCTTCGGCATATCAGCCTCACGTCCCAGCTTTGTTTGTTTATCAATATACTCTACAGCTTTTTCATATGTACCCACGACGGTCCACTGGAATCTTGGATAAAGATAATCTGAAAAATAATCCAAAACATCTTTAAAGAAATGACCAAATACATTATGAATGAAATAATAATGATAACGGTGTTCCGTCATATCAGCGTCAGAAGGCATATCTACTCCTCTTGTTCGCCAAGTCTGATAACCTCTTTCTCATCTGATGGTATAATTACAGGTGTTTCATGTAGTCTTTTGGACTCTAGCTTTTCATTATAGAAGTCGTCTAATAGGGCGATTCCTGGTGTGGTAGCTATTTGCATAGCTGTGGTTCTAACAATCTTCTTTTGTAATTTCCTTACAATGCTCTGTCTCTCAGCAATAAGAAATATAAATTCATTTGTATATGCTGTCAGACACAGACCATATATTGTCAACGTATCATAAAGAGTTCTATCGTCCAACTCAATTTTAGCTACACTTATTGTTTCATTTAAAACTGTATTAACATCATGGTAATATTCAGGACGAACCGTTTGAAATTGATTCAATATATCCAGATTATTACTACGATAATTATGTAACTCAAGAAATGTTTCTGCAAATCGAGAACTCTCTAAATTTTTAAACATTGATATTTTTGGAGATCTTTCAATAGTCTTCTTTCTTGGAAAGTCAGGATCTACTGAAAACAACAAAAATGTTGAACGTCTGTTGAAAAATACTCCTATATTGTAATAACCATCCAAAAATGGTATTCTTAAATTGTAACAGCGGTCTAGTGCTTTACCTAGTGTTAACGCCATTCTTAATTCTCCTTTCTACAATACCAAATTACTAAAATCAAATTCCTCATCATTTCCACCAACTGTATCTTCAACACCCTTCGAGCCCTTCACTTTTGCAATAATATCATTCTTCTTCATTATACATTGTTCTAAATTGGTTCTAAATGAAGTGTATGATTCTTTTTTATTATCACTTTCGTTCCAGACATACAATGCTTTTACAACATCATCTCCGAGTTCCTCAAGGGGAAAAGCGGCATAATCATAATTTTCTTCGAGTTCCATGATATACTTCATGAACGCTTCTTTTATAGATTTTGGAATTTGCTCGAGAAAATCAACTTCACTTAACACTCTATGAATATTGGAATTGTATTTAACTGTTTTCTTTTTATGGTCGACTTTCTTGGGTTTTTCATCTTTACTTTCCCCAAGTCGAATCTTTACTGTTTTATCCACTAGTTCATTTGTAATTTGTTCTAAAGTATGTTTATTCTCGAATGGAAATAACAAAATACCTTTTTCATATCCAAACTCGTGACCAGTCTTTACATCCGTCACTTTTGAGAGTATTGGTCCGAGCTTATCCATGAAACCTTCAACCTCGTTAAGTTGTACATCTTCTTCGAGATCGAAGAAACCTTTTTCCTTATAATATTTATATCGAGTTGACACACAATTTTTGACAACGTCTGGTTTGCTATTAACTAAGAAACTAAAGACGAGAGGATCTAAAAAGCATCGCGCCGCTGTGTACGTGATCGCCAGATTGTTGTTAGCATCAGCATCTCTTGATTCTCTTCGTTCCCTGATTCTGTGTATGTAAGCAAACAGTGTCAAAATATCATATGCTAATTCTATATTTTCAACTCCAGGTGCTTGTGAAGGAGAATATCTCAAAATTCCAACAGAACTTGGAATTACTATTTGGTGTTGCAGATAACCTCGTAATGCTGTCCAGAAATTTACTTTGGACATATATACAAGTGATTTATGTTCATCGGCAGAAATACCTGGCATAAATGATTCGATACCCAATCTTTGTTGAACATTTGAAATAAATGCTTCCGTAGGCCATTTTGGATCATGGTAAATTGTTTCAACCAATCCTATAAAATTCTTTACACTGTTCTGAAATACTTCTTCAAATAGTTTGCTCTTTACTTCTTGTACAACTGGTTTATCCATTTCACCAGTAGCCAATTCCATCTCCATATGTTCTACTTCAGGAATTCTTGGATCCGTTTCTTTAGCAAACTTCTCAAAATCTGCTAAAAGTTCATTTGATTCTGTCGGAGTTTCTTGAGCTGGCTCCTCTGGACTTTCAACTGTTTGATTATTTACAGTAGTGTTTCCAAGATAACCTGGAAGTGTCTTTAAAAATCCTCTAATTTCTTTTATTGTATTCGATTGAATTTTTATGTTATATTCATTTTGTAAATCTGAGAAAATTTCCCACTGTTTCTCTTTGAAGAGAATAAACAAATTAAATATACCCATAAAAATCGTGTATGGTAGTGCAATTTTACCTTGATCTGATTCATTTATAATCAAACTAATTGAAACTATTTGACTTTGATCTGGTGCAATACCTGCTACTATATGCAATTGGATATTGTAGCCTCGTTTTGTTACCGCACTATTTTCTCCTTGTTGACAAACAAGATCTGGATTTTTGAAGTTTGCTTTAACCAAAGACATAATCAAGTCCATAGAAGAAATATAATCTAAACTGAATGTTCTATTTCTTCCATCAAGACTTCTTAGACGTAAGTATAATTTTGGTGGGGAAAATGATTTTCCATCTGAAGTAGATGTTGCAATGTCAATTGAAAGTGAGCTACCAGTGTTATAAATTTTGTCTTCGTAAAAAATTAACTGTCGATTAACCCACTCTCTGTTTTCGTCATAACTCATCTCGAAAATCTCCTTTCATACTGATCTCTAATCTATTTATATTATGTTACCTTTACTGATAAAATATTCATTTATTCAAAACGGGACCGGAGGACAAGGCGCCCCCAGCGCCGGATGGACGAAGGGGAACGTTGTATGTTCTTTTCTTTTTGTTATTCAATCTCTTTTCTGAGTCCTTTTTTGTACATAGATAATTACATATATATGTCTAAAGGTAAGGAGTCGCATTAATCATTATATAATAATGATTAAGGAGAATACACAGTTGAATTTATTATAAAAAAGACCCGAAAAGTTTAACTAGGTTATAGGATAGTTTAACTAGGTTATAGGATAGTTTAACTAGGTTATAGGATAGTTTAACTAGGTTATAGGTTTACCATCCATCAACATTGTCAAACGGATCTGTAATTTTCAAAGCATCTTCAGCTAATGATTGGTTGTGTTCATTTGGGTTTGGAATATAATCATCATCAATACTAGGTTGTTTAATTCTTTTAATTCTAACTTCTGAAAAATCATTATTTTTAGATACTATAGTGATTAAGTCATGTCCAATACTTAATTCATTCAATAATCTGATAAATAACTTTTTTCTGTTAGTTTGATTTGGGGTTATTACTCCAAGAGCATCTAAAACAAGATCTTGAGAGACTGTGATAATAGGAACTGTATTAAGATGCATCAAAAATTTTCGAAAGAAAATACTTGCATATTCTGTTAATCTATAAAAATTAAAAACAACTAAAGGATCAAGTTCGTTATCTCCGATGATATTATAACCTCCGGTTAAAACATTATGCAGAAATAAAGCGCCTAGTTTATTTTCAAAATGAATTTTATACTTAGTTCCATATTTTTTACCATCTTTTCCCTCATCACCAGAAATTTCTTCAGCACGAAATAATGTATAATAACCATTAGCTATATTACAAGATTGTTGGAAATTTTCTTTTCTAGTTTTTTGATTTTGTGTTTTAAATTCAAAACGACATTTTAATTGACAATTTGAAATTGTTTGTATTGTATTTCTGACTACTGCGGTGTTTGTCTTGAGAAAACATGGTGATTTTAAAACTTCAGAAAGTGATATCTCAAATGTTTTTGTATAAAGTTGAATGATATTTTTCACATTTGGATCTTCAGGAAATTTCTCACGTTCATCAAATCTGTTAATTTCATGTGGATGTTGTAATAAAGGAAATGCTTCTGAAGCCATTGATTCTTTACTATTAAACTTTCTGCCTCTAACTTGTCTAAATTTTGTATCATGAATATCTTTTATTTTGCTAGCTAAAAAATCCATAAATTTGTAACAATTGAGAGTCCATCTTGATCCTGGTGTTGCTTCAAATGCTGGTTTTTTATATACACCTTCTAATTTTTTGCCGCGTTTTGGAATAATTGGATAGAAGCATTTATTCACACTACGCTCTGCAATATACAACATAAGATCTCCTTTCATACTATTCAATATTACTCCATTATTATGTTACGTGAACCAATGAAAATATCTTAAAGAACACAACTCTATATATATTATTTACTAAGATAGTTGTTAGTAGTATTTTTATCGAGTCCGAACAAATTTTAAAAGGAGATATGATGGAAGATATAGTCTATCGTCTGTTTGGATGGAATTCTGATAAATGGGCTGATATTAAAGATGCAACAATCTGTTATAGTATCCTACTTACTGTGGTATTTGCTCTTTTTATACCATGGGTAGTAGGGTGGATTATTATTCTTAGAACAATCCTTTTTTGAAGGGGGTGAGTAAAATGAGGTGGATCCTAGCTACTGCCATAGCGTTACTTTTTTTATATGGTAGTCTTGATGCTGATGATTTACCAATATCAGAACAACTCGCAATTACTTCCTACTTCAGTGCAGAGCTAGACCACGAAATAAAGAAAATGGAATTACAGATTACTTACCATACTGGTTTGTTAAAAATATATACAGACCATTTTGGAGAAGTGATGAATTATAAAGGAACAAAAGAATCACATGAATGTGTTCCGGACTAGGTCGCTTTTTTCTGTTTTCGGAACAAATTATAAAACAGAAAGGAGTATTACGTTATGCCTGGTGTTCAATGTAGTCAGTGTGGTTTATTTCATCCAGCTCTTCCTGAAGGAGAAAAATGTCCGATGGCAAAAGGACCAGTAGGACCTGGTGGACAAGAAGTGAATTTTGACCCACTATTAAGACCACTTAAGAATATTGTCGAAAGTCAAATCACCGCCAAACAGATCAAAGATCATCAAAAGTTGTTCGGCGCTGTGATTGTTGAAATCACAAAATTTTTAGAAGAATATAAGGAGGAATAGAGTTGGATCTCAGCGAGGAACAAGAGCGAATCTGTGATCGGGTGATAAAAAACAAATCTCTATTTACATTTAGACCAAGACAGAAGAATCAAAAACTCCTTACAATTGCAGGATATGCAGGAACTGGGAAAACCTTTCTGATTGCCGAATTAGCAAAAAGAATACGGACGATTAAGATTGGTCGTTTTAAAATAGCTTTCTGTTGTTTTACAGGTAAGGCTTCTTCTGTTTTGAGAAAAAGATTGAAGGAAGCAGACGCTCTTGCTCGAGGTGATTATACTGGCACTATTCATGGACTTATTTATACACCGCGTTATATAGTGGATAAACAAGGTCGTAAAGTCATTGCAGGTTGGCATTTAGCTAAAGAGATTGATGCTGATTTAATAATAGTTGATGAAGCATCAATGGTCAACTTTGAGATCTGGAATGATTTGAAAATGTATGGTGTCCCAATAATTGCAGTTGGTGATCATGGTCAGCTTCCCCCTGTTGGTGATAACTTTAATGTTTTAGAAAATCCAAATCATGTGTTAACTAAGATTCATAGACAAGCTGCAGATAATCCTATTATTCAGTTGTCAATGGATATCAGGAATTATGGTTATATTAAACCAGGTGTGTATTCAAAAGATACTCATAAGGTTTATAAATTTAGTTGGAAATTTGCCGAGACGCAGAGACTTTTTAACAAAATTGCATGGGATAGGAATTATATTATTTTGTGTGGTTTTAATGCGACTAGGGTAAAACTTAACCAAATGATTCGGGATAAATATAAATATACATTACCCGAACCATATCCTGATGAACGAGTGATTTGTCTCAAGAATAATCATACAACAAAAGTGATGAACGGTCAACTTGGGACAATGGTTTGGTTTTCAAGACGAGCTCCAAGAATCTATGAGATGACAATCGAAATGGATGATTTTGGAGAATTTTACACAAACTTAGTTCATAATTGCTGTTTTGGGCAAGATTCTTATGATGGTAGTTATGATGAAATAGGCAGGAAGAAAAATAAAGGAATATTTAAAAGGACAGGATATAAAACCATGGATCTTTTTGATTATGGATATTGTATTTCTGTTCATAGAAGTCAGGGGTCGGAATGGAGTAATGTAGTTCTTTTTGAGCAGTATACAAAACATTGGGATGCAGATTATTACAAAAGGTGGTTATATACTGCTGTCACCAGAGCCAAAAAGAATTTGTTTGTCATTTCAGATTTCTGGTAAGGAGGCTACTGTGTTTACGGTCTTGTTATGGTGTATCGCAAGTTTTGTAGTGTGTTATGCTCTTTATGCTATGAATAAGGCAGCATCATATGGTGAAAGCGTTGAGAAAAAAGGCTGCGTCACAGTGAAAGGAGAGCTGACAATTGAGTGAGAAAGTAATTTCACAACTATCGTTTTTTACAAGTATAATTATTTTCGGGATGTTGTTAATAGCTATCGGAATGCCTTTTGTAAACTTTTTAAAGTGGGCATGGTCGATTAGTAGTTTACTAATGCTATTTTTGGTCTTTTGGGCAAAACACATATATACGGGTTTGGTGCCAGCAGTTCTGGCGATTGCTCTTGGACCGATTGCATTACTTGCAGTTTTGATTTGCGCTATTCATGCTAGATTATTTCCGACTAAGGAGATGGAAGAGCATGTATAAAACGAAAAAAGGATGGGGGTTTCTCCACTCCTTTTTTTGTCTATTTTTTCTCTATGGGTAACAAATAAATAGGTGATAACATGTCAAGACTTATGAAAAGGATTGTCAAAAAAATTAAATCATGGAATGTTGATATTCATGAACAATATGATAGAGATGATGTTGAGATTCTATGTACAAACATGATGATCCTATCATGTTTTGCTGAACAGGGACTTGTAAAACTACTTTTTCATGTTGCTGCAAAACCAGATGAATCAGCTCAAGTTGTGTTGGGTTTAAAAGAGGTTAAAGGTGTTGAGCAGATTGCGATTACTGATCTATTTATTTATGTTGATGACTTGACGAATATTATCACAGGTGATGATGCCATAGAAGCTTTTGAACATTCGATAAAATCTAATATTATTGGTGAATTTGTAAGTGAACAAGAGCAGTTGCATTTTCTAGCATCATGTCAAGATTTACCAGAATGCTAGAATATATGAACGGAGGAATTTGTGAAGATAGAGCAAGCATTGTGGGTTGAGAAATATCGACCAAGAAAATTTGAAGATTTGGTTCTACCAGAAGCTCATAAAGAGCAAATACATAGATACATTAAAACTAAAGAAATACCAAATTTATTAATGAGTGGTCCGCCTGGTGGTGGTAAAACTACTCTCGCAAGAATTATCACGTCAAAACAAGGTGTATTACAAAATCCAAAAGATAATACACTTGTTATTAATGGTTCAGCAAAAGAAACAAGAGGTATTGATTTTGTTGATAAAGTTGTTGAACCATTCCTCAAAATCCCACCTGCAGGAAAAGATCGGTGGAGAATCGTCTTTATTGACGAGGGTGATTACCTCACAGATTCAGCATTTAGTTCTCTGAGAGGAGTTATTGAGAAGTACCAAGTTAAATATGGTCGATTCATAATTACTTGTAATTATCTTTCCAAAATTCCAGAGCCTGTGCAGAGTAGATTTACCCCGTATATTTTTAAACAAATACCTGTTGAATATGTCCAAAAATATTGTTTCAAAATGTTGGACACAGAGGGTATTAAATATGACGAGGGAGATGTAAAATTTGTCATTGATGGGTTATATCCCGACGTCAGACGCGTTATTGACCACTTACAACAGAGTTCTATAAGAGGTCGATTAAAGGTTAATAAAAAATCAGTGCTCACGTCTGAGCGCGTTTTAGTAAGTTCGATGATTGAAATATGTAGTTATATTAAAGCCGGTCAAATGCACAAGATTAATAAAGTGGTCGGTGTTATTACGAATTTATTGAATGAACATGATTTGGAGTTTAGAAGTGTATACAACCAACTATTTTTCAACAAAGATATTAACGTTGCTGCGAAGATTGTTATTAACAAGTATGCGAATTCACATAAAGATTGCCTCGTGCCTAGTATGCACTTCATGGGAATGGTCCTCGAAGTCATCCAAGCGCTCGGTCAGTACACGAAGGCGGCGAAAGGTAAATAGGAGCAGAGTGGAGAAAAAATGGAACAATTTATGATTGTCCCACCTTATTCAAAAAATGAGTGGGCAAGAGTGGAATGTTTGAAAGTTGCTAAAGCGATGTTTGATGGCAGAGGACATCACCCAAGTGAAGTGGTGAGTCTTGCTGAGAAATTTGCAGATTTTGTGTTGAGACCATCTGATTATGAAATGGAACAACATATTAACAGAAAGAAAGGAAAGTGCGGACCAAAACCTCCGCCAGGATAACGATGGGTAATTTTCTTGAAGCAACGGAGAGAAGAAGAGCAGAAAAATTACACAACTTTGCAAAAAGATATCAGGACCTTACGAAAACTGTTGAATGTAAGGCGTGTGGTGGAACTGGTTTGACTGGAGTTACCAAACTCAACAATGGACAAGGACATTCGTGGAACGGAGAATATTGTCCTGTTTGTTCTGGTACAGGTTATATTGATTTTCGAGATGACCAACTTTATGCAATTTGTGATCAATGTGGAGGTTCTGGAGGTAGCAGGACTGCCGCCTGTACAAAGTGTGATGGTAAAGGAATTTTGGATTGGGTTGAAGCAAGGCGAGCGGGAGTCAATGCGGGTATTTGCGGCGGAGACCGTAAAGAAGAAATGGAAGAAAGTTTATTGTTGACCTTTCCAAAAGAAGAATGACAAAGGGGACTAAGATACTGAACATTATAAAAATACCTCGTAACGGAGTGACAGATGAGACTCCCAAAGTATATCGAACATGTGTTGAACCCGCTCCACATTTTTTGTAGATTGCGCGATTTGGGTATTAATCCAAAGAAATCTATAAAAATCGCAAAAATATATGACAAAACAATCTTTAACCTCCTAAGACATTTGAACGGTATTGAAAACTATCGAAGTATTGAATATAATAAGGCGAAATGTAATAACAATAAAAAGAATGGAGAAAACAATTGTCAGTAGGAATCTATGAAGACGAATTTATTGAATACTTGCGAGACCACCTTGGAGATCCAATAAAAACAACTCCAAAAAATATCGTTTGTCGTTGTCCTTGGTGTGAAGCAGGTCAAGATAAAGGTCACTATCATTTATGGATAAGCATAGAAGCTCCTATTTTTCATTGTTTTCATGCTGGTTGTGAACAAAAGGGAACTATAACAAAATTATTAAGGTATATTAGTGGAGCAGACCCTGATAAATTTGTTAATAAAGAACTTGTTAAAGCCAACGTTAAAAAACGGTTGGAATTTGACAGGAATGTTATTCGTCCGACAGAAATTAAAACTCCACCATTAAATGAAAATATTTTTCAGTATAAATATCGATATATTCAACAACGCTTAAAATTTGCAAATGTTAGTATTCCGAGTATTAAAGGATTGGTGTTTGATATAAATGCTTTTATTGCAATGAATGATATTGCAGTAGATGAACAACTATTTAGAATCAAAGATTTTCTACAAACAAATTTTGTTGGGTTTTTAACAGAACACGGCTCAGTCCTCATTTTAAGAAATATTGATCCTCAATCATCCTTCCGATATTATAAACTTAGAGTCCAATCATCTAAGTTCCTCGATTATTATAAACTTCCCAGTACGAAGAAATTTTCTAGAGATGTGGTTCTTGCTGAGGGAATTTTTGACATATACGCCGAACATATTTTTGACACAATAGACATGAAAAGTCAGAGTTGTTTATATGCTGCTGGACTTTCAACGTCGTATCATGCTTTAATAAAAAGTATTGCATTTCATGAATCAATATTTCGTGTCAATGCTCATATTTTATCAGATAGGAATGTTGATCTTGATTACTACAAAAAGATTAAACATTACAATAAACATATTATAGATACGATTACTGTCTATTACAATAAAATGGGAAAAGATTTTAACGACACGCCTGTTGTTGTAGAGAAGTTCATAATTTAGGAGAGGAAATTACCAATGATGATTCAGGAACGGATGAAAGAAATTTTTCAAAAGACAATCAATACAAATTTGAGGTATACGGGTGATCTCGAAGATATCAATTACTTTAATTTGTATTGTAAAGCAGCATCGGATGATCATGTATTTAAGATATTGGGTGCTAATTTTTATATGCTCAATTTTACATATGAAGGTGATGATTCTGTATTAATGGTCTTTTCAATACCGATTAATTCGGACTCTGGTACGAAGCATATTGCAGAACGTGTTATGGAGATTATTGAGAATACAGAGCAGTGTTTTGTTACATTGGATTATTCAAATTCAATGGAAAACAAAGATGACAAGTTTGTTTATGTAACAATAGTCAAAAAATATAACGAGGAATTTGTACAATCTTTAACAAGAGAAATTGCACAAATACAAAAGAAGAAAAAGAGAAAAATGAAGAAAAAGGAGAGGGAGGTGAAGAGTGAGAAAAAAGCGAGCGAGAATGATACTGGATCTTGTAGCAAAGAAGGATCCGAAAGTTCTAGCGACAATCAAAAGAGTTAAAGGTGAACTAACCTTTTCACAAATGAGTGGAACAGGTGTGTATAAGTGTGCGAAAGAGCTGTGGCCTACCCACGGTAAACAAGATGGATGGGGAAAATAGAAAGGAGATTGTGTAATGGAGCAAACTATTAATTTGGATGCTGAAAAATTTGACGAATTGTTGAGATGTTTGTCTGTGTTGAGAGAACATTGTAATGATGCAGATATTCGTGAAGGTATTGTCCGCCAACGAGCAAATGAAAATACCTCTGTATTTGAGATTGACCTGACGCCTTTGGTTGGTGATATAACAATTCCATTTTCTGGTTTAAAACAAAAACTCGACTTACTTAAAATGTTTTCTGAACAAGAGGTTGAGATTACAGTTGATGTGCCTGAGGGAGAAAACGGATCATTTTCATTTTCAGATCAATATTCTGTATTGAGATTTGAAATGCCAGATCTTGATTACATGGATAATAAATTTATACCTGAAGAGGAGATGGCAAACATTTTTGCAATGAATGATGAGGATCTCATACTCAGTGCGGATATTTCCAGTTTCATTTCTGACAGAATGCGTATTGTATCTGCTGGTTTTAGTGTCAATACGGTACAAGTTGATGTAGAAGGTGAAGAAGCCTCAATATATGCGAAGACTCAATCTGGAGATCAGTACGCCAAATTTCTAGAGGGTCTTGTTACTGACAAGGTTTTGCAATGCTCTTCGCATATGGTTATTACACCGTTTATTATTGACCATGACGGAGATATTGCATTTCAAATGTTTAATGTCCAACCAAATGTATCAGCAAATAAATTCTCTACGACCATTGCTGATATTGATATTAATTTGTATACCCGTTCTGCTTTGGTCGATACAGGAGAAGATGCGGAGGAGTAATGCCGTACTATAAATGTAATGATTGCCACCATGAGTGGGAAGGTACTGATAACATGCGAAAATGTGACTGGTGTGGCGGCCAGTCACATGTTTTAGAGGAGGTGACTCCGTTTGAAAAATTTGTTAAGAAACTTGCCGATAATCCCGAAATCTTTTTCCAAAATATGGGAGTCAGCGAAGAAAAAACGTAATGTAGATGTTACAACAGACAACAAGGAAATTGTTGTCACAACAAAAAAGATTATTTGGGGCGACTGGCGGGATTGGTTTTTTGATGAAGAAGATAAGCCACCAGAGCCAGAGGTTCATCACACTGAGGTAAAACTTTATTTAGATGAGTGGTTGATTTGTAAAACAGAGGTTCCAATTAACTTTGAGACTATCAAATTCAATTTAGAGATTCCTGTTAAGAAAAGTATGGAGATAGAGGAAGTCACAATCGAAATACCTGAGATGGGAATGCGGAGAACGACAGGGTTTGGTAGAGGTAAAGTGTTTATAGGACCAGGCGATACTATTAGATTAGACCATGAACTAAGAATGGAGACGTAATGCACCCGTCATCAATATTAAGCTACTATCCAACATACTCTTTGTTGGACGAGATAGTGTCGTATGGAGATTATGACACTCTCAACATATACATGGATTTGAAAAACAATTTACAAACGTTGTATATGGAGCATACCATCAAAAATATTGTGGAAAATACTATTAGATCTAATGTCTCTGATAGTTCAATTTTTTCTGCAATTATTTCTTTTTTAGCCTTCCACAAACTTTACGCCATTAAACGACAACTCAAAATAAATATTTTTATTTTCTTTGAGACTGGAACCTCAGTATATCATACTAACATTAGAAAGAAGTATAAAATATCCAGAAGGATAGATGATCTATATGGTTTAGAGAGAGAAAAGAGAGAATTATTTTTTGATGTATGTCAGAAAAACCTAAAGTTGGCTGAGAGAGCATGCAACAAACTTCCAAACATAAAGTTGTTTCGTTTGCAACATCTTGAAGCCGACTTTATTCCGTACTACTTGATTAGTAGAAATCTAGTTGACAAGAGCGATAAAACTGCACATGTTGTATATTCAAATGATCATGATCTGCTTCAGTGTTTGACTGCTGGGGAACATGTATATATGTTTCAGAAAGCTTTTAAGACAAAAAGAATTGTCCGGAGAGGACAAGGAATGAAATCGTGTCTTAAAATTGACAACCCACACCCAGATGATTACATACCATTTGCTATGGCAATTATGGGAGACTCTGGAGATGATGTGGATGGTGTAAAAGGTGTTGGTCCAAAACGAGCTTCTGACATGCTAGAAAAAGCTGTAAATATGGTTGGTGGTATGGATCAATTGTATGATATGATCATGGCTGAAAAGCCAATTTTTGATCTTACTGGCTATCGAAACTCGAACAAATATCTAAATAGTGTTATTCAAGAAGAACAGGCTAATTCGCTTATTTCAGAAAATATGCGTTTAGTTTCGTTCGAGCTACTGTCAAGACATTTAGATGATCCAAGTAGTGTCGAGATGGTGAAACGGCGAAAACAAGTGAGAGATATTGTCCAAGATTGTAGTATTGCACCATGTCAAGCAATTAAGGACGCATTGAATCAAATGAACGTTACAATTATAGAGGAGGATCTTGACACTATATACTTCGGAACATAAGAGAGGTATGTATGTTAAATCAAAGTCGGGTCCTTAATTACATCAAAGACCATTTAGGCTTTCCATTCCAACAATTGGAGCTGACTGACGAGAATATTCTTGAATTTGTCGAGACATATACGTTGAGGGAGTTTTCATATTATATTCCTGATGTAAAAAAGATGAACCTGAACTTACTTTTAGAGACTAATCAAGTTCCAGGAAGAGTGAATGAATTTTATCTGGAAGAACCAGAAGGACTGGAAATTCTAAATGTTATTGAAGTATACTGGACGTTAGGACATCATATTCTACATGGTCACCCACCCCTAGGTCCGATGAGTCATGGTGAGTTAGAATCATGGGCATTAAGTGTTTCACAATCAATGGATGTTATGATGCATTCTTCATATGATAAAACATATGAATTTGAACATCCAAATATTATTCGTATTTCACCAATAAATCCATCACATGATACATCCGTTACAGTGGAATATGAAAGAGTGCAACCACCTGACTATCGCGGCATTCCGAATGATCTACAATTATATTTTTGTAAATACGCCCTTGCAGATATTATGATTAAACTAGGGCGCATTCGTAAGAAATACGCTGATGGACAAATGAGAACTCCGTTTGGAGAAATACCAATATCAGCAGATATTTATGAAGAAGGTAAAGAATTAAAACGAGAAATGGAAGAAATATTCAAACAAACATATTTACCAAATGTGACAATTGAATTCGGGTAAGGAGTGAGGATGCCAAGTTATCAAGATAAGGAGTTTTTTGTCGGTATTGACCCATCACTTACTGGAAATGCAGTGGTGATTATAAATGACAAAGGGGAATTGATTCAAGAAAAATTAATCTCAACTTATAAAGAATGTTATCTCTGTCCTGAGCAGAGAATTCTTGATATATTCAATGATGTAAAGTTTATTGCTAATATTAGAAAGCTACACTCTGTGTGTATTGAAGGATTATCATATATGTCGGCAAGTCCGACACTTTTTGAACGATGTGCATTGTTGTATTCAATGACAATGTTTATGTTTGATCGAGATATAAAATACAAAGTTGTGCCGCCAATGACTCTAAAGAAATTTGTTACAGATAATGGACACGCGAAAAAAGATCAAATGATGGAGTCAATCAGAACTAGATGGGGAATCGATTTTAAAGATGACAATTTAGCAGACGCTTATGGTCTTGCTAGACTGGCATTGGCGGATCGGAGAAACGGAGATGTTAAATAACTATTTATCAATTATTCAGCTTGAGGTTGCTTATGTTGGAAATCTTGGGTTTGAGGAGATGGTCCGGTTTTACGAAAGGGCAACTCCAGGTCAAGCGAGAATGATGGATAGAATTGCAAATACAGGAAATTGGAAAGCAGCTAAAGCGTTAATTAAAATGGTCCTTAAAGTTTCATTAAAGCGTGTAACAAAAGGTGCTGTATGAAACTTGATTTAATAACTTCAAAAACAATTAAGAAGGTTCCTTTAAAAGAATTAACTAACCTTCATTATAGGACACATCAGTTATATACTGTTGCAAAAAAGCATGATAATAAAGTGTTGTTGAAATTACTCAGACAAAAACATGCTGTTATTGTTGAGGAAATGAAGAGGCGTGGGATGAAACACAACAGTCCACTTGGTTCAAATGTTTCGGAAGCTATCAAAGTACGACCTGGGACTAAAACAACATTTGTTGTACATGATCATCTAGCCTTGAGAGCTGGTAAACATCAAGATTTGAGAATTCGTGTTGCATCGGATAAGTGGGATTCATTTGCAGTTCCAAAGGGTGTTCCTTTAAAACCTGGGACAAAGGTTCTTGCAATCAAAACCCATGCCCATTCAGATAAAGAAGCTTTATTTGTTGGTAAGATTCCGAAAGGAGAATATGGTGGCGGAACACTGAAAGTTTTTGATGAAGGTTCGTGTATTGTTGAAAAATATTCTCCGGCACATATAGCTGTTAGTTTACAAGGAAAAAAGTTAAAGGGTTTATATCACCTAATAAATACTGGTGTTGCAAGAGGTGGACAATATAAGCAGCAACACTACATGTTATTTAAAGGAAAAATATCATGAATCAAATAACTGAAATGAAACAGAATCTTACTGAATTGTTTGTTAAATTAAAAACAATTATTGATTTGGAATCGCCACAAAGAGAGTATCAAATGTTAAGATTGGCGATAATTGCTGAATATGATGCTGCAAATCTCTATGAAAATATGGCACATTTTTGTCAGGATGAGAATGTGCGTCGTGTTCTTTTAGATGTAGCTAAAGAAGAAAAGGAGCACATTGGAGAGTTTGAGTATTTGTTAGAATCGCTTGATACAGAACATGAACCCGCAGAGGAAGAGGGAGAGGAAGAAGTCAAAGACTTGATAAAAAGAAGAGAATAAGAAATAGTTTGAAGCGCATGGAGGAACAGTATGAATCTAGTTAGTTAAGAAACTATTCTGAATTAACCGAACAAAATACAAATTACGTGAGATTAAGGAGAATTTATATGAAAAAGGTCAAAATGACTGACAATGCGATCCAAGTTGCAACAAGCAGATACTTCATGGAAGGAGAGGATTGGGACGCATGTTCCCTGAGAGTTGCTAGTGTAATTTCAACACCCGAAGTTAAGAGACAACATTATATTGAAAAATTCCATGAAATGATACATAATATGGATTTTCTACCCGGAGGTAGAATCCTTAGAAATTGTGGTCGTCCCCGAGGATCATTATTTAATTGTTATCATCTCCCGGTTGGTGATAGCATTGAAGAAATAGGTCAGTTAATTAAAGATTCTTTAATACTCTGGTCAGAGGGTGGAGGAGTTGGAGTTAATTTTACTCCATTAAGACCAAAAGGAGACAAGATTTTTGGTAAAGGTGGAGAGTCTTCAGGTCTTGTAAGTTTTATCCAAGCAACAGATGCTGTAGCCGATACCATTGAGAGTGGTGGAAGCAGGAGAGCTGCAGCTATTGCACATGTTGATGTATCACACCCAGAAGTTGGTGATTTTATTGACGCAAAGTTAGTTGATGGTAGAATTTCACATTTCAATATATCCGTTTCTGTAAATGGTAAATTTCTAGAAGCAGTTGAGGCGGACGATGATTGGGAATTCAAATTCAAACAGAGAAGTTATGGTAAAGTAAAAGCAAGAACTATTTGGCAGAAAATTGTGTCAAACATGGTCAAGTGTGCTGAGCCTGGTTTACTCAACTGGGATAATTTTCAAAAGAACAATTCATATTATTTTGAACCTGTATTAGGAACAAATCCATGTGGTGAAACAACTCTTGGACCGTATGGTGTTTGTGACCTTGGTTCTTTAGTTTTACCAAATTTTATTACCGGTAAAGTTAATACAAACTGGCAAAAACTTGAACGGACAATTAAACTTGCAGTTCGTTTTTTAGATAATGTTATTGATGTAAACAAATATACTCTTAAAGATATTGACATCAATGCTCATAAATCAAGAAGAATTGGTATTGGTATTCTTGGATTAGCGGAATATCTTTTTGCTAAAAAACTACGCTATGGAAGTGAACGAGCCTGTGCAGAAATCGAGAGATTAATGCAATTTATCCGCAACGCTTGCTACACCGCTTCAATTGAACTCGCCGCTGAAAAAGGTTCCTTTCCAGCATTTGACCCAATTCAACACAAGAAAGCATCTTTCGTTAGAAAACTTCCCGCCAGAATCAGAACTGATATTAAAAATTATGGTATTAGGAACACTACATTGATGGCCCTTGCTCCAAATGGGACAATTTCACTTCTAACGGAATATACGGGCAGTGGAGAACCACTATTCGCGAAAGCATATATGAGGCACGATCGAGTAGGTGATCGAATGTATGTCCACCCAATCTATGAAAAGCTCCTACAATCAGGAGAAGAAATTCCAGATTGGTACGTTGACGCATTCGATTTGTCACCTACAGACCATTTCGAGGTCCAGGTAGCGCTCCAAAAATATACTGACGGATCCGTTTCGAAGACAATTAATCTTCCTCATGACACAACGGACGATGAATTGAGCGCATTACTACTAGAGTATATTACGGACTTGAAAGGAGTTACAGTTTATAGAGATGGTTGTCGAGACGGACAACCTTTGAACAGAGTCTCTGAAGAAGACGCAAGAGAATATCTACTCAGTAAGAATGGAGTAATTGAGATGACGAGGACGGAAGCTGACGTCCAATGTGCAACGGGTTCATGTGAAATATAAAAGGCGACTCTAGACGCAGAGTACATTTCAAAAACAGGAGGAAATTTTTAGAATGAAGATTTTTAAGGCATTAAGTATAATCGCAGTTATTGCTGCTCTTATGTTCGCAACACCGGTTTTGGCTGAAGTACCAGATTCAGGTAATCCTGGCAAAATTGGTTTTGGATTTCATACGCTGAATTCAACAGAAGATAACTATATGGGTGTAAGCATCCGAGGCTGGACAGACGGCTGGTTCGGTGCAGAAGGAAATTTTTATTACTCAAATACAGAAGTAAAAGATGAAACCGGTATACAATCTGATGGTGATCTTGCTCTTTACGGTGTTAAACTCATGGCTGCTCCAGTAAGATCGGAACAATCAAAGTTCTATTTCTTTGGTGAAGGTCTATGGGGGAAAGTTGATGATATTTCAATCTCTGACAAAGCAGACGTCACAACATATGGTGCTGGTTTTGGATTTGAATGGAGCTTTGCGGGCGTCCCTGAACTCGGCTTTGATATTGAGACTGGATATTATCTAACAGATACAGATGGCACGATTGAGATTGACAATGAAGATCAACAAATCATGGTTGGTTTTGGTGTACATTATTACTTCGACTAGACTATAATTTTTTTACAAAATCTCTGCGTCTAGAGGAGTCTTTTGTAGAATAGGAGAATGAATTATGAATAAAATGGATGAATTGAGAAATTGGGTCAAAACTGACCTTTGTCGTTTCGTCAACTTTGACGAAGCAGTGGAGGATGTTGCAGGTCATGGAAACAATGAGGAAACAAAATGGGTTTTCGCGTTGTATACTGACAATTATGTGTATCGTTTTGTTGCATTGGACAAGTATGATCATCCCGGGTATCTTGGATGTCAGGTCTCTTCTAGAAAACCTAGAGCTGGAGAGGATTGGACCAGAGGAAGAGATCTTCCAGATGGACATTTTAATCGTAAAACATGGGAAAAAATCAAAAACGATATGTTAGGGTTTGAACTTGTACAACTCGCAAAACGTACTAACGAGGCCGCAATAGAAGGTCTTAAAGCAATGAAACAGTTGGAGGAATCAGTATGCTCGTGTTAAAAGAAGGAGAAGCATGTCCGCATGGACAGACGTGTCCATATAATAAAACAGGATCTTGTTTTGGTGCAAGACGAGATAGATTAACTCAATTTTCTTGTGAATATGTACAAGGCGGAAAGATTGTTGAGGGCGGTTCACAAAGAAATCCTCATGATGTGACAGGTAAGATGCAAGTCCTTACTGAACAAATATAAGGGGTTAATATGAATGATGAAATTAGAGATCCTAATGTAGAAATTTTAGATAGCTTGCTTAGTGAATTTAAAGAACAACGAGACGCCATCAAAGCTATGATTACGGATCTTGATGCTATCAAAACAAAAGTAGACAGTCTCTTTCCTCAGAAAATGGATCAAAGATTTATTAGAATTTTTGAAGAAAAAGTTAAAGCAGCGACAGGTATATTTAACACATTGCTTGATATGAGGAAAGAAATAACTAAAAGTCTCAAGGATGAAATTGAACTGAGACGAAGACTATTAAAAGACGATCTTGGTGAAGCTGAATCTCTAGAAGAACTTTTTGACATTCGAAAAATCGCCAAGAAAGTAGAGAATTTTCAAAAACGGACGGATGAATTGAAACAAGACGCCGCGTAGGAGGCTTGAATGAACGTCGAAAAAGCAGAGACTGAAGAGGTTGCTCAAGAACCTGTTAAACCTGAAGAAGTTTTAAACAGTGTAAAACTGAGTGATAAAGAACCAGAAAAGAAAACAGAAGCTCAATCATTATATGAAGAGTTTAGTGATTTTCTTGAAGTTAAAGCAGATATGTCTTTTGATACAGGAGTCAAATTACTTGTCCCAACAGGAGTTGATGTATTAGACGCCATTTTGGGTGGTGGTTTTCCGGTTGGTGCTTTGAGTATCATTGTTGGAACTCCTGGTAGTGGTAAAAGTATGTTAGCTATCAAAACCATTGCTGCTGGACAGGTGCAGTATGAGAAATTTCTCGCTTCATTTTTGGATTCGGAGGAAGCAACCACAACATTGAGATTAGCAAATCTTGGTGTAAAAAATCCAAAAATTAAACCATATACAGATATCACAGTTGAAAAAGTTTTTAAACATCTTGAAACATTGTGTTTATTTAAAGAACAGAAGAAAATTCCTGAGATTCCTTCAGTATGTGTATGGGACTCAATTGCAAATACATTGAGTGAAAAAGAGCGACAGGTTGACGATATCAATTCTGTTATTGGTTATAAAGCTCGAATGCTATCTATTCTCGTGCCAAAATATGTAGCAAGATGCGCTCAGTACAATATATGCTGGTTGGCTGTAAATCAGTTGAGAGATCAGCTCCAGATAACTCAGTTTGCTCCAGCAAAAGATCTCAGATTTATGTCTACTGGCAAAAGTATGCCAGGTGGAAATATTTTGAAATTTAATGCTTTTACATTACTTGAAATGAAAGCAAAAAGAGCATTAGATCCAGCCAAGTATGGTTTTGATGGAATCATTGCTTCAGCTAAAACTGTAAAGTGTAAACTCTTTCCGCCAAACATTGAAGTTGAATTAGTTGGTGATTTTGTCAGGGGGTTCTCAAATTTCTGGACAAGTTACAATTTTTTAGCGCAGGAAAAACGACTCCAAACTGGAGCTTGGAATTTTCTAAAAAATTATCCTGAAAAGAAGGTCCGCACGAAAGACGCGAAAATTACATATCAAGAAGATGAAAAATTCAGACAGAAGTTTGACGAAGCAGTTGCAGAGTGTATAAATACAGAATTGATAGAGAAATATAATCCGGAGATATAAAATGATCTGCGGTTATGGTTGTGGGAGAGAAGCCAAATTTCCTCCAAGAAAAGGAATGACAAAATGGTGTTGTTCTGAACATTTTACTCAATGCCCTGCGAAAAGAACTACAGGATCTACAGCTTGGAATAGGGGTTTGACAAAAAAGATAGATCAAAGAGTTTTATTATATTCAGAAAAAAGAAAAGGTCAGAAACCTTGGAATAAAGGATTGACGAAAAATACAGATGATAGAGTTCTACAAGCTAGTAGAAATATTGAGAAAAGAGAAAAGTTGGCAGCAGGATGTAAAATTAAAACTAAAATACATAGAATTATACTGAAGCGAGAAAGTAAAATTCGGAAAGAATTGTTTATAGAAAAACTAATCAAGACAAAGAAAGGTTCAAAATATAAACGTATAGCATATCTATCAAAAAAATACCCACTTGCTTTTCAGAAACTAAACATATATCAGAACAAGAAGAATATTTTATTAGCTGAATGTAAAGTTTGTGGAAGATATTTTGAGCCAAAATATGATCAGTTGTATTATGCACTTTATCGTACACAACATAATTTTCGTTGTTTTTTGTACTGTTCAACAAAATGTAAACTGCATGATCCAAAATACTTAAAACGGAATACTGATATTGAATATAAACAATTTACAGAATATGTTCGATTAGTAGAAAGATTTACTCGAAGATCTATACGAAAACATAAAGACAAAATACTAAACTTACAACTTCGTGGTGTTGAATATCACTTAGATCATAGACTTTCAATATTTGATGGGTTTCACCAAAACATCTCTCCAGATATTATTGGTGGTTGGAAAAATTTGGAGATTATCCCTGCCTTAAATAATTTAAAGAAAAACAGAAACTCAAATGTTACATTATCAGAAATTAAGTAACCAACTTCAGTCAGATTTAAGAACAAATTATAAACTGAGAAATACGCTACGAACTGAAATTATGGAGGAGAATTACTATGAATTCAATGTCTGAAGTTTTGAAAGATTATGTGGAAGATACTACTAAGAAGCTCGTGGATAATGCAAGAGAAGTTTCTGTCTCTGTGGTTGTCTCTACAAAATCAGTTATTATTCAAATTAAAACAGCTAAAACGGATTGTGGAAAAGTTATTGGCAAGAGAGGTAGAACTGTCGAGGCAATAAAAATATTAGTATTAGCAATTAAAAACACACATTTTCCTGATGATAATAGAAGAGTCTCAGTTGAAATTATCGAGGATGAAATGTCAGATTTTAGTTATAGAAACAAGGAGGAATAATTACCATGTTAACCAAAGAGTCCAAGATTAAGGTTCTGGAAAACTTCTACGCACTTGACTTCGCTTTCTTCGGTAGACCGTTGAGAGAAGTAGAATCATGTTGTGAGGCTCTTGCTGAAGATTACCTGTCGGTTAAGGGTGCTGTATTGTCCGTCATGATCGAAATGTATAAGTTGGTTGAGCATATGCCTGAGCCGGTTGAAGAGAAAGTTGATAGTGCACAACTTCTCAGTTCTGCAAAAGACAGAGCAAAAGTCGCAAGAGAAATGTCTCACAAACTTGTATCTTCTGAAAAGGGTCGCGCAGACATTAAGGCTGAACTCCGTGAAGCCATCGAAGAAGACAAAGAAGTTGATATTAATGCAGTGGTTGAGTCCAAGATCAGGGAAAAAGCCTTCCGTCTTGCTTGTGACCACCTTCTCATAGCCTCAACCATTACAGAGTCTATCAATTATACAGAACTCAATGAGTGGTCAGGCAGAATCATTGAAGATTCTTACAAGATCCTAAGAGACAGCCTTGTTGATAGCGCTCTGTTAATTTTAGGTGAAATGTAAACTGAATGCCACAAAGTGAATACGCTAAATTAGTCGAATATCTAGAATCACATCAACAACAAGAGCGCGTTGTTTCTCAAGTCAAAGAAGAGAAACAAGAAAAAGTCGTTGCAGATAGTACTAAAAAATTGTTAGAGGAATGTTCGGAGAAGATCCACGCGGACATTCCTCTAACTAAATCAACTTTCGAATCGAAAGGCTTCGACGTTTCTAAGTTTGAGTCTTTGATGAGATCGCGTCTTATCGACGGTCACAAAAAGAGTCAAACTTATGAACGTCCTTATGTATCCGTTACCGAGTTAACATCCTGTGTTAGAAAGAATTATTATGTCAGGATGAAGTATCAGATAGATATCGAAAAACAATATCAATTCGCTTATCTCTATCTTATCAATCAAGTCGGTAATACTGTTCATGAAGTAGTTCAAAACCTCTATGATCATACAGAGGTTGAGAAAACAATAGTAAGTGAAAAATTTCAAGTAAAAGGTAGAATTGACGGTATACGTGATCACTTTTTGTTAGAATATAAAACTATTGACAAGAAGAAATTTAAGAATAAGTATATTGAAGATCATTATGTTCAAGGGAATATTTACGCGTATATTCTCAATACAGAATATAATTATTCTATCAAAACTGTTACTGTAGTTTACTTTACAAGAGATCTAAAGGGCGTATATCCTTTTGATATTCCTGTAAATCTACAGAAAGCAGAACTGTATTTGAAACGGGCGCCCATCTTGTTAACTAGTATAGCAAGAAAATCCGTACCGGAGCCGTTGGGCGCTACTAACGAACACTGTAAATGGTGTCCCTATCGTTCATACTGTGAAGAGGATCCTACAGAGTTGTTACAACCTTTTAATGAAAAGAAAAAGGTGAAAAAGAAATCCGTCTTCTTGTTGTAGGAGGAAATACTTAAAATGATAATTACATTCCCAATGCTAACATCTCAAAATATCTCAGGCAATGTCCTTCCTGGTATCTGTAAAATGCTTGAAAAGTATGTTATTGTATATCAGATGGATAGAATTTTAAAAAATGCTAGAAAAGTAGCAGATATGGAACGAGTTGGTTCCTCTCTAAGACTGCTTGAAAAATCTGATAAAACCATTGCTCCTAAGATTGGTCCGATTAATATTCCACTGGGTGGTGGTAAAACTGACAAACCAGATGTTGCAGGTCCGCCGAAAATTGACCAGGCTTTAGCATTGGAACCTACGTGGGTAAAGGTCGAATTGAAAGATGGCTTTGGAGTATTGGGAGTTAAAATAGTGCCATATCTTGTTGAATCAAAAGAAGATATTATCAAGCTAATGTTACAAGATATGAACATGGGTTTCTGGAAGAAATCTGTATCAAAATGGCAGAGAGCTGCAGTTAGAAGATTATGGACGGTTATCAGGGGTGTTGGGAAACAAGTTGGGTATAAAGGTGGGGCATTAACAGGAGACCCAAGAAAAGATGTATTGTTTGCAAAGACGGAACATAGACATAACATTTTCACATTAGTTAATATGGTGGATTTACAAGATTCGGAATCATTTCTAAAGAATACAGGCGGTATTAGAAAGTTATATTCTCTTGGTTGGAGATCTTTTATTATCGCTGATGACGTAAATAGACAAGCACATTTTTGTTTGCAACAATTTAGAGGAATGTGTTCTATGATTCCTTATAGTTTTATCTATTCTTCTCTTGGTGTTGGGCATCATAAAGTATACGAAGATTTGGAAGATGTTCGAAAGACAGGAAGCGCTATTTTTAGAATGAAGGGAAATGTTCGAAAGATTTTTGGGGAGTCAGAATGTGTTGATTTAAGAGATGCAGAAGAACTCCAGGAAATTGAAATGTTGACAGAAAATTTCCAAAATATGGCTAACAGGATGAAAGCTAGCTTTAATAGTATGTTTGCTGGTTTGAACGTAGCTGAAAGATCAAAAGATTCTAAGAAATTTCTAAAAGTACTTTCTCGAGTTCCGAGTGTAGATCTTACCAAAACATTTTCTATTGCACAAAAAATATCACCACCAGATTTTAAACAAAACTTTGAAATGGCTAAGCGAGTTTTTGCTAATTCCCTCAAGGCTCCAAAAAATCTAACAGATTCTGTTGCATGTATTATAGCCTTTGGGTCATCAAGAGCAGAAGATCCAAAAAAAGCTAATGTTCAGGGTATTAAACAATTTGTGCAATATGCGCGATTATCAGCAAGTGTGAACTTTGATACAGGTGATTGGAGTATACCAGGAGCTCCAGATCCCGATGTTGCAGCGGGTAAAGGTGAAATATGGTTGTTTCAGATTGGTAAATGGATTGCAGCAGCTGTAAAATTTTCCGCAGGTCTGTTTACCGCAGTAGGTAACTTAAAAATAAATGATAAAGAGACTATTGGTGAAGTCATCCAGAAAGCGTGGGTTTGGTGTAAGAAACACGACATACTTGCCGGGGTTATATTTGTTGCTCTTGCATTTATTATTTTAGCTTATCTTTGCAGGAATCAGTAAAATGGACGATATAAGGATTGACTCAAACGTTGAGAATTTGGAGTTGTATAGTGATCAATATCCTTTCCGTCTGGCACTAAAAATTCGTAATTTTGAAAGCGAGGCTGAATATAAAAAGTTTATTAGAAATTGTGAAAGATTAATTCGAAGCTGTATTGAGTATAAACAGTGGAAGAATTATATTATTGACGTCCTTGGTGTCAACACTTGTATGATTACAGATGAAAGGATTGATGAATGTTCTATTGAAGTTCATCATCATGTTCCATCACTATATGTTTTGACTAGTGCACTAATCAATAAGAAAGTTGAGATGGAAGAGGAGTTTTCTACTTTTGATATTGCTCAAGAAGCAATTGAATTGCATTTCAAAAATAAGATTGGTTATGTGACACTTATTAAAAGTATGCATGAGAAATTTCATAAAGGATTTCTAAATATTCCAATTAGTCTCCTTCGTGGCGACTATGAATATTTTATCAGGGAATATAGCGGATATGTTGACGATGAAGATATGGATGTAATTCATCGAAGACTATCTATCGAAGAAAGCAACTGTGGGTGGTCAAGAGGTGAATACCCCAGTTCAGACCTAGCTGAGGCTCATGGTTAATGATTACAATTGATAAGGAAGCAAAACAAAGGATACGACACCCTCTAGAATTAGATAATATGGCTGAGAGGTTAAAGACGTCATCCGGGTATTATACGTTTACTTCCCCATCATTGTGGGTTATAGAGAAACATTTGTTTTATCTCCTCAAAAATTCTGTTCAGAAAGATTTTGATCCAAAATATATCATGCGCCCAGATTATTTATCATTTGACGAGTATGGTACAGTCACGCTTGCTCCAGTTTTGATGTTTGTAAATAATGTTCTTACAATCGAAGAATTTGATCTTGTAAAAGTCGTGGTACCAACACTCCAATCTATTGTAGATATTGCTCGTGACAAATATCCAGAACAAGATGTATCTGAAATGACAGAGGTTGGTTGGTAATGGTTATTAAAAAGGATTTTGTACTGTTAAAAGGAATTCCCAATATCCTTCGTTTGTCTGGTGGTGTTATTAAAGCTAACACAATATCTGGAGATCGTGCAAACCTTGTTAGAACAATTCAATTGATTGAAAAACGTGTCTCTCATTTTTCAACAAAACGAGTATTTAAATTGACGTCGAGTTTACGTGATGTAAATAAGACATTACATGTTGTTAATATTGATTATCCATTACCTGTTTCATATAATCAGACATCAGAACGAATTATCATCAATTTGGGATATTTTCAAGTTGATGAAATTTCAAGGTTAGATCCGATTAATGTCTACGCGTGTCTTGTATATGGTTTAGCATTTTCTGACCTTGCTAAGGGTAAAGTAAAGGTCAAAGATATGTATTACGGTCCAATTTCGAACTATTTGACCACAGTTTTTGTTAAAGTGTTTGGGAAAGAATACGGACTATTAGGACCATATGCAACAGAAATTGCAAAACTTAAATTCTTGATTGCGTGTTATGTCCAGAGTGCATACTTTGGTTTAAAAGGTTTAACAACGTATAAACGAGCTTCTAGTTTATCTGCAGTTGATTTCAAGAATATTAGAGATAAACTAGACAAATATGACTTTTCAGATGTTGACCAGTTTATCAAATCTTTGTCAGAATTAAAAGTTTTGCCAGGTATTGATAAACATAAATTTGCTGGTAAAACTCTAAGATATTTTGGAATTAACTTTTTTCCTGCATTTGAAGACATATCCAGATTCATATCTTTTATTATCACTTCAAGTGTAAAGGGAAGTAATGTTGTACCAACATACTTAGATTCTATTAACGCTAGTGAATATGCAAAGATACTTGCAATAGGGAAGACAATCTTCAGGTAAAAATGAAATGGAAACTCCTCTTTTCGGGAATTATCGTGCAAAAGTAATAGACAACATTGACCCCGATACGCAAGGAAGAGTTAAAGTTTGGATCCCTGATATTATGCCTGATGTTGAAGATACAAAAGGTTTGTGGGCAAGACCTGCAAATAATCCAGTTGGTGGTCGCAACTCTGAGGAAGAGGGAGAAGCACACCATTTTCAAGGGTCTTGTTATATCCCAAAGAAGGGGTCTTGGGTATGGATCTTTTTTGAAGCTGGAAATGTCAATCGCCCATATTATTTTGCTGCATTAGATATAGAAAACCCACCCGATTCCCCCTCTGTTGTAGCCGAATGTCAATACGGTAATTATGAAAGAAAATGGGTAGTATTTAAAAGCACTGAAGGTCGCTGTATTGTGATTTCGGACGACCCAAGTGATGAACGCGTTGAAATCACAGGCAAAAAACGAGAGATGTCAAATCCTCCACATGGGGATGGTACATCTGTATATAAGATCGACGACAACCAAACCGTTATTTTATTGGATGAACAAGAGGGTAGAGAAAAACTTTTAATCAGAACAAGGTTGGGCGATTACATACATGTTGATATCGAAGAACAAAAGTTACAAGCATATTTTAAAGAAGGAATCCATCTCCAAACAGATGGAGATTTTCATTTGAAAGTTGGAAAGTCTGCTAGCGTTAATATTGGTGAAGATTTATTTTTAGAGACCATGCGAGCTATGCACAGAAAAGCAGGAACTAATATCCATGAAACATCCGGAGGAGAACATCATACAAAGGCGGGTTCAACTCTCAACAGGGATGCACCCCAGATTCAAGACAATGCTGGGGCATCTGTTGATGCATCACCAGCTTCTCCAATAGTTCCTGATGGAGAGAGGGATACATAATGAGTGCTTTAACAGGTTTCACTGATTCGTATTGTGATGAGCTTGAAAGGAAACTCGATTCAGCGATAAGTTCATTATATAGTGCTAGATCTGCGATGAGAGACCCTTTAAATCAAGTTCAGGGTAAGTTAAATGATTATCTTGGAACTCCCGTTTCTGATATTAATATAATCAATAACGGTCTTAACCAGATAGGGGGTGCGGCAGATAGTTCTGTACCCGCAATTCCTGATACAAGTGATATTCAAGAATTAATGGATAAGTGCTTGGATTTGAAACTTAATTTTGAACTCAATACACCAGAAGGTATTGTAGGAGATTTTTTTAGACAAATTGGTGATGCTCTTGCAGATGCTTTAGGAGCTGTCTTCGATTTGATTGGAGATGTTATTGAATTTGTTATAGGGAAATTGTTTCAACTTATTGATACAATTCTTAGTCAGTTTGATTTAAGTGGTCTTCTTGGTTTGTTAGATGGCTTTCTTGATTGTATTGATGTTATGTGCGGTAGAGACGTAAGTGGAAAAATTGATACAGTGAATTATCTTTTAGATGATATGAATGTTGGAGATGATGGGAAGCTTGATAGAGGAAAATTATTTTCTACAGCTGGTTTAGATACATCAAGAATAGATGCTCTCACAACAGTAGATGATGGTATAATTTCAGCGACAACAGATGCTGCGACAAAAGCAGTAACATCTGGCGTGAATTTGAAAAGCAGTGTGAAATCAATTAAGAAGCAAGCAGTTACTGCCGTAGCCGATAAAATTGATATTCCGTTTGCATAGGGGGAATGACGAATGTCCGAAGCTGATACCTTAAAAGATTTAGTTGATAGTCAAGAAGATGATTCTGCGGCTATTCAACAATCAATTGATAGTGTTGATGAACAAATTGCAGAGGAAACGGAAAAACAAGACGCATTTTATTATACAATGGATCAAGCATGCAATCAAATTATTGATTTCCTAGTGCCCGGAAAAGGTGATATGGTTGCTGAGTATGGTAATTTTCGAATAACAAACGCGACAGATTGGTATGTTGCTGATGCTATACTCGATAACTCTGACGTCGATCCGAACAATAATATCACATATATTTCTGGAACAGAATTTACATGTCAAGGAGATCAGGCTGCATCCTTTCCAATAGGGGATACAATTCTATTTACTGGTGTAGATTCTACAACGGCTGTGTTTTCCACTATTACTGATTCGGTATATGATTCAACTGCTCATGTGGGTGTGACTTATGTTGAGGTAGCGGACAGTGTTATAACGGCCGGTGTTGACCGAACTGGTGTTTTGAGTTATGAATATGGTGGAGTTGGATGGGATAGTGATACAGATATTGAGGATAGAAAAGCAGATTTTGATTACGCTTACGACCATATTGTGCAACCCCTCGGATTCGGGGGAACGTATGGGACAATGGAAATGATAGCCACCCTTCAAAGCTCAAAAGGATTATTACAATCAAATCAAGGAAAAGTGGACGCACGAGCAGATAGATTAGGAAGGTATTCATCGTAGGAGGATATATGCCAGGAAATGCTAGATTGACTGATTTATGGTCGGGAATTTGTTGTTGTCATCCTCCAGCACCTTGAATTCCCATGGCGGGACCGATTATTACTGCTAGTGCTGATCGGTCTGTCAATAGCTTGGGACAAGCTAGACTTTCAGATATCACCATTGGTTTTTGTGGGCACCCAGGTGTGATTGTTACAGCAAGTGGTGACACATTTTGCAATAGTCGGGGAGTTGCTCGTTGTACAGATGTGGTCGCTGGATGTAATATTGGCGTCATAATTACGTGTAGCGGCGATCATACAACAAATTAGGAAACGAATATGAAAATACCCTTACGACCCAGTCTCCTTAAAATAAGGAGAAGAACAAGATGGATTATTCTGCACCACACGGCCGAAATATACGAACAGCCTGCGTCGAGAATTGATAATCCGAAATTTCAGATGCCGGGTATCTACAAGGGTGTTCTTGAGAAAAAACAAGGTGATGTGAATTATCATTATATAATTGATAAAATTGGAGAAGACTATGCGCCGATTGTTTGTAGACCATTTGTCTATATGTGTGAATGGGATGATATTTCTCCCAGCGTTAATAACGCTGCTGTCCACGTGGCATTGATGGGTTCTTATTCATTTAAAGTGCCTGAGAAGAGATGTTATGAAGTTTTAGCTTTTAGAGTTTTAAATCCATTATTAAAGCTTTTAAAGATAGCTCCAAATAGAATTAAACTTCACAAAGAAGTTTCAGATAATGAAGATCTGGATTGTCCGGGTGAGTTTATAGATCGTGGTGTGATTGAAGCCATGGTCAGACGTTTCGTGATAAAATAAATAATAGTCGGTCCTTGTAGAAGTATAAGGACCGACTATTTTCCGTTGTCAGTATGTTTCATTTATAACAATAATGTCTATATATATTACTTTATGAATTGGTAAGGAGTATTGTTTAACATTTGTGTCTACACTGGGTGGCACAGATGTGGGGAGGTTCAGACTTCGTGGTCAAGTCTGATTTTTTTATTAACCATCAAGGTCTAGGACAAAAATAAATCGAAAGGAGGATATATTGTCTATGGTGTGATTTTATTAACGTATAACCCACATGGGAGGAAAAGTAGGGAGGACTACCACAAATGGTTAGAGCTAAAGCCCAGAAGAAACTAACGAAGACCTTGACCTCTGCGCTGCGACGTACGAGGAAGATACATCAAAGAATGTTGAAGATTGTAGAGGATGTGAAGAAATATAGTAGCATGCTCTCAACCGTCGAACCTTACTTTGAGAGTGAAGAGGTCCAACGACAACGAATTCTAGAATTGGTTCAAGAGGGATTCGACCTCTTGTTGGAAGCTATTAACATCCGCGCGGACATCGACTATACAAACTCGATTACCTGGGTTTCGGTTAATGGACAGCATTTCCGAGTCGCAGCATTATTAGGCATTCGGAAAACGCTAAAACGAAAACGTTTTAAACAGGAGGAGGGTAAAACAAATTGTCAATTACCTCGATCAGGAGGTACAAAAACTCAGAAAATATTCGGAGCCGCTCATCTGTATGAGATGATAATTGAGGCAATGTGTGTTGATGATTCACTTGCTTCAGTTGCAGGAAACGGCGCTGAAATCGTGAAGTTCTACGATGAAAGAAAGAAAAGATCTCTGTTAGATGAGTGGTCTGATTTGATCAATCAGATCGACGATATATTGTTCGACATCAATTCCACCACGGAATTGCTCACCCCTCCAATCCCCGAAGAACTCTAGCAACATGCTGGTAATATGGTAGAATCTGGATTTGAGATCCGCCTATATATTACCCTAAGTTTTTGGCAACCCAGCAACGGTAAACTGTGAAAACAATGCGACCAGGGCGGTAACTGTCAAGTTACTGTTAAGTATCTAATCATATCACATGGTTCAAGTGCTTGGTTTTGTCGCAAACCGCCACAACACTTCCGGACGTTGCTGGGTTACCAAATTTCCGCCTAGTCCAAGTCGCTTAATGCGGCTTGGGTATCCCACCTTTTAATGAAGATTTTTTGTAAGGAGGAATTTTGTGATTAAGTTTGAGAAAAGCACTACAAAAGAGTGGTTAGTTTCTTTAGGAGATAAAGAGATTCTGCGACTCAATTTAACCTCTTCATCTATCACAAACAAATTTCATATTGTTTCTAGTTTTATTGAGAGGGTTTCTGGTTCTTGCGGAAAAGAATTTGACAAATGGTTTGTTTCTTTAATTCGTGATTATGTGGAGAATAAAGAACATAGATATCCAACCCTTCTTAAAAACGTGAGACAATTAAAGGAATTTGTTGATAGTTATGTTGACAATTCTGGAATTGATTTTAGCCAATTTGTTGATGAAAGTAAAGCTAAAAAGAATTCCATTTTATTTACAGCTGACGAAATTGAGATGATCACAAGATTATCAGGATATCTCAAAGTCTATGCAATTTTCTCCAACTCGGATAACTTAAAATTGAGTCAGAGATTACACAAAAAAGTGTATAATAAAATTGCAAAAGAAATTATGGAAACAGATATCATATTTAAGATCTTCAATGTTATCAAGACGAAGACCTTTAAGTATAATATTACGGACAAATATATGTGGGATTACATTAAGATGATTCAATGTAAAACCATTGATGTTCACGTTATCGAGATATTCAACTTTATTATGAACTCTATTCTGATTCTTTGTGAAGAAGACAAGAATCCTATTACATACTTTGTTGGTGTGGTTGAGGAAAGTGTTAAATGGTTCTTGAGGTCAGTTTACAAAGGGTCAATTATTTACGACGACTCAATTTCAACCGAAGATATACATGGACTCAATATAAATAATCTAAAAACATATTCGTACAATGACACACTTGGTAGGTTAAAGGGAATAGCATACGAGCAAATATATGAACAATTAGAACGAGCTTCAATTTTGACTTTCGATCAGGAGCCTGATGACAAACTCATTATCTCCTTTCAAAGTCGGGTAAGCACAATTGAATATGTTTCACCTTTGTGTGAATGCTTTGTGTTTCCCATATTATCTAGAATTACGGCAATACCCTATACACATTTCAGAACTTTGTCGCCTGAACATGCGGCAGTTTTATCTGTTTATACAATGGGTCTGTTGAAGAGAATTTTTCGGGGAGATTATAAACATTTGATTTCTCTTCTTGGATATTACCCAACGTCACAACCTGCTATTGCAACTAGTTACACAGTCAAGAAAGTCCATGAGTATATCAGTGTGAGCAATAAACAAAAGAACTTTTTTGGGTTCAATACAAAAATTCTGCCTCATAAAATTTTGAGTTATTTTGTTGGTAGAATATCCAGAATAAACTTTTGTCATGTTGTTGATGGTTCAAAATTGTCAGGTATACCATTGTCAAAAGTTGAGCTTGATATGATCAGATTTTACTCTCTTTTCTTTGCTGGAAAACTGGATAGCGAGATCAGAAACATAGCTAGACAGATGGATGCTGACTTCTGAAAGGACGTCCACTCTCGAAAGGGGGTGGACGTTTTCCGTCATTTTTTGTTCGGAGATTAGAACAAATAATAAATACATTACGTTTACAGGGAGAAAATTGCTATGACAACTAAGCTAGAAGAAAGCTTTCAAATCCTGGACGAGTTACTCAGAAAGGCTTATAAACTCATAAGTCCTCTTGATATGCACTCAGATCTCAAATGGTATCTTGATCGAGATATGAGAAAGGCTCAACAAGAAAAACATCCAAAATGCTTTATCAATATGACAAATCCTATTGGTCGTGATATTCCTTTTCCAATTTGTAACGTGTCGGGGATTGCCGATCCACAAATGGTTGACTTTTCATTGAAACTCGCTCAGAGATTGAAAAATGAACCTGAAATTGATGCCGATAAAATTGATCTCACGTTAGGGCAGTTGAGACGTATCAAGGCTCGTTTGGTTAAGAGTATACCAACCCCAGCTCCAGAAGCAGCAAGAAAAGCTAACGTCACAAAAGATTTTAATGCTATGTCTAGTTATTTAAAAGGTCTTAAATAATGATTCGATTCCTGAATATGGATGAGTTTACGAAGAAACTCAAACCTGTTACAACAACTGAATATTTTACTAGAGCAGGCGAGTTCCATGTTGGTGGTCTGTTTTCTGAATCAATTTTCGGAATCACAGATAAAGAAAGAAGAAGCACATTTTCGTATATTGATTTGCATGCGAAAATCATCCATCCGGAGGCATTAAAAATTCTGATACGCCTCAATGGTAAAATAGTCAAGTTTATTTCAACAGAGAAGAATTTTAGTCTAGATGCTAGTGGCGCGCTAGTAGAGGATGAAAATGGTGTAACAGGTATTGCAGCATTTATTAAAATGTTTCCAAAAATCAAATTCAGGGAAGAAACAACAGACCGCACAAAACTAAATAAAGTCATTCAAAATGCATATAAAACAGGAACACTCTTTTTAAGTAGATTGCCTGTCATACCACCAGAGCATAGACCAGCATATAAAGATGAAGATGACCAATGGACTATTGATACCATGAATGATGTCTATATGGACATTATGAGAAAAGCTCTACAAGTGAGAAGTGCATCTGGTTCTGGTCCACTTTTTGATATTTTAAACTATTCTTTACAAACCGCAATTGTTGAACACCATAAGTATATTCATACTAAGGTTGCTAAAAAACAAGGTATTATTAGGAGTCAACTCCTTTCTAAACGTGTAGACTTTAGCGGTAGAGCGGTTATTACACCAGGTCCTGACCTCAAGGTTAATGAAATTGGTGTTCCGTTTAGAATGGCTGTGGGACTGTTTGAGCCGTTTATTTTACACCAGTTATTATATGCTGGTCGAATTGATAAGGAAATGTTATCTAATGAGATTAAAGCATTTAACGAGCTTGAACTATCTGTGGACAGTGTTCGTAAAGTATTAAAAGCAATTAAATCTGGTGATAAAATACCAGACACACTGTATAAGATATTTTATGAAGCTACAGAAGTAGCTATGATGGATAGAGTTGTTTTAGCTAAACGTGACCCGGCATTACAAGCTGAATCTGTGCGAGCATATAAACCTGTCTTGATTACAGGCAATACAATTCAAATGTGTACAATGCAGGTTGGCGGACATAATGCAGACTTTGATGGTGATGCAATGGCGTTATATCATCCATTAACAGATGAAGCACAAGAGGAAGCCAAGGCAAAAATGCTCAGAGCAGAATCCGGTTCATCATCAACTGCAATCACATTTTCTTTGTCTAAAGAAATGATGGTTGGATTATATTCAATCACAAAAGATGTTAAACCAAAAAATTCTCCAAAAGAGGTTTCTCCAGAAGATTTGGAAAAAGCAACCGACCCATATATCGCTGTCAAATTTCGTGGTGTTAATACGACCATGGGAAAAGCATTGTTTAATAGTTGTCTTCCAAGGAATTACCCGTTTGTGAATCAGAGAGCAACAAAAAAGGTTGCAAATAGTATCATTTCCAAAATGGTTGATACATATGGGGGAGAGATTGCAAGAGAGAGTATATCTCGTATGGAGAAACTCGGATTTAAATTTGCAACAATTATGGGGTCGAGTATTACGCTGGATGATTTTGAAGTACCTGCAAAGGTCTACCAACTAAAGAAACAATTAAAAGGCAAAGATACAGATGAGGCTATGGCGATATTAGAACAAATGTATACTATTGTCAAGAAAAAGCTTGAAGATTCTGGTTTATACGATCTTACAGAATCAGGATCAACAAAAGGTTGGGGTCAGCCTATGCAGATTCTGGTTGCAAAAGGTATCATTGCAGACTCAGAAGGAAATATCCTCCCTGTTATTTCCGCATCGTTTGCAGATGGTTTAAGTCCAACCGAGTATTTTAACTCCTCAACAGGAGCTAGAAAAGGAATTATTGACCGAGTTATCAATACTGCGACTACAGGTTATATGTCCAGAAAACTAGCATTTGTATTGAATAATTTAGAAGCCCATACACATCTCAGAGACTGTGGAACAAAGAAAACCGTTTCATTAAAATTGACAAAAGATATCATTAGTAGATTGAGCGGTCGATTTCATATTTATAGAGGTAAAGTAACAGAATTTGACCCAGAGAAATTCAAGCCTGGTGATGTGATTCAATTAAGAAGTCCAATCTATTGTCGTAGCAGAAAATTATGTCTTACTTGCTATGGTAGACTCTTACAACGACATCGGACACCATATGTAGGAGTACTGGCCGCGCAGGTCATTGGTGAGAAGGGCACACAGTTAATCATGCGCACCTTCCACACAGGCGGAGCTGTCACAATCAAACAAAAGGATATGCTCCAAGACATTATTAATAATGATCCAATTGCTGATTTAGATATGTCCACTCTTAAGAAATATATTGTACAAGAGGGTGGATCTCTTGTCTGTAAAAAAGGTTGTGAATTACTAATTGATCTAATGGATTATACTGAAAGCAAAAATATTGAAATAAAAGAGGATAGTATTTGGTTGAGTGGTCTATCCTCAAGAATCGAATTTGAAGACAAAATGTTCAATATGGTTCTGGACTATCCTGTTGATATCAAAAAACAAGAATTCGAGCTTATAAAGAAAAAGTCAATTAATTGCCGTTATATTCCCGGAAGTGTTATTTTAGAAATTCCTCTTGAAGCTTTGGAATTAAAAGAGCAAGCATTATACGTGGAACGTTTGCTTGCAGGCAAAGAAGTATTCAAAAGTGTTGACCATCTCATTTTGAAACTTGTCCGTGTTTATGCTGAAATTGGAGCAGATATGGATATGGTTCATTTGGAATGCTTGCTAAGTAATTGTATTCGAGATAAAAATAACTTGAGTATACCAGCTAGATTAGGAAATACTTGGGATCCTGTTCTTGTCAATATTAAAAAGGTCGTATTTTCTAGCGGTTTCCTACAAGGTCTTGCTTTTGAAAATATTGGAGAGGCAATCCGTAATGGTTTAATTTCCGAGGAAGAGGTAGAACCAAGCATTCTAGAGAAAGTTCTTACAGGAACATTGGTTGAGGAAAAGAAATAATGATTCAATTTAAAGGGTTACGACAATACACACATCTAGTCAAAGGGATACGTTTCCCGCAAAAGGCAGCAGAACCATTTGTCATTGTCTATTTTTCTGAGAATTCTTTGTTGGTTGATGATTATCCACATCTCGGAATTAGATCTATTGATGCTCGTTATGTTGTTGTACCCAGAACGAAGGTTCCAAGGACATGGTTAGCTCCAGATACAAAAAAGCTATATCGAACATACGGGTTATACGCCTATAATGAAAACCAGAAAGTCCCGATTGGACAAAATATCTTCTACGATGTGACAAAATATATGTCCGCTATTGATACTACATATAAAGTCTCAAATTATAGACAAAGAGCTGGTTTTCTTTTAATGAATATGCTCCAAAGAGCATTTGATAGATATCCCCCTCATTACCAAAAAGTATTGATGTATTCTGTTAATATCTCAAAGGAAATGCCGTCTCTACTTAATCGTAAAATATTCCCCGTTTTGAGAAAACTCAAAGATATGGAATTTTCTTTTGATCATATGATTTTGACCTTAGTTGGAGAGAATGGGTCACGTCATAGACTTCTTATCAAAGACAGAGAATTTCAATTCACAAGAGTGTATCAAATTCTCAAATCCATTAAGCTCCGTCACGTTGAGGCAGAAGTAGAAATGGAAGTTGGTGAGACAACAAAAGAAGTAATGGATGAAATTGGTGACCAGGTTACTCCTGCTAATAAGGCGGCGATTCGAGGTGCGATAGCCGATTACATGGAGGTTTCACCCAAAAAACGGGATGAAATCGCGTCGAAGGCGGCTAGTAGTGATGATATTAAAAGAGTTGCAATTGCTGCTATCCTTACAAAAGGGAATGGTGATCCTCAAAAATCCACAGCAATGGCAAGAGCAATTGCACCAAAAAATTTAGGTAAAGCTCTCATTGCAGTTGACAAAAACTATGCTGATGAAATGTTAAAACCAGAGGAACCGGTTTCATCAACTGACGAAGTTTTTGTTGCTACAAGTAACCCATCTAAAGCTGTCGATAAAAAGACGCCAGAACACCTTTTTCAGAAAAGACAAGTTGACTTCCAAAAGAATCTTAAAAAGGATTTGAAAAATTCATTCAAGGTTTTGGAATCAAAAGAACAGCCGTTATTTGTTAAGAAAGTTGAAGTTATTAAGAAAGCTCATGCAAAGGGAGAGCTTAATAAATCTGACATTGAAACAGCTCAAATAACTCTAAATGATAAAGACGGAAAGCCTCACGTAGTCCAAATTGACATACCGAAAATTGATCCAAATACAGGCACGTTTAGAGTTTATGGTAAAAAGAAGTGTCTTATTAATCAACTTGTGTTATGTCCGATTACATTTCCAGCTCCCTATGAGTCTCGTTTTGAGAGTTCATATTCCAAGTTCAGAATTCATAGTAAGCGGACAAAACGTTTAAAGTATCTTGAAGCCTACTTTGGTTCATATAAGTTGCCTCTATCGATTATCTCATTTTACAGTTTTGGTTTTGAGCAAATATTGAAAGATTATGGATTGGGTTATGAAATTACAGACACCAAACCAAAGAAAGGTGAAAAATTCATCTTCAATATTGGACAATCATATATCAGATTTACCAAGGTAGATACTGAACTAAAAGAGGAGTTTTGCGACTCCTTTGGTAAAGCCAAAGTTCACACATATGATATAAAAGAGAAATTTGGTACGAAAGAATATTTTGACAGTCTGCTTGTTGCCATGACAGGCAGAGTAAACACTACTTGGTTAATTAATAATATGTTGGAAAATATGGTTGATCCTGTTGCAAAGCAAGTATTAGTCAATAAACAATTACCCTCAAACTTGAAAGATATTATGTATTATATGGCAACAAAGGTAATTGAGGGATTTGTCCAAGATAGAAATGATTTAACCAACCAAAGAATCAGAGGTTCTGAAACTATTGTCCATTTGGTTCAAAAGCAAGTACAGGCAGCACATACAGATTATAGAGAACAAAGATTAGCTGGTAATGAGGATGCTGAATTTAAAATTAACCAAAAGAAAGTTCTTCTTGACTTTAACCAATTAGAAATTGTTCAAGATATGGAATATTCCAACCCAATAGAAGAGATGTCTACGATGACAAGGACATCGCCCGTTGGAAAGAATGTTGGAGGCATTCCAGATAAGAGAGCAATCCAAACTAATGCTCGAAGTGTTCATAATAGTTATTTTGGAAATATTGACCCTCTTGATACACCAGAAGGTGGAAATATTGGTATTGTACAACACTTGACTGTAAACGCTTTTGTGACTTCTGCGAGGGGATTATTTCTACCAAAAGAATTTTCAGATAAAGAGGGATCAGGAGTATTGTCCACAACTACAACCCTCACTCCATTTGTTGAGAATAATGATGGAGCAAGGGTTATCATGCTTTCAGCACAACAAAAACAGGTTGTTCCTTTAAAGGATCCAGAACCTCCTGTAGTTCAATCTGGTTATGAATCATTACTGACAAATGTGTTATCGGAGAATTTCGTTAAAAAGAGTCCGTGTGCGGGCAAAGTGACCGCTGTTACTGGAGATAATATTACAATTCAGTGTTCAAAAGGTGGAAAACAAAACATTTCAATAATTCCTGTCCATTTAAGATCTGGATCTGGTAAAGATACGTTAAGTGTTTTTCAATCCAAAGTAAAAGTTGGTCAAACAGTTAAAACCAATCAAATCTTGGCTGAGGGTAGTTGTGTGGCTGATGGCAGTATTGCTCTTGGGCGAACATTATTAGTAGCCGTTATGCCTTACAAAGGTTATAACTTTGAGGATAGTATTGCTATTAGTGATCGTTTAGTGCGTGACGACACCCTGACTTCTTTGCATGGGATTTTTGAAGAAGTATTAATTTCTGAAAAAGATCGACTGCTGTTTATCAGTCAAATTGGTGAGAAGGTTGAAAAAGGTCAACCAATTTTACGTAAGACAATGGGCGAACTGGAGGAATTACTTGGTATAGATGAGGATGAAGAAGGTGTTGATTATGCTGGCGGACAAATGATCAAAAAGAGTCCAGGTGGCACAATTGTTGATATTGAGGTCTTCTCAAATACTGCAGATGATAAATTTCCAGAGCTGACAAAACTAATTCGAAGAACCAGACGTATTCATGGTTTATCAGCTAAAGATAAAGTTACTGTTCGAGGAACACCAATAAAAGGTGTGTTGGTCAGATTTAAAATTGAGCAAGAATTGAGAATTGGTATTGGAGACAAGCTTACTAATAGATTTGGAGCAAAGGGCACTATTGGTCTAATTGAAAAAGAAGAATTGATGCCAAGAACTCCGTGGGGCGACCGAGTTGATATTGTAGTAAATCCTATTGGTATTATTGGTCGTATGAATGTTGGACAGTTGCTTGAACTATATACAGGTTTGATTTCTAAAGAATTGGGCAACAAAGTTTTAAAAATGAAAACAAAAGCTCAAGTACTTACTCTTTTTAGAAAAGTATTTCCAAGATTAGATGGAAGCCCAAAACAAGATTTTAGTGGAACATTTCTGACAAATTTTGCAAAATTGTCTGATGCCAAATTTAAGGCTTTTATGAAGCAGGTTCAGGCTTCTGGTTTTGTTCCTGTTATGGTGCCACCATTTAAATCACCTTCACACCAAAATATATATGAAGTGATAAAATTTCTTGGATTAAAAACGGGATACAAACTTACATTACCAGAATATAATACAAAAACAAAGAAACCTGTTCCTGTTGGATATATGTATATCAATAAACTTGAACATATCAGTGAAGAGAAAACTCATGCTCGATCCACAGGACCTGTTACTGGTAAAACAAAACAACCAACATCAGGTAAAAGGCGAGAAGGTGGTCAGAGATTGGGTGAAATGGACACATACGCATTTATATCTTATAACTGCCCAACCCTGCTATCGGAGTTAATGGGTCCATTGTCAGATGATCATGTGACAAAAAATGAGATTATTGCTGATATTGTCCAAAAGGGCAATGCTGAATTTCGTATTGCTAAAGGATCACCAGCTAGAGATTTGCTCTCAAGTTATATGACAGCATTAATTCTTTCAAAGTAAGGAGATATCATGTCTGAAGAAAGTTTGAAAGCTTTATTAGGAACTGTCGAAGAGCCAGAAAGCGAAGAATACGATGAAATATATCCAGACGAAATAGCTTTTAAACGATATGATTTTATTGATTTGATTAACTCAGTAGGTACTCCTGACTTCAAAGCTCATTATCAAAATATCTTAAATAATGATTATAATATTGACGACAGAAGAGAACTTGCTCGTGATCTGGTAGACAAAGTTGAAGAAGTATACGAGATTGAGTTACATCTTCCTGAGGTTCCGACACCGAATGAAATCGCATCTATTTTTAAATTTGTAAAATTCATAGAGTATGAATATGTTGATTTCATTGCCGATGTTTGGAAATTTATGAATATCGACTTGCGGTCTGATATCCGAGATTTTTGCTTGTCAAATGCAGATAGAATCTTGTTGGTAATTGATGAACAGATTGAATCCCACTTTTTACCTCAGATAATTTCAGATTTTTTGAGAACATATAATAAAGACAATATGATTAGTTTGTTTGTAAATCTTACGGAAAAGTCGAAAATGATGATCGAAGCGAAGATCAGAGAGGGGGAATTAAAGAATGGATCTTTCAGTGACTAGAGTATCAAAAAAGAATGACAAGAAGTTACCAAAGAAGGAACAGGTCCCAGATAAAACAATTACGATCAAAAAACACACAATTTTACTTACAATAAACAGGTCAGATTTGGTTGAAGTCAAAGAGACAGGAGATGGAATGGTTTTTAATCTGCAAGGAAATCTTCACATGACTTTGACAGATCCGAGAATGCCTTTGGAAGCAAAAAGATCGATTGCAGTAGCATTGAATACTTTTAAGACAACAGATTTGGTCGTTGACCTATTGAATTATGTCAAACCGGTTCGGGCTATTGCTGAATAATTTTTATTTTTAATAAACAAAACTATATATATAATTTACTAGAGAAGTGATTTGTCAAGTTTTATTCAAGTAAAAAACAAGTAATAATCAATTAACACTCAATTTTTTCTTCATCAGGAAAAGAGTGTCTTTCTTTTCCTCCGTCAAAATTGAGTTATAAGTATCCTACGTTATCATACAATATTATCCGACTCGAGATTTATTAGTATCAAAGTTATTGTTAGCAAAGCACTGAAAAATGTGCGCTGACATTCTTGTTACTAATAAATCTTGGGTCGGATTTGGGATGATAGGGTTTTTGTTTGTTTTGTTGAATTTTTAGTGAAGGAGGTGGGTTGATGAAACTGACTAGTGTTGAGATGTTTGTCGAACGATTAGAGTGCGACGTTTATCCAATAACAATTATGAAATACCTGCTTAATCGAAGAAGAATTTTATCATACTTCTCCAAAGTTGCGAATCCTAAATTTAAAGCAGGTGGAACGAAATACTCGATAAGCGCTGATGGTTGTAAAGTTTGTGAAGCTAAGAAAGGCAAGTTTCAATTCTGTCGTCAACATACGTCAATTACAAGAGTTATGAACGCAGATAATGTGGCTTTCGATCTTGACACACAAACTTACATGTACAAGAATGAAATCTTCCGTAACGTGGATGGAAAATTAGTGATTTTCTATTGTCCTCATCCAAAACTCATAAATGGAAGATATACAAATTCTAAAGTCAGACGGGTCAACATCACAACGGTAGATGATCCTGAATTTACAGGACTACCAGAGTTCAAGACAGTATTTAAATTTGTCTCAAGTGAATTAATGGGACAAAACATGAAATGTTGGTTTAGTGACGAGTTTTCAATCGTAACATTACCAGAAAGTTCCAGTTATTGTAACTGGTGTTTAATTCCAAATCGTTAGGAGGAAGTACATTATGAGTTACGAAGACTATGCAGGACTGTATGCGACAGGACACGAAAGTAAAGAACCGATTAAACCCGAAGATGAATTCTTTCATAGTGTATATATCGCTGGAGTTCAAAGAAAAAATCACGTCGGGATTGAGGAGCAAATCGGAAAATTACAAGTCCGTGGTGTCGAGTACAATAAAGGCACAGTGTGTATGATCATTACACATACCAAGCAAGTTCTCGCAAAAATTGCTAGGAACCAGCAGGGTAAAGAAACGGTAGAGTGTTTTAGTTATCAAGAAGGTGGACCGCCTTGGAAGGGTACATCTGGACGTCAATGCGGAATAAATTCTGCAGAAAGAGCGGCTGTGGATTTCTGTAATGCATGCCGCGCTCAAATGATTGTGGCTGGTATTCTCTGTGATGAGAGTGGCAAACCCGCACTCACAGAGGAAAATAAACCGACTTTCATCTTCGTCAGGGGGAAGGGGATGAAATATTCGGGAGTAGCTGAATATCTGAACGAGATGAGTAAGTTGGAATTGGAACCATTATTCGAACCACCGACAGAAGAGAGTAAGAAATTCGAAAAAGCAGTTGTGAATAACAAGCGCCATGTGACATGTATTACCGTGGGTCAGGCGAATTCCCAGTATGGGGTAAAGAATGTGTTTGAACTTGCGAAGGGAGCCGCCATTCCCAAGCAAAATGTGATGGAAATACTGAAAATAGCGAAACAGACGCTAGAGAAGTTCAACGAAAAAATGGATTGGTCAAAGGGCGCAGCCGGAAGTGGTTATGGACAGGCTGCAGCCCCTGAGGGTTCACAAATCCCTGATAACCAACCGACTGAACAAGCAAATACTGGAGGACAAAGTGAAGCTCCCACACAGGAGACGCAGGAGAAGAAGCAGGAGCCTGCTGCTCAATCCCAGGAAGCTCCGTTCTCATTTGAGGACTTGAGCTTCTAGATTACCTCCTCCCAAAGAGGGGACTTCGGTCCCCTCTTATATTTAAATACGAATATTGAATTACTAAGGGGTGAGATATGAAATGCCCATGTGATGACTGTTTAGTTACGTTACCATGTCGTGAAATGTGTGAAAACGCAAAACCATATTTTGAAAGTTTAACCACAAAGGTAGATGATTTTGACTGGACCGCATATTATGAACGAAGGAAAAGAATCCTAAAACGAATTGTAGAAAAACATACTGGTGAAGATGTAGAGACGGCACGAAAACTAGTCAGTATGGAATATTTATCCGTGGCGGACATAGAGAAAACGCCAGTAAAGAAGAAACGGAAAAAGGAGATCAAAGATGCCGAGCGAGGAAGAACAGGTACAGGAACAAAAATATTACGAAAGGTTAAACATTTCTGTTCTAAGTATTTCAAAAATCAAGGAGTTGCTTAAAGCAGATATTAAAAACACAATCAATACGTGGAAACAAGGACGAAACGTACAAAGACAATGCTTCAGAATTGTAGGACCGGCTGGTGTTGGCAAGACTGAAATAACAAATCAGATCACAAATGAATTATCTGAAGAACTGGGAGTTCATTTTCAAATGATTATGGTAAAAGCTCCTGTTCTTTCCCGAGACGATTTTATCATTCCGTTTCCAATCATCAATAATGGAGACACATCTTTTAAGATGTTGTATTCTGATTTTGTCCCTAAAGACAAAGAGAGTTATGGAATATTTGTCATTGATGAATGTTCTAGAGGCGATCATGCCCTGCAGCAGTTGCTCTGGCAGGTGCAAAACGAATATAAAGTTCATTTGTTGGATTTTCCAACTCATTGGTTTGTGATATCCATTGACAATCCAGATGATTCTGAATATCAAATGGATACAATGGAGGATGCAGCAGGTCTAAGACGTCAATTGCATCTATACGTTGAGGTAAATGCAAATGATTTCTTGAAGTATGCAATTGAGCAAAAATTCCATGAAGTTATCATTGAGTTTATTCAGACTCATCCTGATTTTCTTTATGACTGGGATTCTCAGAAACTCGGTGCCGTTTATGCAAACCCAGCGAGTTATGAGAAATTATCCGACCACCTCTGGAAATTTCAATTGAACGGTGGTATTGAGAAACATATGGCTGAAATTGAGGCATTAGCTTCTGGATTGTTAAACGTCTCTATGACTTCGAAATTTATGGAGTTTCTTAGAGAAGGTAAGGGAATTAATCCCAAAGATATCTTCTATGATTATGTCAAAGTGAGACCAAAGATTCTCGCTATGAAGAAAGAGAATGATAACGCATCTCTTGGAGAGGTGATGATGTCATTCTTAACTTTTATGACGACGTCTCGACCGGACTATACGAACAAAGAGAAGAAAAATGTTGCTCAGTTTCTGGTTGACCTGCCTATTGATACAGCGGCGATTTATGTTACCGATATTGATAGTCTGGATCGCAAAACTCCAGAATTTAAATATGTTACAAAGCTTCATTCAGCAATGTTGAAAATACCCGAATATAAGATCATGTTTTATGAAGCTATTGTCAAAACAGGTCGTGATGAAGAGGGAGAATAATAATGGATCAAAGCGAACGCCTCAAAAAACAGATAGCAAAAATGGCATTACGACATAGCTATTGGGGTTATCTATTTGGTAGGATTCGTCGCATTGCTTCAGATACTCTTCCATCTATAATGGGGGTTGGACCAGAACGAGATGGTACCATTTCCCTGATATTTAATCCAGCATTGATGAAAGAAACAGATGATTTAGTTATAGAGAAAATTCTTGAACATGAAGGAATGCATGTGTTGAATAAACATGTGTCCAGATTATTGAGAATACTCTCAAACGAGGTCTCGAAAGAAATTAAATTTGTCAAGGCTAGGATTTGGAATACTGCAGCTGATTGTGCTGTTAATCCTATCATAGAAATGCCAAGGGAAGTAACGATAGCCGGAAAACCATGGGCGGGTTGTTTTCCTGACATTTATGATATGGAAGATGGTAAGTCGACCGAGCATTATTATCATCACCTGTTAGATGAAGTCAGAGATCAAATGAAACAGATGGGTGGTGAAATGCAGTTTGGTGGTGCTGGTGAAGACTATGATGCGGTGGACGATCATGGGTCTTGGGGGAAAGCAATCTCTCAGGTTGCTGATGTGAGCTCCTTATCACGAAAGATTGACGGTTATGTCGAAGAAATCATCAAAGATTCTTTGAAGAATTTTCGAAAGAAGCGAGGTGAGCTACCGGGATTTGTCAAGGAACTGATAGATAAGGCGCTCACTCCCCCAAAAGTTCCATATTATCAAGTAATTAGAAAACTGGTGAGAGGTTCAAGATTAAGTAAATTCAAGAGATCTTTTACCAGGATTAATCGTAAACGGACTTACGTGTTTGCAATCGGAGAACAAAATCTCCCTCAGATCTCGCCGTTTCCAGGTCGGACTCGAGACTTCTCATTCAACATTGTGGTCTTGATTGATACCTCAGGTAGTATGTCGCCTGACGATATTAAAGAAGGTTTAAAAGGAATCAAGAACATAATTGAAAATGATCGTCATTGTAAGACGACGGTTATTGAGAATGACACAAAGATTCAAAAAGAATACGAGTGTAAGAAGGTTCGGGATATTGATTTTGAGGTTAAAGGTCGAGGCGGAACAACTTTGTTTCCGGGTCTTGAGCGAGCACGTGAGTTAAAACCGGATGTTGTGTTAGCATTCACAGATGGTGGTTGTGATAATATTAACGGAATTTCGAGACAATTGCTTCCTAAGAAAATTATATGGGTCATTCAGAAAGAAGGTGTTATTGACCAAGTAAATAAGACCGGCTACATTGTGAGGATATAACTATGGTAAAAAGATATACAGCAAAAGATGTGCAGGTGTTGGATGAGATTACCCATATCCAGTTAAACGCCGGAATGTATGTTGGAGGCACTGAAACACCTGCACATCTTGTAGAGGAATGTCTTGATAATGCATTGGATGAGGCTCAAGGTGGTCATGGGTCAATTATAGCAGTAAATATTGATACTAAGACTGGTGTTTGCGCCGTATTGGATAATGGTCGTGGGATTCCGCTAAGTGATAATACTCCAGTTAGAATATCCTCAAAACTATTCTCAGGAGCAAAATTTCAGGACAGAAAAACAGCATATGAAATTGCAAGTGGATTGCACGGTGTTGGTTTGTGTGCTGTCTCTGCTCTGAGTGATCATTACTTGGTGGAAGTTTACAGAAACAATAAACACGGAGTCTTCAGATTTGCAAATGGAAAACTCAAAAGCAAATCTATTAAACCTTATACAGATAAAAAACCCTTCTCAACCAAAATTGAATTCAAGCCTTCCAAGAAAATCTTTGAGAATCTCATACCCGATGTTCGACGGATTAAGAGACGTCTGAGCACTGCTTCAGCTGAACTCAGCAAAGACATTACATTTATTCTCAATGTCGACGACAAAAGAGAACTTTTTAAACTGACGTTGGATGAGCATTTTATGGATCATATCATGCATGACGGAGAACAACACGTCGGTCTAATGAAGTTTTCTGCTTTGGAAAGACCTGAAGCTTTCCATGTCATGATGACATATGCGATGAATGGTAGTGTATCACCGAGAGTATTATCCTCAGTCAATCTCTTACCTGTCGACAGCGGGGGAACTCACGTTAACGCCCTCTATGAGATTCTCAGAGATTTCTTCGTCGCCAAAGGCAAGAAATTAGGGTTTAACTTTATGCCAGCCGATTGTCTTATGGGTCTAAGAGCATATTTAATGCTCAGTTTAAAGGAGCCAAAATTCTCCGGACAGACCAAAGATAAGCTGACAAATAGAAAGGCGACATTGGGTAAGTTTGTGACACAGCTCAAAGCAAAAATTGAAGCTCATTTCGCGGCGAACCCTGAACAATTAACCGAGTTGCTTGAGAGATTTGCGGAATACCGAGCAAGACTCAATGCTAGAAAAGTTAAGGCAAAAACTAACGGTAAACGAGCATCAACCAAGTTTACCAAACTCAGAGATTGCACATCATCTCATGGTGAATTATTTATCGTGGAAGGGGATTCCGCAGGTGGTGGATTTGTGGAATGTCGAGATCCAAAGAAGCATGCTATATTACCATTACGTGGTAAAATTCCCAATGCGGTTAATGCAAAGGATATCATAAAGAATAAAGAGGTTTCGGAGATGATTATGGCTCTTGGAACCGGCGTGGGTCCTGACTTTGATATATCTGGTTTGAAGTATGACAAAATTATATGTGCAACTGATGCCGATGAGGATGGCGCTCATATCTTTTGTCTGGTGACGTTAATTCTCGCCACATTGGTGCCAGATGTTATTAGAAATGGACATTACTATCTTGTTGAGACTCCATTGTATGCAATCAATGAGAAAAAGAACTTTGTTCCGTTATGGACGGATGACGAAATACAAAAAGCGAAAAAAGAGAATAAACCAATAGTGCGCCTGAAGGGTTTGGTTGAATTAAATCCAGATCAACTTGGGGAAGTTGCAATTAATGAAAAGAAAAGAAAGTTAGTGCCAATTAAGATGACGTCTAATATTACAAAGATGTCAAAACTGTTCTCTGGAGCAGACCAAAAGCGCAAACTCCTGGAAGGTACGTGGGAGATTTAAGATGTACGAGAAACTTCAAGAATGGTTTAACAAAAACAAACCAGACGAAAATCTGATCTACAAAGGAGGTCTGTGGCCTCAAGTTAAGATGTTTCGGGATACCATTCCAAGCATTCTTGCTAGATCACAAGAAGAATTTAGAGGTATTCGAGATGGTGTTATGGTTATTAGCACCCATACGTCCAAATCAGTAACTCTTCCGGTATTTGAGTTGACATGGAATGATTTTCGATTCATTGCACGATATAATTTCTATGATTGGAAATTGTCTGTTCGTGCTCCAGTTGGAGTCGAATTGAGTATTGACTTTCTTGGATTATTTAAAGACAAGAAAATCAACTCAGTATATTGTGAAGGATTTCGTGACGAGTGGGTTTATTGGTCGTATGAGGATAATCAGAGGCAATTCACGATTGAATTATATGATAACTACCAATTATACACATTCTTTTGGATTCTAAGATATCATGTGCACGGAGGAACGCATGTCAAAAAGACCAGGACGGAACAGCAAGAAGCCAGCATCACAGAAGTACCAACAAGAAAAGAGACGGGAGACCAACAAGCTGCGTAAGCAGGAAAAACATAAAAAGCGAATGGAGAAGAAAACCAGACGCTTAAAAGAAAAACAGAAATAGGGAGAACCGGATGGACCAGATAATACCAAGGAAGTATAAAAGCTACGGTGACTATATTAACGCTTTCAGATCATTTCCTTTAGATCTGGATGGGTTAAAACCAGTCGAGCGTAGGGTATTGTTATCTGCGTATCTGGTCGCAAGAGAGAAATTTGCAAAGTGTCCAAGGGTGGATGGAACTTGTATTGCTCGGTTCCATCCACACAGCACTACATATGGAACGATAGTCCAAATGGCTAATCAAGGTTTTCTAGAAAAACAAGGAAATTTTGGAAGCTCCATTGGAGTAGATCCATCTCCACCTGCGGCTATGAGATACACGGAATGTAAATTGAGTTCGAGAACTTATTCTTTAATGTTTAAGTATATCAAACACGTGCCTTGGGTTGAGAGCGAGTCAAAAGATGATAAAGAACCGCTTTTTCTTCCAACTATGTTTCCTGTATGTCTTATTGGAAAGGATTATAGTCAAGGTATTGGTTTTGGTTATCGGACTGTCATACCAACCTATTTAATTTCTGATCTCCATAAGCGACTCATGTGGTTGCTTGGGATCAGGAAAACCAAACCCACCATATCTCCAAGGTCGGATTGTCAAATTATAGCTGATGCAAAAACTTTGGAGAAATTACTCACCACGGGAAAAGCAGCAATACCAATGAAAGGTGTTATTAAAACCAACGCTGCTCTTTGCAAAGTCATCGTGAAATCTTGGCCGCCTGGTCGGAGATTTGAATCCATTCTCAATAAAGCAGCCATAAAGAAGATGTTAGATAACCAGGATATTGGATATATTGACTCTTCAAGTAAAAAGGTCGGAACTGAGATTGTCTTCAGTGTCTTAAAGCAAAGAAACCGAGATAAGATTTATAAAGCTTGTCTCAAAGCTATTCAAGAAGCCACGACAGGATCGGTAACATTTGAAATAACAATGACAGATACCAATAATCAGACTCGAGTTGTGCCTGTTGATGAAATGTTATTGAATACTTATAAAATGTTCACTGGTGTTAATATCAAAATGTTGAATCATGAAATAGATAAGACCAACGAGTCAATCAAAGAATTGACTGCTTTGTCCATGTTGCGGGGTCCTTTATCTAAATTAATGACTGACAAAAAATTTAGACAAGCACCGCTGAGTGAAAAAGTAATGGAGTTGTCAAATCAATCGAGTGTTGGATCGAACGTGGTTAAGGAAATTCTTTCCAAGTATCCAATTCAAAAATTATTAACTGTTGATACGGATACAGCTAAACTCCAAGAAAAAGTGAAGGAATTAAAAGATAACTTAACGAATATCGAAAAATACGTCTTGGACCAATATAGTAAGGCGGGAAAGGAATTGTTATGAAATCACAGAAAGGATTTACGTTGTTCGAGTTGTTGATCGCTATTGTGATTATTGGTGCAATAGCTGGTCTTGTTCTTGATTACGTCAAGGATAATAAGGAAGAATTAAAAGAAGGCGTCGCCAACATCAAGGAGATTGCTGGAGTTGTTTCTGAGAACTCACCGGTAAAAATTACCGTAACAACTAGTACTGACAAAGAACAAAAGATTGAAACGGTGCAGGGCACACCAACCATAGATTGTCAGTTGGTTGATGATGAGGGCAGAGCAATTGTCTATATCAACAAGACAAAGTTCTTTTATGGTGAAAAAGATAGTTATGGAGATATTCAAATGTTTCCATGTTATCAACTTCAAGGTAAAATTGAAACTGGGTGTGAGAATGGTGAAAGCACTCTGTTTATTGGTAATAGAAAATTCTTTTTGGGGAAAGACGACGGTTGGAGAAGTCTTAACCCAATACCATGTCAAGGAGGGTAACGGATGGCTATATGGCGTGTTAGAAAAATCTTTAAAGTGCCTGTGGGTCACAGGTTGAGTAAACACAAAGGTCTTTGTAAAAATATTCACGGTCACAACTTAAAACTTGAGGTACAAATTTCGTCGTTTGTGTTGAATGACAATGACATGGTTATTGACTTTAAAGATATTAAGACAATTGTAGAACCAATGTTGGATCAGTTCGACCATGCTATTTTAGTAAATAATTCTGACACTACAGTGAAAGAATTTTCAACCAAGGCTGGGTTTAAAACAAGAGTTTTGTATGATGAAGATGTTGACCCGACTGCGGAGGTCTTTGCGGAATACTTATTCTTGAAGATACAAAATTACGTCAATAAAATAGATTCTCGGCTGGTCCTAGATTGGATTCGTGTTTGGGAAAATGATGGAAGTATGACGGAATATTCGGAGTAACAAATGATTGAACTGACGAGAAGATCTGGGATTACAATTCCTGAGAAGTATAAAAATGAGACGTTCTATCACAAGATCAGAGCGCACTTATTCAGGAGACAAAAGCAATACAATACTCCAGATTACGTCATACAAAAATTCTTTATAGAAACACCAAATTATCTGACCATTCCAAGGTTCTTTCCTATTCATGAATATGTCGATTGTAAAATACGTGACGTATCACATGAAGGGAAAGATATCAAAATTAGTCATAATATTACTCCACGGAATGAAGCCCAAGAAAATGCTATAAAATATATGCTCGAGAACGACAGTGGTATTATTGAGCTACAACCTGGAATGGGTAAAACTGTGATCAGTATTTATACGATTGCGACAAGAAAGAAGAAGTCTTTGATTCTTGTTCACCGTGATTCATTGGTCGAGCAGTGGAAGAATAGATTTCTTACATTTACGAATTTGAAGGAGGATGATATTGCTAGACTTTCCTCAACTAAATTTGAGGAAGATTTACAAAAACCGGTGATTATCACCACAAACCAAACTCTATTGTCAATCTTAAATCGAAAACGAATGCAGTTCTTAGTTGAGCTTGATAAAGCTAGAGTGGGAATCTTTATTGGAGATGAAGTTCATACTACAATAGGAGCACCCACATTTTCTGAGGCGTCTATTCATATTCCATCTAGAGTGGTATTTGGGTTGAGCGCAACACCATATCGATGGGATGGTAATACAGATATTATTGAGTATCACCTTGGAGATACATATAAGGATGAAGATACATCAGATACACTACCAGCAAGAGTAACGGTCCTGTTATTTGATTTCGGAGTTGATATTCCAAAGAGATTTAAATATCTCAGATGGGAAGGTCAATTCCAAAGGAGTAGATATCTTAATCTCATAAAGAATTCAGAAATGGTGTTGGGTGTGAGCAAAGCTTTACTTGAGAAATTTCGAAGTCGTCATGTATTGTATATTGCTGAAAGATTAAAAGTCTTGGATGCTGTCTTTGACGATATAGAACATAATAGTAAAGCAATGTTTACGGCTGGATGCCCATTGGAAGCTTTAGAAGAAAGAATGACGTTCTCAACTCCAGGTAAATGCCGTGATGGTGTAGATGCTCAATGGAAAGATGTCTGTATTATGACTTCACCAATCAAAAATATACATCAAATGGTTGGTCGAATAAACAGAGCTTATCCAGACAAACAAGAACCAATCGTTATCGACATGGTTGACATCGGGTGTCCAGAAATCTCAAGCAGTTATTATGGACGTAAACAATATTATGAGTCGAAGGGATGGTTTGTACAACATATTGTTGTCGACCAAGCTCGTAATTTGCACCCAGTAGATGAAAAAACTGCTATGAAAATTCTTAGAGGCAAATTATGATAAACCCTTATGAAGTCGGTGAAGTTCCGGTATTATGTCCATGTGATGAATGTATTGTAGGCGTGACATGTTCCTCTTATTGTAAGTCATATCAACTGTGGAGACGTCACAACATGGAGAAACCAGAACAAGAGATACGAGTTAGAGGCAAAAAAAGAACAATTTCAGTGAGGACGTATGAAATTTCGAGCAAGTGAGGTAACGAATAGTTCCTCAACCTCGTTTATGGTGTTTATTCCAGAGAAATTAGAAATACAAAAGTTCCTACATCTAATACCAGAGCAATCCAAAAAAGATTATAAAGAGTGGATTACAAATGAGGATCCGGAGGCTGAATCTCTTGAAGACATGGTTGTATCTCAGTTCGGACTGATAGCAAGCGATGTGATGACATATTGTGAGGATGGTGTTGAATACATTGCATATTGGGCGGTTCTGGACATTCTTGAAGAGCTTGAGCTAGTAATAAGAAAATGGGATTCATCTATGGGTTGTGGAGCAATTTTCAATATCAGTAATAAAGAAATACAAGACAAAATTGATCAAATAGTAGATGGTCAATGGGGTATTCGTCACGGTGGTTGGGGTTCGAAAGACGGAGAAACGATATGAAATTTATTGGTATAGCAGATTTACATCTCTCAATGTATTCTCAAGATCCTATAATCAAAGGGATGCCTGAGAGATTGTATTATCTTAACTTCGTATTACGAGACATTGCAGAATATGCGATTGCTCATTCTATTGAGAATATTGTTATTGCGGGTGACACATTCCATACAAAGAGCATTATACATTCTCTGGCTCAATCTGTATTATTAGATTGGATACGAGATTATAATCCTAAGCTTACCTTTTGGATTATAGATGGAAACCATGATATGTCTTCGAAGTCTGGTGAAGGAGTATCTGCTCTCAAATGTGTGGATAATGAACCAAACGTGGTAATGATGCACGAGCCGAAGCAAGTCGAGGAAATATTGTTTGTTCCATGGCATGCAAAAACGATGGTCAAGACAATAAAGGAGAATACCTCACCCTTTCTAGTGTCGCATTTAGGGTTAAATGAGGCGCAATTAAATAGCGGTATATCTATTATATCTGACATCAAGATCGGCGACCTGCGACGGTATGGGCGGTGTATATTCGGACATTATCATGCTCCGCAAGAGATAGGCAATGTAATTATCCCAGGTTCTATTATACAATTGGACTGGGGTGAGAAACACGAGGAAAAACGTTTTTTGGTGGTTGATACTGAAGCCGACAGTGTGCAATCTGTCCCAACAACAGGTTACAAGAAACATTATGTTATTGAAATCACGTCGGAGAATAAAGAAGAACAAGTCCTCGAAGCGAAGAAATTACAAGAAGAAGGTCATATTGTAAATCTTCATAGAATTTCGGGTGATGTGAATGTTGAGGATTTACGAGAAGATTTTCGAATTATTGATAAGGTCGAGAAAGATATTACGAATAGAGGAATTGACTCGAGTATGTCCACTGTAGATAAGCTGAAGCGGTATATGGAAATTCAGGAAGTTCCTGCTGAAGAACAGGAAGCTTATCTAAGATGTGCATTGGATATCATTCGAGCTACGACAGGGGAGGAAATAGAATGTACATCTTACTCATCATCGTCTGGCTTGGTGTCGGTATAGTAACTTCGGTCACGGTCGGTATTAATGACTATCGAAAAGGGAAAGAACTCAAACCGGATTACTATTTTCTGTTAATCCTGATGGGTCCAGCATATCATATCAGCGGAGCCATCGAGTGGTACTTCAGAGAGAGGAAACAATAATGGGACGTAATGTTGACCTTGGTCAGGATGTCAATAAAGGCACGCCAAAGACCGCTGAGGAATTACAAAAACAAAAGATGATCTATATGAATATTCCAACTGTAACAATGTTGATGATAGACATAAAAGATTATCCAAATTGTAGAAGATATGTCAAAGCATTTGTGCAATCTATTCGAAACTCTATGTCCAAAAGAGAACTTCGGAAAGAATTGTTCAAAACTTTCGGGGTCAAGACCTTGAAGAAAATGCAGAGATTAAAACCAAAAGAGCTCGAGCTCTTAAAGGAGATTTACGGCGACGATATCTGGGGAGAATAATATGAAGCAAGTGAAATTTCGACATCTTGGGATGAAGAATTTCTGCAACCATATCGAACCAGTTGAAATAAATTTTGTGGATGGACAATTAATATTGGTCACTGGACCAAATGGTTCTGGAAAAACATCAATGTTCCAAGCATTACCCTATGTTTTATACGGGGTTTGTGAAAAGGGAAGAGGTGAAGATGTCCTAAATGACAAAACGAAGAAAAATTGTCATGTGTGGGTTGAATTTACAGTGGGGGATGATGTTTATCGAGTAGACCGTTATGTGAAATTTACTCGATTAGGTAATACAGTCACACTCAAAAAGAATGATGTTGTGACCCATAAAGGACATAAAGAGGTTCTGCCAGAAATTGAGAAACTCTTGGTTCCGTATAAGTTATTTACAAATACCCTTCTCTTTGGTCAAAAAGTGAAGACTTTCTTTACTGACCTAAAAGATTCTGAGCAAAAAGAGATCTTTAGAAAGATACTGAAGCTCGGTGATTATGTTATGTTTCATCAACAGGCTGGTAGGCAAGTAAAAGATGTCGAGAATGATATTCAAGTGCTTGTCAATGATATTTCTGTTTCAACGAGTCTGATAACACAAACGGCGTCTGATATTGAGAGACAAAAGGAATTGCAAAAAGAATTCGAGCAACATAAGGACGAAGCTCTCAACAATCTCAAAACCATCAAATCTTTGCTCATAACCAAAATTCATGACCTTGAAGACAAAATAAAGGAGTCTGATGGGTTTGACACAAAGATGCAAGATGTGCTTGAGCAACTAGCTGTTGTCAATAATGAGTTAGATTCTATCGAGTCAGAAAAGAAGGCTGAACGAGATAAGATTGAAACTCGAGCGCAGGCAACTCTCGCAGGTATGGAGAAGGACGCACAAGAAGCAAAAACATTGGTTTTAGAAGAGTTCCAGTTAAAACGAGATGAAATCTCAGAGCATTACAACGCACAATTAAAGGATGTGGACGAAGAAGTCAAACTTCTAGATGCTGATCAAACAGAACTGCTGGCGACGATTGCATCTCAGGAAAGTGAGATAAAAGGTCTTGAGGATCGATCAAATGATCTAGGAATTGATTCTGAATTGTCTGTTTGCCCAACTTGTCTTCAAGAAATTACAAAGGAATGTATTGGGCATATCAATGACAAAATAGCTGGATTTGATAAGCAAATTGACGCCCTTCAAACATGTCTTACAACAAACCAAAAGGCACTACGAGAAAATCAACATAGAAAGAACGAGTGTCAAATTAAGTCTGACGACATTAAAAAGAAAAGAAACGAAGAGTTTCTTATATTAAAGGAGGAAGAGGACCAAAAAACAGCAGGTGTGCAAGAGCGACTTACTGCAGCAATAACAAAGTTGGACGCAATGGTTGTAGAGACCAAACTAGAATGGACAAAAGCCATTGAGGGTAAGAAACTCACATTGGAGAAACAGAAAGATGTGCTAAGTACGTCCAAACAAGAACTCCAAAAAGTTTTGGATCAGAGGGTTTCATTCCAACAAGAGCTGCAGAGCACGCAAGTTGACTACGCCGGTAATAAAGAAGCTCTTGAACGAGAAGAGGAAAGTGAATTTGACAAATCAATGTTTCGTTCTTTGATTGTAAAGTTAGAAGAACTTAGGAGTAAAACTGAGGAGTATCAAACAAACAAAGAAACTCTAGAACGTGAATTGAAGATGGTTCAATTTTGGAGAATAGGATTTTCTCCATCGGGTATTCAGTCTATGCTTATTGATGAAGCAATTCCATTTATGAATGAGAAAATTGCTGAATATATGTATAAACTGTCCAACGGGAGATATTCTGTTACATTCGATACTCTCAAAGCTACAAAGGCTGGGGAGTTTCGAGATAAGATCTCAGTTGAGGTTTTTGATAACACCACACATGCTGACGCGCGAGTGAAATTGTCAGGTGGTCAAGAACGAATAGTTGATATTGGGACAATTTTAACTTTATGTGATTTACAGAGTATGATTCAAGATGTGGAATTTAATCTCTTACTCTTTGATGAGATATTTGATGCTCTTGACGACGAAAACATCGGCTTTGTAGCAAATCTCATAAAGATGGTGTCAAAGGATAAGTGGGTTGGAGTTATTTCACATCGTCATATTGACCAAATCGAATCTGACGAAGTTCTCAGCTTCAGGGGGTAATTATGTTATTCAAAGCTAAATACCCGTGTGATAGACCCGTGGTTGGTATTGCAAATGGAGTAATTTTCTCAATTCCATGTTGGTTATTGATTCTTTGGATAATTTTGTGAAGAGAGGTTTTTATGCGTGAGAATTTAATTAAGGAAGTATTCGAAGGGAAAAGAACGAAATGTTTGAATTGCAGGAAAGGTATAAAAACCGGACAAACAACTGTAAAGTCTTGTTGGGTCGATCATCAAGGTAAAGAAAGATTTGCAAGATTTTGCACAGAAGAATGCGCTGATGAATTTTACCTAGATTGTTTATCTAGGAAGTCAGGTGTATATTTCTAGAGAAGGAGGCCGAATGGACAAAATCCAGATTGTGAGTTGGTTGCTCACCAGGAGATGTAATTTACGATGTGAATATTGTGCTCTGGTGAGGAACTATAAAGGAAAACCGGATAAATATCCGGACATGAAACATTACCACCAACATGAAATGTCAACGGAATACATTCTGGAAGTTCTCGCAAAAATTAAAGAACACAATCCGAATGCATTCCACATCCTTTATGGCGGCGAACCCTTATTGCGGAAGGATCTCGCCCAAATTGTTAATTTCTGTAATGAGAATGATATTCATTACACCATCATCTCAAATAACTCAAAAGAAATAATGCCTATGTTTGAAGATTTGATGGTTGAGGTCGACCATATCAATGGTTATACTGCCTCTGTGGATCCAGTTATTGTAATGGATCCGGATAAGGTAGATCCGCATAGACTTGATAAGAGTTTATCTGGATATGCAAAACTTCTGGCGTTAAAGAACTTGTATGGTAAAGAATTGATTAAAGACCCTGTGGCAGAAATCACAGTCGATAATGAATCCGTTCCTTATCTACACAAGTTGGTATCTATGTTGTCAGAAGCGGGAATCAGCAGTGATATCACATTTGTGGATATTGCAAAAAGTCCATATTACGATTTCTCAAATGTATTCGATGAGAGTCAGTTGGTGGAACAATCTGATGAATTGAGCATTCAATTTGATAAAATCATCGATGACAAATTGGATGTTCATATGGCTGATAAACTATTGCCAGCTATTTGGAAGATTCTGCCAGCGGATATGGATTGTGGTATTGAGCACAATGTTCATAATATGACAATTGATGCTGATGGAACTGTAAGGTTGTGTTTGAGAATTCGCGGATTGTCGACTCCAATGGTAAAAGCAATTGATGCCTTTGGGCGAGGTGGAAAACTAAATCCATTTCTTAAACAACAGCTCAAGAAAGACAAAGTCAAATACTGTAGAGGTTGTAACTGGACATGTATGCTTATGAGCCAGATAATTACAAAACAATCACATCTGTATCGTGACTTAGTGCACACCGAGAGGAGAGAATGAAATTTCGAGCAAGTGAAGTAACGAACTCATCTTCAACGTCGTTTTTGATGGCATTTAAAGGAGATATCTACAATCTATACGAATTACTGGTGAAGTATAAAGAACATTTTAAGCTTCACTATGAATTATTTAATGAAGAGGTTTATGATATCCATGTATGGGATGTCATCAGGGCGTTGGATCAAGTAGTTAAGAGCAATTCAGAACAATTATGGATTAGACCCGAAATTAGGAAAATTGACGAAGGTATTCAAGAACTTAAATCTGATCTTGATTCTTGGAAAAATGATGTATCATTTAGAGAGGATGGTTGGGTCAAAAGAATTGTTACGGGAATCCAAGAAAAGATTGCTCTTCTTGAGAGTGCAAAAGAGAAAGGATTGACATCATTTCTAAAAATTGGTTTTGGAGACAACGACGGTGAAATATCAGGTGGTCGTGTTGGAACCACAATGGACTATGAGGGTCGAAAAATTCGAATTGATGAACCAGACTTTGTAATAGTTACGGAGCAAAATAGGTAACGGAGGAAAGAACAAATGGCAACTCCAGATGATGTAATAACGAGCGCAACAGCGTTCTTTCAAAAAGTAAAGGAGGAAGACAAGGTAACCATTAAATTTGTGAAAAAAGATGGGACTGAGAGGACAATGAAATGCACTCTCAATTTTCAGTATGTCCCGTTAGCGAGGAAACCGAAAGATGTGAATGTGGCTAAAATTCTCGAGCGATTGCACAAACACGGAATTATCAATGTCTATGATCTTGAAAAACAAGATTGGCGTAGCGTTCCGTTCAAACAAGTGCAGTGGTTGGAGACAGGCGAAGAAGACCAACCAGACAGAAGGAGATTTAGAATACAACCACCGAGGTAAACAATGAAGTTTTTCACAGCAGATTATCATTTAGGACACCATGGAATTATAGAAAGTTGTGATCGTCCTTTTAGACAGACTCGACATATGGATAGTGTTATTATTAAAAATCATAACCGTGTGGTTGATGATAATGATGACGTTTATATCTTGGGAGATTTTACAATGATGACGAAAAGTCATCGAGGACAAATCGAACAATATGTGAGGAAATTAAAAGGTCGATTACATTTGATTATGGGGAACCATGATGTGAAAGATCCGTGGTTTTGGACAGAATTGGGGTTTTGGTCTGTTCATGCTCCATATTTTGAAGTTGAAGAATTCATATGTGTCCATGATCCGGCTCTTTCTCAGGTATGGGTGGATAAGTGGTTTCTTTGCGGGCATATACACACTCTATTTTATATGCAGAGAAACTGTCTGAATGTTGGAGTGGACATGCATAATTTTACACCATTATCCATCAAACAGGTGAGAGAGCAAGTTTTGGATTATAGGAACGGTACAAGATACACAGCTAGAAAGTGGTTACAAAATATGAGAAGAGAACGAGAAAGGAGTGCTTTGAATGGTTAGAAAAGATCTCGCCATCGCATCCTTAGAAGTAGATCCAGAAAATGGGAAAGTTTGGTTGAATACAGACAAATGTATCTTGAGAATAACAGGTCTTGAATTCACGACCAAATCGGACGACTTTACTATGTTAGACGTGTTCGGTAAAAAAGCTCAAATGGTTGAGAGTCAGACTAAACCTCAGGATGACGATCTTTTGACGTTTTTGATGAATTCAGCCAACTTTCTAAAGTCGGAAATGGATCATAATCCGACCATCGTCGACAAAGGCGCATTTTTGGAGCGGATGCTGGCAACTATGAGACAAATGGTTGACAGAGATTATCGTGTTGAAGGAGGTAATGATGCCAATTCTAGACACACTGTTGTCTGAGATCGAAAGTAGTGATGTTGACGAACAGGTCAAACAACTTTGTGATCAGATAATGGATGAAGAAAGGGGAGAAGAAAAACAACCATATCGTGGACCCGATGGACCAAATGTCTTCTTAACACTGGAGATTGGAAAGGATCAAAAAGAAATATTCTTTCTGACATTAGAAAGGGAGGAACCAGAGAAATACATTGTGGCTCATTATGCGAAGAAACGTGGCTTGCTCGTAGGTCGAGGAATGAATCCTGAGGACAGACAACCGCCTTTGAAAAGGATAAAGGCATGGGAAGTGAAACAAAGCAAAGCTGCAAAAATCGTAACTGAGTTTGCGAAGAAACTCAAGTATCTTAGAGGTGAGTGATTTGCAAAAGGAGATCAAATATGATGGAAGAGATTGTGTTAAACCGTGAATACGCAAGTTTGGTAGTCAGTAGTGAAGACATACCTGACGACGAAACATTTACTCCGTTTCGACGTAAAAGGTTGGTACCAACTGCAGATTTTTATCAACGACTTGGATCCAAATCAAATCTAGAACTCGGAACGTTCCTTCCTCAGAACACCAGATTTGTACAACAAGTTGGTGTCGACAGTGCACTAGTCATTATTGAGGAAGAACCTCGACTCAGGAATGTTACAGTTGACATGGACTTAGAAGGAACAATCGAGAAATTCAAAATTACAGGCAAGTTGGAAGAATATGGTTATGACGAGTGGTTGAAACACAATCGTAAACCATATCGGATGCAGCTAGCCTTTCCTTACATTATCTATATTATCCTTCTGACAAAAGGTGGTGTGTCGTGCGCCAAACCGTACTATCGATTACAGCCGATAGTTTGTATGGAGGATTATCTCCTCAGACCAAATCTCCCAAATATTGGCGGAGATGGTTCATTATGTTTGGGAGATTTTGAAAACAAAACACCGAAGCGAGGCATCTTTGATCAAGCAAGCGGTGTTATTGAAAGATTCTGGGTCAACTCCTTTAATAAAGATCTTTCGGAGCGCTATGAATCTTACTCAAAAGTGCCTGAAGTCTCTGACTTTCTTACTTGGCAGTATAACTCCATGAAAGACCCTATGTTTATCTATGGGGTTAAATGGAAGAAGGAGGATTATACACTTGGAGGTGCTGTTGAACATACATTGAAACATTATGCGGTATCAGGTATGGGTAATTCTATGTTTTGTTTTGACTCTCTTAAAGGGGTCTTCACAAACAGAAGAAAAATCAGAGAAAATTCAAGACTCTTGATCAATGTGACGGAATCAACTGCTTTGGATGGTGGTGCTGTTCTGGCTGTTGGTGACGAAGTGACATACAAGAAAAAGAATCATTATGTCAAAACCTTTATTGGAAATCGGTTTGAATCTCCAACTTCTGTAGTGCTAGAACCGGAAGAGGGTGGAGAAGATGTTGAAGTTGAGTTGACACCATCAAGACAGAAATCTTTTTCAAAACAGATGCTTGGAGACAAGTTGCTTAAATCTGTAGAGATTAATGGGTTGACAGTTGCCGTTGGAGATATCATCATTTTAACGTATCCTGAAAATTCGTATCGTAAGATCACAAAATTGAGGAAAGCGAGAGATGGAAAAATTGAAGCTCAGTGTAATCGAGCTGATTATTATCTTTTGGAAAACCTCAAATTCAAAATCTTTGATGAGAATAAGGTAACTATCGGTGATGTAGAAGTTGGGAAAAATGACGAAGTGTATCTACTAAGCAGGTCGAGTGGAAGGCGTGAAAGACCATTCTGTTATGGTAATAAAGCCGTCTTTGTTGGTTTTGATGATAAACGTGGAACTCTGGTGGCTAAGTTTCAAGATGTTGATACAGGACACTCAGATACGCATCGAGTTTCTCTCACAGGAGATAGTCATACAATAGCTCCTGTTAAGGATATGTTTGTCCCGCCAGCATACAGGATCTTCTGTAAGTTACACTCAAATCTAAAGACAGACAAACCTCAATATCCGTTAATACGAGGAAAGGGAATTATGGTTCCTTCTGGCGGTGTCAGCAATCGGCGTTATGATTCTGAAGTTGTCAAGAAGTCTATCTTGTCCGAAGATCGAAAAGAAATCAATATTCCCAGTTTTGACATTGATATTAACTTTAAGGTCGGTGATGAAGTAGTTGTAGCCGATTGGGATGACCCAGTTGAAATGCTGAAGATTCGAACCATCAAGCAATTCTTAGTTTCCGACAATAAAATCACTGTCAAAACAGTTGATGGTCAAGGAAACGAAAGAAGAGATGAGTATATTGACTTTGCTGATGGTTTTATCTGGACAGGTAAAATTCGACATATCATGCGAGAATTTGCAGGCATTAAATCTGGTGATAAAATCAGGGCAAAGACTGCTGGTATTTACATGTTCCCAAAGAAAGATGTTAACACAGTTATTGGGTTCTTGCCTGATTGTGGTGAAGGACATTATCCATTGATGCTCTGCTCGAATCTATGCACACAGTGGGCGAGTCCGAGCTCATTGGTAAACTTCGATGTGTATAAAATAACAGATCCGAAGTGGCACAAACTTAAGAATGCTCCAATTCAGCTGAGCAAACTCAAACCCCAATGTGGTGATACTTATATCCAAGATAGAGATCATAAACGGATATTTGTTGCGATCTATCGACGATATCATTACAATAAACTTGCTTTAACGAATGTGGTCAACCGGTGGGGATATGGTTATTCCAATAATATGGAACCATACTACATGGACAGCATGAAGAGGTTTGGTTTTCTCTCACCTCGATATACCCTCGCTAGAATTGACATGATGCGAGGTTATAAGAAGTGGGGATTTTCAAATCTTCAAAACGGGTTTACAGAACATTCATCAGCAGAATTCAATTACAGGGAGGATTGGGATTATGTTCAGTGTCTGGATTAATGACGGGCAGACAGAGATGCCGCCAGATGATATCTTGTATATTATCTCAAAAGAAGGCATTTTTCTGAAAAAGAAGATGGGTATGTTCGAAAGTATGGCGAAAGTTGATGGTATAGGAATACTCAATGAGATGGACGCATACGCGAGCATGGATATTAAAAAGATTCCGGCGAAACTGTTTGCTGAGGTGCAGAGATTTTTCACGGCTGTTTACAATCAACATCATGGAGAAGCGAATGTCATTATTCATTATAACCAGAAAAGAAAGACGTATCGCATCGAAGTGCCAAAACAGGAAGTTTCAGCGGCTGGAACAGAATATGAAAGTGAGGTGAGTTATAAAGACTTTGTAAGGCTTGGAACCATCCATAGTCATTGTAATTTCTCAGCATTTCATTCTGGGACTGATCAAAATGACGAAGCAACATGGGATGGTCTCCATATCACAATCGGTGACAATCTTAAACCAAGATTCTCGGTTGCTGCATCTATCGTAGCAAATGGGACTCGTTTTCCAGTAAATCCAACAGATTATGTAGAGGGTTTGGAGTTGGATTCATACGAGCAACAGCTTGGTGAAGTTCATATCAACCAACTTCAAGCACAGGGAAAAGCGATACCAAAACCGAAAGAGGTCCTTGGATATAAAATTACATCCAACACTAGCGGATTCCCCTCTAAATGGATGGACGGAATAACGAAAAAGGTATACGAAGGGGTTGTCGTTCATGGCTCCGGAGTGCCTGTTCGTGGTTCTAGAAGATGGGGTCGACATTACGGTCATTGGGGTCAACGATTTCATCAACGAGATACACAACAACCTGGTCTATTTGACGGGGTTGGAAATTCGTTTTACCCACCAGACCCTTCAATGATGATTCCAGAACCTGGAAAAGGTGATTCATATACCGACATTCTCTATCGTCAATTTGGAAATGACGATGAATGGAATCCATGTGAACAATGTCCATATAAGGATTACAAGGTTGACATGCTTATGGAAGAAGTGATTGACGCCTTGGATCTTGATGACGACCAACTTGAATCTCTTGGTTATGAGTTTGTGGAAGAGGATGGGGCGTCTGTGGATGTCGCAGGTGACCTCACTGTCACAGGTGAGGAATCAATTCACAATTACGTTCCCGAGCACCTGGACCAAGAAGGATTTGGAGAAGGGAGGCACGGATGAATATCAAGGTTATTGGCCTGGGTGGGGTCGGCACTTACCTCTGTGAAGCGCTTTGTAGGTTTCTAAATTACTCGTCAGTAGAAACGCCTCAACTTACATTGGTTGATGGGGATGCTTACGAGCACAAGAATTTGCAAAGACAAGTGTTCACTGATTTTGGTAATAAGGCGAAAATCAAATCTGAGGATTTGAAAGAGAATTATCATAAGATCTATATTGAAGATGTAGACTCTTATGTCAATGCAGAAAATGTCGCCCAAATTGTCAAAAATGGTGATGTTGTATTTGTATGTGTCGATAACCACAAAACAAGGAAAGTGATATCTGACCACGCCGAAGGGTTAGATGATGTCACAATCATTTCGGGCGGTAATGAATTTACCGACGGTAATGTCCAAATTTATGTGAGAAAGGGAGGTGTGAATTTATCACCATCACTGACGGACTACCACCCGGAAATAGCAACCCCAGGTGACCGGTCACCTGAGGATATGGGCTGTGAAGAATTGGCAGAGGCTGAGCCGCAGCTTCTGTTTACCAACCTTTCGGTAGCTACAATCATGTGTTGGGCGTTCTACACAGTAGTTTTAAATGGCAAAGAGCCAACTAGTTGTGCTGAGATCTATTTTGACATTCAAACAATGAGTGTTAGATCTCAAACCCGAAAACCCTTAGTAAAAGGAGATCGATCGAATGACGAGAGCAATATTGAAAGAGAAGACAGTAGCCGAACTGCGCCAAATGTGTCGAGACCAGAGCATACCTGGAATGAGCAAGAAGCGCAAGGACATTATCATTGATGCCATTCTGAAGGCCAACAAGGTCACTGCCAGAGCAAAGTCCACAGGTCACATGGCGAAACTGAGAAAGACTGCCGGTGTGGAAAAAGTCACAAAGGCTGACTTCAAAATGTCCAGCGTCATGACCAATCCCGAAAAGAAATTTGGGGATAGGTGTACGACAGCCATCAGTGTCTCTTGCGGAGCCAATTCTGGTAAGTTTCCGGTTGCAGGAAAGACTGTTGGTGCCGTTGGTGAATTCTTGAGGGAGGTTCTCAATGTAGGCCGCCTCGATGAAGGTATTGTGAACGGCGACAAGGTTGACGGAAGCTACGTCCTCAAAGAAGGGGATGATTTGGAGTTCTTGAAACCAGCAGGCCGTAAAGGCTAGTATCTGAGCGAAGGAGTAGCTCGGGTACTAGTAGTCGGGCTACTCCTTCAAACAAGGAGGATGTCATGCCAATATATCAAGGCGATATGGTTAAAGCCGTGGAAGAACATCCCGACTACTATGTACTTGAAAATCAAGAAGGTGAGAAAGTAAAAGCCTACAAAATTAATCTTGACGAAGTAAACAAATTACATGAAGAAAGCGTTCGTAAGGTCGCAGAAAGATTGAATAAGGATGATATATTTCAAATCCTTGCAGTTCTTACAGATATTCTAAACGACATTCCAGATGTGATATCTTACGAAGTGGTTGCTACGAAACTAGCATGCAACCTACAATTACTTTACGACAAAGTCGGAAGTCCCAATCTGTTTCATCACCCAATTAAGAATATCTCCCTTGAGGTTTATGGGAGAGCAGAAAGTTTTGTTAGAGAGGTAGTACAATTATACGAGACAATCATTGAGATTGCTGAAATGATGAAAGAAATGGGAAAGTTGTCAGAAGTACAGACAGCGCAAATACCCTATAGAAAATATACAGTTCAAATAAATACTGAAGACCAGGCTTCGTTTCATAACGAAATATTAGAATTGGTTGAAAAGTACAGACGTAGTGGGAAAACTGTTAAATTAAGGCGAGAAAAGATTCACAGAACATTTTCAGAAATCGCTTGATTTGTGAAACAAATTCATTTATAAAGAACAAATAACAAACCTTATAGGTCGAGAGAGAAACAATGGAGGATACCCGTGGAGAAAGTTGCAATAGTAGGCTGTGGTAGTCTGGGTAGTCATTTAGCACAAAGTCTCTCTGAACTTGATGAAATCAAGGATTTAGTGCTTATTGATCATGATAAGGTTGAGAAAAAGAACCTTAGAAACTCCTGTTTTCGAACGGGAGATATAGGTCAGCAAAAGACTGAAGCTCTTTGCTGCTCGATTGGGCAGCGAAGAGAAGATGTTATACTGACAGCAATAAATGAGAAATTTATCGAAGGTAAAACACCAATACCCGAATGTGATTTGGTGATTGATTGCAGAGATTATGTATATGATCGAAAGGGTAGTATTCATGTTCGAATGTATATGTCATCTCGTTATTTAATCGTAGATGGAAGACATGATGTTGAATATGCGTCAAACCATCAGGGTCGATATCTACATCGTTTATCGAAAACGGATTTGCGAGTAGCAGCCTTTAGCGCAGCAGTATTGGTACAAAAGGGATTGCTACAAGAAATCATAGACAAACAACTCATACATAAAATCGAGTTGGATTATCTAAATAGAGACATTGCGGAGTCCATGGCGTTGGTTAGAAGGAAACCAGACGAAATATTGGAGCCGCATGAGGGAGAAAGGAAATTAACAAACCTATACGAAAACCTACCAAAAATAAGGGATATGAACCAAAATCATCCAGTATTCATCTTCGTTGGAAGTAGAGAATATCCAATTGTCAAAAGAAAAATACCAGCAGGCTCAATTCGAGATTCTAACGATGCGATAGCCTGTCTAATTTCCTCACTAGACTTACCCTTTGTATTCAATAGTTATATCGTGTCACCTGGTTGTCATAACGGGTGTCACTTCGTAGAGTTAATTGCCGAGACAGGTGCGGCGTAGGAAAGGTAGGAGGAGAACACGAAATGATAAGGGTCCCCGTTAAGATGGAAATAGTTCCGACGAAACTTATCTTTAAAGGAGAAGTGAGACCCATTACAGACATAGTAGATAAATTTGTATTTCATGGGTTCACTTTACACTTTACAGATAGTGATTTGCTTAAGAGGGTTGTTATTAATGGGGTACATCCAAACTGTCATCCAACGTCTGGAGAACTTTGTCTTCCAAAAGATCTAAAGTTCAAAAAATCGGATGAAACCATAATACCAACTGTAGCGAATCTATTACAAACTTTTAACCTCGATGACAGTTACTTTCAACCCTGGCACGAATTCACCTATGAATAGGAGGGTTATGCATGGATATTAAGAAATCCAGCAAAGAAGCTTGTGAAAAAATCGGTAAAGGGTTGGCTCCTGTTGCTCTTGAACTTCTAGAAAAAGTTGAAGAACCTTTAAAAGAGAGTGGGGTCAAAGCAGTAAATGTGTTAATTGAAGTAGCAAAAAATGGCTTGACTACAGCCTGGAAAGATAAGAAAGAAAAAATTGTAGACAAGTTGTCAAAGGAGAAATCGAATGACCAAAAAGAGCAAGGAGAAGACTCCTGAAGAACAATATCCGGCAATATTTGAATTGCTCGGTGGTCTTGAGGCTTTAGAAAAACAAGCCACTGAATTCATAGAAAAGATAGTCAAGAAAAAGAAGATGGAGTTGACCAAGAAGGACATCAAGGCTATTGCAGCCGAAGTGATTCCGGATTTGGACGAGCTTATTTCAAGAAAAGTAAAGGAACATCTGTTGTTCCTAGCTGACAGTATCAACAAGACATTTAAAGAGGAGGATTAGCTTATGCCAGGTCTTCTGGACTACGCACGATTTTGTGAGGAATTACCCGAAGTCAAATCCTCAAAAATCATGGATAAGAAACACTTCCATGAATATGGACTGTTCTCGGAGCAGATCTTTGGACCCTTAAAGAACTATACCTGTCAATGCGGAACGTATTTTGGAATTTCAAAAGCTGGTGGCACATGTGGAGACTGCGGTGTTGACATTGTTAATAGTGATGAAAGACGAAGAAGGTTTGCAAAAATTGTTTTACCCATTCAAGTCATGAATCCAGTATTTTATGATCTCCTGATAGATGTGGGTGGTAAGGACATCAAGGGCGCTGTCGACACGCTTCTGAAAAAAGAAGATGCAGTAATGTATATGGACGGCGATGAATATGTTGTGACCACCGAAGACCATTTACCAGAAAATGTTTCGGACAAATGGGAAAGATTGGAAGCCATTCAAGAGTTAGTCGAAGGGTTGGCTGATAAACTTGCTGATGAAATGGATGAGTGGCGAAAAATACAAGATAATGTCCACAAGATGTTCTTGCGTGAAATTATCGTGCTGCCTCCAGATCTCAGACCAGCGGCAAAGGGCGTTGAGAGGAATAGTCAGGTTGTAGATAAGATTAATCGTTTCTATAACCAGATTCTCAACAAGAAAGAAACTATGGAAGAGACGATGGTTGATATTCTTAGAAACAAAGAACTCTTCTATAGTTACTTTAAACAACTACAAAAGGATGTCAACGATTTGTATAGTCACATCGTTGAAAAGATGTCAAAGAAAGAAGGGTTGATTCGAGGTAATATACTCGGTAAGAGAATTGATTTTTCTGGACGTGCAGTGATTATTCCTGATCCAACTATTAACTTGGAAGAATGTGTACTTCCATATTTAATGGTTCTTGAGTTATTCAAACTCAAAATTGCAAAGAAACTTATTGAAGTTGGTAAGTTTAAAACCCTAAATCAAGGGATTGACTTTGTCGACAATTGCATCGAATATCAAATACCAATATTGTTTAGTCTCTGTGAAAATTTGGTTAAAGGAGAGGTCTGTCTATTAAACAGACAACCATCCTTACACCGATTAAGTATGTTGGGATTTAAAGTTAAGGTGTCTCTTGATAATGTTATCAAGATTCACCCGTTAGCCTGTCCCCCATTTAACGCAGATTTTGATGGGGATCAAATGGCAGTGTATATCCCAATCTCAAGAAAGACGAAAGACGAAGTGCTTGACAAGTTCCTTATTACCAGAAATTTCACAAATCCAGCAAATGAAAGTCTTACAACAACACCGAGTCAAGATATTATTCTTGGACTCTACATGCTTACAAAAGACCAATTTCCAGAATTATTAGAGCAACAAGAATACAAGGGTGAAACCCTTACGAAGGGAAGAATAATGTTTAATGAATGTCTTCCCGAAACTTATCCTGTTGTAAATACTGTTGTCGGCAAAAAGCAGCTTGGGGCAATACTCAATCAAATCAAACGCGAGTATCCCTATGAAGTTATGACTGTAACTCTGGATGCAATTAAAAGATTAGGGTTTAAATACAGTACGTTATATGGAGCTTCTATGTCATTGAAAGCTTCTCGGGTTGTAGGAGCCAATGAATTACAAGGTTCTCTATATGGTGAGGATGAAGATATCAGGGAGCAGTTAAATAATGTTTCTAGTAGAGAAACAGAACGTTTCTTGGAAGACAACTTCTCTTACTCATATATGATTGAATCTGGAGCAAGGGGTTCTTGGGATCAGGTAAGACAAATAGTGTTAACTCGAGGATTTATCTCGAACTTCAAGGGTCAAATTATTCCACACCCGATAAAACATAGTTTTCTCAACGGGTTGACACAAAAGGAGTTCTTTGATTCAACATATGGAAGTAGAAAAGGGCTTCTGGACGTTGCTCTTAATACAGGGTCATCAGGTTATCTTTCTAGAAAGTTAATCTTTGCTTGTGCTAATTTGATTCTTGACACATCTGTTGATGATTGTGGCACGGAAGACTTTCTCGACGTGTTTGTATCTGACAGGAAGAAAGCAAAGATGTTAGTCGGTAAATGGATGAAAGATAAGAATGGTTTGAAACTTATCACCGAGAAAAATTATGGAGAGATTGAGGGTGAAACAATCCAGGTAAGAAGTCCTATATTCTGTAATAATCCTGGAGTCTGTTGTAAATGTTATGGTGAATTATACAAGTCGATTGACAGTAGATTTGTGGGTGTTATTGCAGCTCAATCTATGGGAGAAACAAATACACAGTTGGTATTGAGAACCTTCCACACGAGTGGGGTTGCTGTTATCAAGGATATGCACCAAGATGACGATATGAAGCAAATGGATATTGTTAATGATTTATCTGTAGCTTCTAAACTTCTTCATCAATTTAGGGGTGAGACGTATATTACTCTTGTCCATAAGCTATATGAAGTTTACAATAATAGCAGATCCATACACCATGTTCATTTTGAATGTGTGGTTGCCCAGTTGATGTGGTTTGGTTATACCAAATGGCGTCTTCACCACAATCGAGACAGATACACACCTGAATTCCATTCTGTTCAAACAGTCCCATCATATGAAAGTTGGTTATTGGCGTTGGCATTCTCAAACCCAAAGAGAAGTATTCTTAAAGGCATCTTGTATAGTGGTCATTATACAGGTGTTATGGATACGATACTAAAAGGGGAGAGAATACAATGATACACGACACAACAGAACTACAAGTGGCGTTAGACCATTTGGAACAGATACGAAAAGATCGACTGCGAGTAAGAAAGGCAATCTGTGTATTTATGCGCAAGAATCAAGACGTATGCACTGATCGCCGGGTTCTGAGGAAAATTAGTGGTGGGTATTTGGGTGATTTAAGAGATCAAGCTTTGATAAGCGCCGCTAAGAAAATTGGTGAGGGTGTAGATAGGAGGTTTCATGAGACCTAAATTACGACCCGGTTATAATATCTGGAGCGAAGAAGATTATGGCGACACATGGTGGAGTTGGGCGTGGATCGCTCGAAATGGAACCATGATGGCAAAATGTGGTTCGAGATTATCATCGAAACGTGCAATACAAAAGTCATTACAAGGGTTCTTACACCAAGTAAGGACAAACGTACATCAACCGATTTATTTCCACAACTAGGGAAGGAGGACAAAAACGTTGAAATTTGTCAATCCTATGTTCAAGGTTGATGAAGAAAGTAATATCTTTCAGATTCGACAAACTGAGTATGGACAGTTAGAAAAGACAATTAACGAAATTCTTCAACCAGTTACAGAAATTGGTTTTGAGATTTCAGATTTTGGAATTAAAGATTCTAAGATGGCATCCGGGGAGTTACATCAAACTCTCCGGAGAAATCTTGTAATTAAACTGACAAGAGGAACGTCAAACATAGACCTCTCAATGCAAATTCCAAAGCTCATTGATGATAACTATTTGGTTATTAATGGCAGAAAGAAGATTCCTCTGTTTCAGCTATTTGATATTCCAGTTGTGACTAGAGGTAAAGCTATCAAGATACGGACAAATGTTGCCACAATGATGTTGTTCGAAAATAAAGAACCACCGTATGTGTATCTGAGTGTATTGGGCAAAAGAGTTCCATTCTGTATGATTATGTTTGCAAAGTATGGACCTGAAGCCCTAAACGAGAGATTTGATTTTGATACTCTTAATCCAGACAAGGATACAATTTACGGTAAAATGTTGTATGATTTAAAAGAGATGTATGATGCAACAGATGAGGACTTTAGCGAAAACGATATCCTGCGAGAAATTGGAAGGATTTACTCTAAGTATAATTTCAAAGCGAAGGGTGAATCGTTGATGTATGCTCTTGACCTTATGTTGAAAGTAGATCCATTATCTGCTAAATTCTTTAAGACGGATTCGGTTATTGAAGAGTTTGTGGATGTGATGCAAGATCCAAATTATGATGATACAGATTTTCAAAATAAGAGAGTTAGATGTTTTGAATATATCATCACATCGAAAGTCTCCAAGGCTGTATTTGATCTATGCCTTGCGCATAGAACAACAAGAAACGCCAAATTCAATGTGAATTCGACAAAAATCTTGACAGAGTGTAATGTTTCTGACATTGTGCAATTTGACTTTTCGATTAACCCGATTGAAGAGTTAACCAAGCTGTCAAGAACCAGTTTGGTTGGTCCTGGTGGATTTAAAAGAGAGAATGTTCCAGAGCATCTTAGGGATCTAAGCGACACAATGTTTGGTCGTATGTGTCCTGTTGATACACCTGACCGAGATAATTGTGGAGTTTTGCAGAATATGTTAGTCAACACAAAACTCGATGAGAATCTCAGATTTACAGATGAGGCATTAGAAAAATCTCCAATATCTATTCCGGTATCAATGGTTCCATTTCTGGAGCACGATGACCAAACTCGACTCCAAATGGCATCATCTCAGATGCGTCAGGCTATCTTGTTGAAGAAGTTTGATACACCAATGATTGGATCTGGTTGTGAAGGTTTATACACAGATCATACCCAGTTTGTAAAACGAGCCAAGAAAAATGGCGAAGTTGTATTCATTGATGACAAGTATCTGATTGTTGCATATGTTGATAATACAGTCGATGTATTTAACATTGGATATCGAAAAATCTATGTTGAAAATATGGATTTAATTAATGTATATGTCAAACAGGGTGATAAAGTTAAGGCAGGGGATATCTTAGCAGAAAGTAATTATTGCACCCAAGGTAATATCAATATTGGGAAGAATTTGCTAACTGCTGTGATGGTCTACTACGGTTATAACTATGAGGATGGTATTGTTATTTCTGACAGACTTGTGAATGAAGGATTGTTTACCTCAGTCCATTATCGGGACTTCTCCTTTACACTAACACCGGATAAAGTCTTGCTCAGTCTTGAGGAAAATAACTACAAGCCTCTTCCAGATGTATTTGACAAAATTGCAGTTGGTGAACCATATGCAATTATGAAGAAGGTCCCAGGTGGACCGACTGATTTCTGCTCTATATTTGAAGAACCCATCCCGCTGACGACAAAGAAGTCTGTTGTAATTAGCGAAGTAAATATTTATGCGAACCAATGGAATGAGGATATTCCAGAATTTAAAGATTGGGTTGAAGCAAAAATAGAATCTCAAGTCCAACGAGAAAAAGAGTTACAGGGAATTATTAAAGAGCATCTGTCGAAAGAAGATGCCACCCGGTTCATTCGTGATAACGGACTCGATAAGAGTAGTTACACGAGAAAATACAAAGCGAAGAAAGAAAAGATCAATGGTATCCAAGTCGAGATGTTTGGTTTATACACTCGCAAAATACAAGTTGGAGATAAGGTCGGAAATCGTCATGGGAATAAGGGAGTTATCTCAACCATCGTTCCACATGAAATGATGCCTCAACTTGAGGATGGACGACACGTAGATATATGTATAAATCCATTGGGAATTATTAGCAGGATGAATATCGGGCAGTTGTTTGAATTACATCTTAGTCTAGCGCTTGAAGACCTTAAAAAGAATTTGTTGGAGATGATTGCTAACAAGAAAGGACAGGCTCAACTCAAAAGATATCTTGCAGGTTTCTTTGAATTGGTTGATAATACCGAGACAAAATGGTATACATATCAGTTCTTTGAACAACTCCCTGATATAATTGATGAAAAGTTCATAAACGAACTTACATTAATACAGCCACCTTTCTCATCTGTAACGGCGACAATTCTTGAAAAAGTCTTGGAGTATACAAATACAAAATTTGAGCAGAAAGTGTTTGATCCTGTCTCTGGTCAGCATTTGGTCAATCCAATTGCGGTTGGTTATATGTACTTCTTCAGAATGGTCCATATTGCTGAATCCAGATTAGCAGCAAGAGGTATTGGTTCATATGCAAGAAGAACATTGCAACCATTAGCGGGAAGAAAAAATAAGGGCGGTCAAAGACTTGGAGAAATGGAAACAGCTTGTCTTATTGGACATGATGCTCCATACAACATCTCTGAATTCTTGACAACCAAATCAGATTGTATAGATCTGAAAAATAAGTTCCTTCGTAATACAATTGAGACAGACTTGGTTAAGGAAGATGGTAATGATGAGTCGATGGTTGCAGAATCTGTGAAATTACTAGAAGCATATTTACTTACAATAGGAGTGAATCCAAATGAACGAAACATACCCTCATCCACAGATAGCGATATATCCAGGTAGTTTTGATCCACCAACTGAAGGTCATCTTTGGATGATCTCTCAGGGGTCTAAATTATTTGAAAAACTCATCGTTGCTATTGGAACAAACCCATCAAAAACACCATATTTCAACAACATTGAACGGTTGAGAATGGTAACGGAAATTACAAGCATATTCCCAAATGTGACCACGATGTTACTTGGGAATGAATATCTTATTCACTTCGCACAAGCACAAAAAGCGAATTATCTTCTGAGAGGAATCAGGTCTATAAAAGATTATAATTACGAATCAACAATGCGTCAGATAAATGGCGGGATGAATCCGGGTATCACTACTGTGTTTCTCATCCCGCCACATTCTCTGATTGACATTAGTTCAAGTACAGTAAAAGACTTGGTTGGTCCGAATGGTTGGGAAGATATGGTTAAAAAGTTTGTCCCTGAAAATGTGTTTGATGCGATTATACAAAAACACAAGGAGAATTTAGATGTCAGAAAGAAACTCCGACCAATCAAAGGCGGACAACCGCTCTTCTTCAAACCTTCCGGACATTCAGATGACAAAACCGAGGATAAGGAGACTGATTAGACAAGTTGGTGTTGAGAACGTTATGGTTCCATTTTCATTAGAGTCAAAATATGGAGGATTTAAACCAATGACTGCTAATGTATCAATGAGAACCAATCTCGACGCTGATACAAAGGGAATCTCAATGTCCCGGCTTCTGAGGACATTAAAGAAATACTTGGATTTACCTTTGAAGAAAGAGTTAATACGGGGTATCCTTTTGGACCTGATGGAGCGAGTTGGTTCAACAGAGAGTTATATGCGGTTCGATTTTAAACTTCCGATAAATAGACCGTCTGCGCTGTCGGATAATGAATTCCCCATCTTCCATGATAGCAGATTTGAAGGACAGCTTATTAAGTATCCAGGCAAACTTGGCGACCTTCTTGAATTTCGATTCTTTCAAGGTGTTATAGTTCAATATGCCAGCTACTGTCCTTGTTCTGCCGAACTCTGTAAAGATTTGGATAAGAAAGGGAGCAATGGGTTTCCGCATGCGCAGCGGTCTTTCGCCCATATCATTACTGAAAAAGATATGGAGGAAGAGAATCATTATGTGTGGTTAGAGGATCTTGTAGAATGTGTTGAGAGAGCAATCAAGACCATTCCATATCCAATAATCAAAAGGGAAGATGAACAAGAGATTGCTCGTATCGCTGGAGAAAATCCAATATTTGTCGAGGATGCAATTCGAGGTATAAGCGATCAATTAGACGCCCTACCTGGTGTTCGTGATTGGGTAGTTAAGAGTATTCATGAGGAAAGTATTCACACCTCAGAAGCAATAGCGGTCAATTACAAGGGTGTTGAGGGCGGCTTTGATTACCATTACTTTCTATAAGGAGAAAAACATGATCGTTGAAAAAAGAGAATATACAATTGACAATCGTGGTAAGTTGACAATTTTAATTGTAGAGTCAGCAGGGACAGTAGCAGTCTTGAGAGATGGTATTGAAGGATTGAAACCAGGTGATAGATTCTTTATTGAAGACGAATATCAACTCTGTCCTATCGGCGGTGTTGAAAATGTGTGCTTTAAAGCCACGACGGCGCCTCAACACAATCCTGATCCTGCAGGAGAATACACAAGTATAGGAGTAGAGACAACCGTAGGACCTGAATTGGTTCCTTAGGAGTATTCCTATGAATAAAACAATGCGACTCGGTATTGTATTTCTATTTCTAGGTCTAATGTTTCTTTTATTTGGACTGCATGGTCATGGTGGTTGGTTCTTTATCATTGGAGGTTTCTTTGGTGGTATGGGAGCATCTAAACTATATCATGGAAATGAATCAAGAAAAATCGAGTGGAAGAAATTTTGGAGAAAGTGGGGGTGGTGATGGCGTTAACACCCGGAACAATAAAAGTTTGGTTTGAGAGTGGTCAAGCAATGGGCAAAGATTATATGATCATTGTGTGTGATACATTCAGCTATGAAGATTATCCTGTCTATGCCCACGGAAATGGTGACTTTTTAGAAAAATATTCCAGATACAATGGAAAAAATATGCAAAGAATCATGGAAGTGTACGACCTTAACATGGATATGGAAACTCAGTTAGATGAAACTAGAGCTTTCCATGGTCCCGAAGGATTTGTGTTCTAATGTCAAAATTTAAATTTGGAAAAGGTAGATCAAGAGGACAGGCTTTATTATATCAATCTGAACTAGTCTTATGTTTTAAACAAGGCGAGATGGTGGTTTACAAAAGCCGGTATACACATCCAGATGATGGCCTGACATTAATGGACGCAATAAAAACATTCGCTATAATGTTGAGAGGCAATACTGGTATTGATGTATTTGATGATTTTGTGAAGGAAGAAATTGAAGAGGCAGTTACGAAAATACTATACCGTCATTCAATAGGAGGCGGCCATGCAAGTAAGTTACAACGGGTTCATGGAACTGATCACGGACTACCAAATGATAGTGGGGTTTAATCGAGGGTCTGCAGCAATTCTCGTAATGCCTTGGAATAACCCAAATGCAGACTCTGTAGAGGAACTCACAGAAGACGAAAGAATTTGGACATTAATTTATCTCTTGAGACCCCATTTACATATGGAGCATTTTGATGCGGCTGCTGTTGATGAACTCAGAGATACAATCAAGGAGGTCTTAGACAAACACAGACCAGGAGGGTTGGTCGATGAGGCAAGACATTCTAAGATTAGAGAATTATGGGATCCCCGTGGGTGAGACAATTTATGATTACTCAACCCCGTATGGTAATTATGGGAAACCTCGTATTCCCTATGAATACAATTTTCAGTATCAATTTATAGATCCAAACCAAAAAGGTTTAAGTCTTGAAAGGGGGGATGTATTTAAATTTGGCCCACAAGTCCGACCAAAGCATGCCAGAAATCAAATGGGTGTGGTTATTGATCGGTATAAAAAAGTGAAAAATAAGTATGTGATATTCAATGACTATTGTTTAGTCGTGATGGTTATTACCGGACCGACGAAAGGTAGGACATTCAGAATGTCGATGAATTTTGTAAGTCATTTGCTAAAGACAATAGGAGGAACGAGAGATGACTGAAAGGAAGCATGTAGCGAAAACGCTAAAGAGTTTATTGGATCACCCGGTTATGACAACTGTTCTCGACAAAAGCGCCAACATCATGGAAGCCGTTGAGCAAGCGCAGAAGTGGTGGGGTTTCGATCTCTATAGTCGGAAACCCGGTGCAGCACTCCAAGATGGGGTATTTGTTGGAACCGATTTGGATCTCGCCTGCTTTCTCACAGCAATTGCTGACAGAGGGGCTGTGATTAATATCCCGACATATAAATCCATGCGCCCGAAAACCATCAAAGAGGGTGAGAGAACAGTATCTGAGTTCAACAGGCACGGACCAGTTCTAAACCTGTTAGCCAACAAAGATGTATTCTCATTCTCTATTCGGATCAAAGACGCCAACGTGGTCACCAGTGAATCTGTCGGTGATTATCGAACATATTCCCTGACAGATCCTTCTGGTGAATGGTATAGTGGTTGGAACACAATTCAGTGGGACCCGAGTGCCAAAGAGAACAAATTTCTGATGGAAAACAAACTCTGGACAGGCAACCGGGTTATCTTCAAGAACTTTGTGCATCCAAACCGGTGGACCAGTTTTTATGGGAAGCATTATTTCATAACCAAAGCTCTTATCGAGCGGCTGAATGATGAGGCACAATATTACAACCTCGTTATCAATGCTCTGCTTAAGGGCGGCATTCAATATCCCGAAACCGGAGAGGGCGCCAAAAAGCAATGGCCGAAGTCTTCACGAGAGAAGGGTAAATCAGTGAAGTTCACATCCCTTCAAGTCGAAGTGGACTTGCCTGAATATATTAACGATTATCCCGAATTTGAAGCCAATCAGGAAACTCTGGTCTCTCTGACTCAGAAACGTCGGGATATCATCACCAGAATTATTCCCAACCTGCGTTTTGCCACGAGATGTACCGAGCTCGCATTCTTCAAAAATGCCATGACAGATGAGTCCTACAGAATGCCGGCCTGGTTGTCCGGTGGCACCAAGTGGGAGAAGGATTATGTTCCTAAGGGGAAGAGAACCAAATGGCAACGTCTTGTTCTTTTCCAACCAGGTGTTGGGGAGAGAGCTGTCGCTATTCGGATGCGGACCAAAACCAAATCTGAAACCATGGCGATGAGTTATCGTGGAGGAATTTAGGATGGATAAACAAACACTCATTGACCTTTACGTCAAAGAGCGTCAGTACCAAAAAACAGTATTCGGGGACTACCGAAATGACCCGGATCTTAACCTCGCCAGCTTCTTAGCCTTTATCGAGCGTTATGTTGAAAAAGCTAAGCAAAGTTATGTCGAGAAATGGGATAGAGATTTACCGCCTTGGTTGATCGGGTGTAAAGAATCAACTGGCGGTAAACCAGGACCTGTCGGAGCATACGAAGAACTGATTAAAGTGTTTGCTCTGGCAGGTGCCGCATTGGAAGCCTATCTATCCGTCGACCCAAGTCGCTGGCGGGAAGAGGGTATCAACCCTAAATGGTTAGAACAGGAGGAAAAACAGTAATGACTGAAGAAGAAAAAACTACCACTGAAGAACCAGAAGTGGTAAAGCTAAAAGATGCGCCTCAAGAGGTGCAAGATCTTGCTGTATCAAAAGCAAGAGAGGTTTTTCATAAACTCCCTGTTACAGCGAAAGGCGATCTGACCGTTTCCAAAACACCACCTGCTGAGTTTGACAAGAAAACTGGACTCCCGCAAGTTGGTACACGGTTCATGATCGAGGGAAACTCTTTCAAAGTTGTATATGTGAACGAGGGGAAGAAACGTTTCTCGGCATCACCTGTTGATGGTCAATATTAGAAACTTTCCGACTTTTCGTGAACATATTAAAGAATAGAAACCTTTATGAAAGGAGATCGAGTTTATGAATGACAATCTCACTTCAATGATCGACCAGACTGAGCATCCTGGTTCGCTTCCAACCGGCACAGAACTGCCACAGGAACCTGAACAAGAAACTGTTGCTCAACCTGCTGGTGAAAGATTCGACATTGGAGTCGCTGCATTTCCGGATTGGTTTGATGAAAACCATTCTAGGTTTGAGCATATTGGTCATGTTCGTGTATCGATCTCAGACGTAGATCCTCGTCAGGATTTAATCTTCAAGATTCCAGATCCAAGGGGAGAAAAGTTTGAGGATGGAAGACCAAAAAAGCGGCTCCGATTATTCGAAGACGCGGACAAGATTCCGGTGTTGAATCTCCCCGGTTCGGATATGACTGTCTACAAAAACAACAGTTTCCGAATCATTTATGATCTTGGGGACGGTAAGTTTATCAAGAGTTATGGTGTAAAGACTGGGTTAATCAATGTATTCTGTGTTGACATAAACGGAGTATTGGTTCCCTATGCAAAAGAGAAAATGAAGAGGAAAAATGAAGGTATTAACAACATTGATCCAAATCTAACTCAGATAAACGCCAAACTTGCGGAGCAGGTGGACACAGAAGCACTCCAGCTCCAGTATAAACAGATCACCAAGAGTATTTCAGAAATCACAACTGCTTCGTCTGCGGTTGCTTGGTTTGCTACAAAGATTCCGGACGTCCAAGACGTCAATCATCTTCTTCAAATAGACGATGTGATAATCTTTCTAGTAAGCTAGGATGGATACTGGAGGGCGTTCTTCCCATGCGCCCTCCAGTTTTTCCGTAGGAGGACAATATGGGTATACCAGAGGAATGGTTAGAAGCGCTGAAATCGGAAGAAAATAAACGATTTTATTATATCGTTGGTGTTCGAATGAGAATGAACGAAAATATGGAACCACAGTATAATTGTGATTTCGTCATTCCCTATACCTCGGACGATGTTGAAAACACTTTGTTGGCTAAAGTCATGAAGGATAACAAATTGGCGCCGACTCCAGCTAACGAGGCAATAGAAGCTGTTGGTTTGAGTGAATTAAACTCCACATTAACTGCGGTTGGTTTTAGAGTTAGAGCTAATCCTGATATCACGGTTCATAAATTCAATTCAGAATTTGAAATCAAGACTAAGTGGTTTGACGATTACATAAAATCGGCAAGCGTATGTCAAGACGTAAGACAGAAACTCATAGAATCACGAATAAGATTGTAAGGAGGAGAAAATGAAGCATCTGGTTGCTAGTATGGTGATACTGATTATCGCGCTTGCATTAGCTATGCTTGCCGGTTGTGACACATACAAAGAAACGGATATGGAAGCAAATAAAACTTGGCCTCTAATGACGGTACAAGAGAAGCAATATTATGATTCCGTTGAGAAGGTTTGGGGTCAAAGTTATCTAGTGAATCTGCGCGAGGCAATTCGAAACAGAACAGATAAACCAATGGAAACTGCAACTCCCTTTCAGGATCTTGGACACATCATTAAATCTACAGAAGAGATTGTAATGGTCACAGGAGATGATTGGAAGTCAGAAAACATCAAGAAAGCTAACCAGGCTCGATTTAGTCGAATAGACCCAGAATGGTATCGACAAATCACCAAATCAGAGCCACCTGATTATCCAGATCCTGTAGAAGAGAAAGAAGAGGCAACGGAGAAGGTGGTTGAAGATGGTGTCCAAAAGGGTATGGTAGCAATGGTCAGAGAAGCGAATTCTCAACCATGGAACAAACCTAAAAGAGGTCAAGTGATGTCACAGTTGATTTCTGTTGACGATTACGACGATCTCAAATACTCAATACGAGGGTGTGAAGCAGCAGAAAACCGATTTAACGAAATCGTTACGTCTGAGCATCGACCACTAACAATGGTGGATTACGAAGAGCTTGTAAATTATGTTCTTCTGTGTAAAGCTCAGGCAATAAATGAATCACTGAAGGAATAAGGAATGGAGATAAACAAATCGTGTCGACTTCTCCTGCGTGATGTACATCTCTATGATATCGTTGCTTGTCACTATGAGATAATCAAGCGATTGGGCTTCGATCTATCTCATATTGACGAGAACGATAAACTCAAGAGAAATACGCAGATTGGAATTATGATGCGGGACGACCCTCGTTTAACAAGCATTATTCGTGGCATTACCAACTCTACAATTAGTGAATATCTGGCGAAAAACGAAATAACTGAAGATGAATTGATTATTCGCCAATATGACGGTGTTATTGTAACAAGACATTTGCGAGAGACCAACCTAAATATTCCCCTCGATTATCGAGCATCTTTTGACGCAATGCTCATTTCCTCAGATAGAAAAACTTACATAGCTATTCATAAATCGACTGTCAATATTAAAGGTATCCCATATAGGTATCCTGCTATGGATCAGCTATTTGAGAAAATGATAAAGGTCTGTAATTCCAATAAATATAAGATCTTTACAACATTGCAAGAAATCAGAGATGAAATTATTATGTCAGAGGATCCGAGTTTGTATGCCATCCCAGTTACGGATGATAAATGTAATATCTTTTTAAAACATTTTGGACAAACTCAAATTTCAAGAAGTATGGTAAGAGTTATGGATCCTGTTGATATTGATCGTGAACGATATTACGATTTTTATATTAAACCTTTCGCAGAGAGTCTAGTCCTAGAATTTGCATAAGGAGGCTTAAAGTGAAATTTAAGATGACGGAAGTAACTAATTCCTCAAGCACCAGCTTTGTCGTGTGGGGAATTGAAATGGACATGGACGAACTTAGAGATAAGTATGGTGAAGGCCTTGCTGAACTGAGGGAAGATGGCGGTTCTGTAGAAGACTTCTTAGAAGACAGTGACTTTTTCTGGAGTGCTGAGACAATCATGTCGAAAGCTGGCTTGGAAGCATCAAAACAATTTTATGACGACCGTGTCATGATTGGAGTTTCTCCGTTTAAAATGAAAGATGATGAAACTCTCCAACAATTCAAAGAAAGAATTTGTAAAATGTTTGAGCAATCAAACATGTCTGTCGAACCAGGAGAGTTATACCATATTGAAGAATGTTGGGAGGACAGATAATGGCTTGTGAATGTGGAAGTGAAAGAATAGCAATGGTGAACGCCAAGTGTTCCGACCTCTGCCAGTTTGTGATCGACGATTACGAAAAAGTCGGTTACGTGCAAAGCGATGTTGGAATTGGTGATGGAGATTATATTGAATTTGATTACTGCTTGGATTGTGGGAGAATCCAAGGTAAATTTCCAGTAGAAACACCCAAGAAGGAGGAAGATGGATGGTAACAATTTTGAACTTGGCAGCTGGTAAACTTCAATATCCATTGGAACATGAACTGGACTCGGACATTTTCGTAGTTAATCTTGATACGATGTATTACAAAGCCAGCGCACCCGAGGATGTTGAAAGCGCTCACAGACATTGGGAAAATCATTTTCATCCTTTCAATCAGGAGCAAAATCGCCGGCATTTTCGAAAGGTGAATTCGGACGCTTTTGAGTTTATGGAACGGACGTCAATCACATTTGACAAAATTGTATGCTACAGATTCTTGGAGCATATTAAATTTACAGACGTCCTGTATTTCATATACTTGATGTCAACATGTTTAAAGGGAAGCGGTGAAGTTGACATCATCGTTCCAGATTACGAAAATTTAGCAAAAAGAATTCTCGCAGAGGACCCAGCGAGTAAGGAATTCGAAGCTGAAAATATCATAACAACAACTGAGCTTCTCAACGAGCCAGGTTGCCCGCATGCTTCTATTTGGACAATGAAGAGGTTCGAACATTTCTTTGGAATGGAAAAGAGATTTGAGACAATAGATATCGAGCCGAACTTCGAATTTGACGGTCGTGATATTTACCTACGTTATAAAGGAAGGAGAGTTTCTTAGTGCCAAAAAGACGGGTTGGAAAAAACGTGATCGAAGTTCTAGAATTCTGTCGCAACTGTGGAAAAAAGAATCCGCCAAACAGACCCGTGTTTTGCTCAAGACAATGCTCAAAGGAGTATTATCTAAAACCCGAAGCGCGGAAAAAATATCAAGGCGGAGATGATGATGGATTTAGAAAACGTTCAGTTGAATGTATCTGTCCGAGATGTGGAACCACCCATAAGAAGTGGATGTTGTGGACCGGGAGAGGGAAACCGAGAAAGTTTTGTTGGGATTGTTACGAGTTAGCAAATAGCATTGATGCAGAAGCTGCTTAAGTTTTGGGGTCCTTCGGGTTGGTCATTTACCCAAGGTTGTGCAGGCGTTTTCATGCGCTCGTCTGCCGCCATGCGAGAAAAAGTTCTTTGTAGTCCTGCGCGTAAAATTCTGTTACTACAAGAACGTCCTTTGAGGAAAGAAGCCGGGGGTCTAATCCTGTTTAAACAATGGCGGCTACCCCCACCCTTTCAGGAGGAAACAATGAAATGGTTAAAAAAATGGTTTAAGAAAAAACCATCAATATACGACCCGCCAATAACATGTCCGAATTGTGGTTGCATTATGTTAATGATTGCAGATCCGGATGTCCATTGGAGATGTACAAGGTGTCGGAAAGGATGGTGATATGACGCAGTATATCAGTAAGGAAACTGGAGAGGCAGTTGTAATCAATGAAGATTTGCATATGATTGCACTGGTTGTTGGTGATGATTCTCATGACGGGCATGGGTTGACAGACAAAATCTTTATCTTTTCTTCATTAACATTCAAAGAACTCAAAGAGGCTTATAAGGAAGCAGTTAAAATCATTGGTTTTGATTTCTCCCGAAAAGTCTGTAATGACAGTGAAGAGAATATGATCAAAAAGAAATATAGAGACAAACTTGCTGAATTCGGAATCACATTCAAAGAAGAACAATATATGGAAGAGAACGAACTTACACCACACATCTTTGCTCAGTTATGGTTGGAAATTGTTAGACTTGCAAAACCAGATATGGTATCAATTGCATTCAGACCTTCTGAGCTTGATATTGGTGGTTATGGTGTCTTCATCTTTTAGGAGGGCAGGTTGATAATGGGAGGGCATGAAACTGCTGAAAGCTATCTAGAAAATTGGCAAGAGAAGGGTGTTTCCTTACATGTAGCAACTGCTATCAAAATTGCGGCTGTTGCTCATGAACGTCAGTTGGACAAATCAGGGAAACCTTATATATTTCATCCTTTAACTGTAATGTCTCACTTTGACGATCCGTATGATCAAATGGCTGCAGTACTTCATGACGTTTTGGAAGATACCCCGACGACGAAAGAGCAGCTACTTGGTTATGGAATACCTTTTGAAGTCATCAATACAGTAGATGCTCTTACGAGAAGAGAAGGAGAAACAGTTAAGGAGTATTATATTAGAATAAAGAAAGATGAAAGAGCCGTTAGAATCAAAATGAAAGATCTGGAACACAATATGGATATTTCAAGATTTAAAGACCGGAAACTCAGAAAGGAGGATATCAACCGGTTAAAGATGTACCACGAAAAGTATCTAGAATTATGGAGGACTATTCATGAAGTTTCGAATGAGTGAAGTAACCAACTCATCTAGCACCTCATTTATAATTGGCTCTACAGGTGATCAGAGTCTTATTACTGAAATCACAATGAAGGTCGATTTGAGTAGGTATTCGGAAAATACTATTAAGTCGTTGGAGGATCTCGACAGATGGTTGGATGACTGGTACGGTTATACACCAGATGACGTCGAGGGATCTGAGAAGGAGCAGTACGAGGCAGCAAAGACTATCATAGAGGAAGGAGGTGTAGTACACGTTTTGCATGTTAGCGATGAGAGTGATGACCCAATGGAAGTAATGTTAACCCATCAAGGTCTCAATGACCTTGACTTGCCTGAAAACGTCAAAATCATAAGAGGTGAAGGAGGATACTAAAAATGGCAGGAGAAAATTGGAAACAAGAAGGGAAAAGTCAAATGAGTGAATATGAACGCCAGTTGTTGGCAAAGAAAAAGATCATCAAGAAGTTTGTTGGTTTGGGTGTTTTGGTTGTGATCGGTCTTATCGGTCTGATACTCTCACCCAAGATCTTTGACACCGTGGAAAAGGGCACCTATCAGATCAAACAGGCGGCCGTAACAGGTAAAATGTCCGCAAAGATGGATCCGGGTCTCTGGGTGCAGGGTTTCGGTGACATTACCGTGTGGCCTACCGCTGAGACTTTCTTCTTCACCAAGGATGTGGATGAGGGTGAAGCCAAGGATGAGTCCATTGAGGTCCGATTCAATGACGGTTCTCTTTGTGATATCTCTGGAACGCTCCGTAATATCATGCCCACATCTGAGAGTGATGCCATTTCGTTGGTAACTGAGCGAGGTCATAAGACATATAATGATGTTCAAAATAAACTGATTCTCCCTCATGTGAGAAACTCCTTGCGCCTTACAGCAAACTTGATGTCTGCCAGGGAATCTTATGCTGAGAAAAGAACCGATTTTCTGTACTGGGCTGCAGACCAGATCCAGAATGGTATTTACCAAACTGAGGAAGAAACCAAGAAGGTCAAGGATCCAATCTCTGGTGAGGAAGTCACGAGAACCGTTAAGAAGATTAAAGAAGATCCGAATACCAAACTGCCCATGCGTCAGATGAATCCTCTAGAAGGAACTGGTATCAAACTGGTGAACTTTGAAATCAAAGCCTTTGAATATGCCGAGAAGGTCAAAGAGCAGATTGCGACCCAGCAGGAAGCTCTCATGGCTGTCGCTACCTCTCGAGCAAGAGCTCAAGAAGCCGAGCAGGACAAGCTGACCATCGAGGCTCAGGGTGAGGCAAAGGTCGCCAAGGCGAGATATCTGGAGCTGGAAAAGAAAGCCACCGCAGTGGTTCAGGCCGAGAGAGACAAGGAAGTTGCTGAGACTCATGCCGCAAAGAAACTCGAGGTTGCAAAACTGGAGAAGAAAGCTGCTGAGCAAGAGAAACAGAGAGACATCCTACTCGGTCAAGGTAAAGCCGAGAAGAAACGTCTGATCATGCAGGCTGACGGTGCCCTGAAACAGAAACTGGAAGCAGTGGTTGCGATTCACAAGAACTACGCCGATGCCTATAGCACAAGGAAGGTTCCGAATGTTTATATGGCAGGTGGTGGTGAAAGCGGAACCCAGAATCCGGATGACGAATTCCAGCGTTTCATGAACATGATGAACATCAGTGTTGCGAAACAGCTGCAACTTGACATGTCTGTCAAGGGTGTTAAATAGAAACACATAGTGGGGACTCTACGGGGTCCCCACATCTTCGGAGGTGACAATGTTCGCACAATTCTTAATCTATATCATTCTCTTTCTACTCTTTGTATTCGTCGCGTGGAAAATTATAGGCAAACGTTTGACTGCAAAAGTTGAGGAAGAATTGATGGAACCAAGGTCGCCTGAAGAAGAAGCTGCGCAATTGAAACTCAAAATCGCAGCACTTAAGAAGGCGAAAGAAAACCTGGAGCTAGTCCAGGAAGAAGTTGAAGTAACTAAAGATCTGACAAAAATCAAGACACAGCTCTTCAAGGCGGAGAATAGACTCAAAACCCTTGATGATAAACTTGATAATATCGGTATCCAAACCGCAGGTCAAGATGAAAAGATTCAAACCGAGACTGGTCCTGATGGATCGGTCGAAGAAGCAAAATAGAAAAAACGATCGAAAGGAGATCAAAAGATGGAAGATTTGCAAGAAATGGTCGACCAAGACACACAGGAAGGTTCTGTTGAGGAAACTGTAGAGACCAGTGGAGACCTCGACAACAACACGGACCCAAACGACGAGACCAACGAAGAGACGGATCCGAACGACGTGAGTTCGCCCGACGATGGTACCGACACCGCCACGGAAGAAGCCACACCTTCAAGACAGGGTTTTGATGAACGCGCAGAAGTGATGGGTCTTACCCCAGTAGGGGAAGAAGGTGCCTATCATTACTCCGACGAATTCTCCGAGGTCCTGTATCGTCTGCTACAAACAGGCAGCGGCGCCGGTGAAAACCTGATGGACGATATGATCGTTCCTCCCGTTGGCCTCTTCACCAAACCGGCCGGTATCGACGGAACTTTTGGATGGGTTGGGATCATTTCCCCATATTATAAGTTTGAGGGAAATGAAGTCCTGATCAACCGGATTCGTGAGTCCATCAGTGCCGTTGGAAATCCCATTATGTCAGAGAATACTGTCATGGCTCCCAACCTCGCAAGCATCCGCCACGAGATTGTGATCCAGAGTGCGACCAACGTTCCTACAGTTGGAGACATCTATCCACAGTTGATTGTCACCAACAGTTATGATGGAACCCGCGCTGCGCATATCGCCTTCGGACTCGCCTTCAACGATGGTCAACAAGATGTCCGGTTCTGCGCGCCGAACAAACTCGGCTCCCTTCGTCAGATTCACCTTGAGGGATCCCAGACGACCATGCAGGCCGAGGTTGGCGGGTACGTGACAGCATTTGCCGGAAATATCGGAGACATGATCCAGGCCAACTTCAATGAGCATGTCACAGAAGAAGACATGATGAAGATTCTGGATCTGATCGAGAAACAATCCGGCAAAACCCGACGCGAAGCCATCTCCGCCGTGATCACGGAAGAGAATCCCACTGAAGGTGTGGAGTCTTGGACGATGACGAGTTGGCAACTGTTCCATGCCATTACCCGATTCAGCACCCTTGAAACGAATCTCAATGCCAAGAAGATTCTTGAGAGTGTTGCTGAACGTGTCCTGGTCGTGCCGGCTCAGATGATGGAAGCCGTCGCCGCTCTTAGCGCTACCTCCTAGTCGTTAAGAGTATCTAACAAAAATAGGGTGTCCATTACGGGCGCCCTATTTTTTTGTTGAAAGCCTTCGCTTTCGTTTTCGAGTCCCGAAGATTTGGCGGTATTGGTCATGTAGGATCATTGGAATGAATGTGAAAAGATAGGCGATTGCACATACCCACATTTTGACTTTACGAAGTATCTTCATCGTCCTCTGTATCCAAGTATGAGTAATCATAATCTAAACCAATCTTTTCTTTAATACTGTTATATCCAAATAACGGCATCCAAAATCCAAGTATCGCATATCCAAATACGACCAGCCAAATTTGAAACCATATTGAATCTTCCATTACATACCACCCCCTTATAATGCCCAAGCGATGGATACAATTGTTACTGCGACGCCTGTGAGTAAGATTATAAAAGCATATCTCCTAGCTTTTGCTACACAGACTTCACACTCAATTTCATCTATCGCTAATAGAGGGCGTCCACATTTACACTTCTCGAGTTCCATGACACACCTCCTTGTAAACAATTTATATTCTTAGTTATTAATATATTTAGAACAGTCGTTTCTACGGACCAACTCTAAAAGTAATTTATTACTTAGTTTATATATATAGTTGTAAATTTCCCGAACAAAAAATAAAGACAAGGGAGTTTACGTAATGCCTGATAGACCATTTGCACCATCAAGGAGTTATTCTTTCGAGTTGACAATCAAAGGAATAGACTACACATCCGACCTCTATCATGTCCGCATTGCTTCCTCAATTACTGCCCCATATCAAGTAGTTGTATTAGACGTTTTTGTTGACGTCAATGATGTTATTTTAGAAGGGTTGTGGGGTCAAGATCATTGTATGTTGAATGTCATTTTGCTTGGTCAAACTGGTGTTCAAACTGATCAAATAAAAATGGACTTGATGGTTGTTGAAATGAACTTAGATGTGTCTGCTAAAGACCAGATGTCCGAAGGAAAACAAAAAGATAGAACACCTATTACAATTACTACAGTTGTTCGAGATGCATTTAAAACAATAACAACAACTGGTAATGATGTTTATGAGAATGTGACAGTAAGAGATGTCTTATCTGATTTAGTTTCTAAAGCAGGTTCAACTCTGAAAATGGACTCCTTTAATGAGAATACAGAATCTCTTCCACAGGTTGTTGTTCCGCCTACCACTCTTTATCGAACAGTATCTTATTTAGATGATACCTTCGGTTTATTTGATGGTGTTCCTGTTGCTTTTTGTGATTATGAAAATAACTTTCATGTGTTAAATCTATCTGAAAGAATGAAAAGAAGTCAAGTTTTCACCGTTACACAATTAGCAAGTGGTATGGATGCAGAAGATGTTATTGAGGATTCATCATCTGGTAAAGAATTTTATACATATACAGTTGTTAATACTTGGTATAAGGGAAATGCTGCTTATTCAGTATTAGCAAATAACATGACATTCATTTCAAAACCTGAGGATAGTTTATATTATCCTGTTGAACTAGCTCTTGACGACATTTGTGCAGACAACGGTTTAATATCTCAAAACAAAAAAATTCCTACTGATACTAATATCGCTCATAGGCAGACTTATTATATTAGTCAAACTGGTTATGAATATTCAGAAACATTTGCTAGATCTGCAATTGCAAAAAAGATAGCATCATTGTCAACAATCTCTATTACTATTGAAAAGAACTTACCAATATGGAGTTTGATCTCAGTCGGTGAACCAGTCAAATTTGTTCCTCGCACTGTTGAATTTGTTGATTTGTCCGGAAAATATATTCTCAAATCTAGTGATTTAGAATTTCAAAGAGAAGGTGAATGGCAGGCAACCGCAAGAATTTATTTAATTAGAACCAACAGAACTATATAAAAAATATACAAAAACTTTTAGGACTAGAGCCAGCGGCCCTAGTCAAAACCGAAGGTTCGAACCGAGATACGATCCTTGAACAATCAAATAATTTTGGGGCCGGCTTCTTCCAGCAGTTTCGGGGGGTCTCAAAATCATTTGAGTAGAACATGTCGTTGACTAGACGACGGATCGTATCTCAAAGTCGGAGAAGGTTCCTGTTCGGGGTGAACCTTCTTGCTTTTCCTTCATGCATCAAAGGAAAAAACTGACTGAAGTCAGATAGTATAGGATACGTAGGCGAGTCATTAAAAAGACAATGACTCCTCTCAGTAAGTAATATATATAATTGTTTAGAAATAACCAAAAACATTACGTTATTTAGAACAAACTATAAAGGAGATTCTTCCATCGATTTTACGTTGTTAATAAAGGAGGACAGATGGGTAGACCAGCTAAATCTGCTAAAACACAAGCAGAGAAATACGTACAAGAATATCTTAAATGTAAGAAATCTTTTGCGTATTTTACACCGAGATATATCCTTCTTGAACTAACAGGTGGTGATCAACACTTTACTCCTTACCAAAAACAAGTTGAGCTTACAGATTTAATTCTCACAAATAAATTTGTATTGGTTCTAAAGAGTCGTCAGATTGGTATATCCACCGTAATGAAAGCTTTTATTGTGTGGCTTACAATATTTCATGATAATGTGCATGTTGGAATCATCTCGAAAGATGCTCCAGAAGCTACCGATTTTACCAGAGATATCATTTCAATGATTGAAAAACTTCCATTGTGGTTAAGACCAAAATTTCAAAAGAATACAGAAAGGACCTTTATTCTTGACAACGGATCTAAATGTTATGCATCACCAGTAGTACCAAACGCTCCAGAAAAAACCCTTCGAGGTAAATCCATAACATTCTTGGTCATTGACGAGGCTGCCTTTATTCATCATATTGACACAGCATGGACTTCCATCATTCCAGCTTTATCCACAAACCAAATGCAAGCCAGAAAAGCTGGTGTTCCTTATGGGACTGTTTTATTGTCTACACCGAACAGAGCAGTGGGTGTAGGTGCTTGGTTTTTTAAGAAATATTCAGATGCGGTGTCCGGAGAAAGTAAAGCTTTAACACCATTTGTAATTCATTGGAAGGATATTCCAGAATTAGCAGACGACCCTCATTGGTATCAGGGTATTTGTGACTTGTTTGATAATGATCCAAGAAAAATTGAACAGGAGATGGAGCTTAAGTTTCTTAGTACAGAGGGATCATTCTTTAGTGAAGAGACTAGTGCCAGACTTCAAGAAGTTGTTACAAAACCTATTGAGAGATTTCATATTTTTGGTGGAGAAATTTGGACATTTCAAGAACCAGTTCATAAGAATTACTATTTGATTGGAGTCGATACAGCACCTGAACATGGTAATGATAAATCCGCCATTGTTGTTTTTGATTACGAAACAATGGAGCAAGTTTGGGAATACCAAACTAAATGCGCTGTTACAGATTTTATTAAAGTTGTAATGTTGGCTTGCACAAAATATCCTGGTCAAGTAATTATTGAATCAAATTCATATGGAAATCATGTTGTTGAAGCTGTTTATCGTTCAGAATTTGCTCCAATGGTTTACAAAGAAAAACGAGGATTAAATACTGTAGTACCAGGTCTTAGCACTAATGCTAAAACTCGACCTCTAATGATCGATTCTTTATATTCATATGTAACTGAATTTCCAGAAGTGGTTAAATCACAAAGACTGTCTCTCGAACTTATAGGATTAATTACTAAACCAAATGGTAAAGTTGAAGCCGATATTGGTTGTAGAGACGATATCGCAGTAGCTACAGCTTTGTGCACATATGTTAGAAAGTATGATCCGCCTCTATTGATTCATAAGGGTTTCACCCATAACATCCAAGGTGAATTCAAAGATATTATAAGCACAAATACTGACGCCTATCTTGATGAAATGACAAGCTCAAAAGTCATACGACACGTCAAGGATCATAACATAAGCGGTATAGTCGACGTGATGAGTTTTTATCAACAAACAGGAGCCTCTGCTGATGAACAAGAGCAAGAAGACAAACAAACCGGAGCTTAATGAATTTTACGCTCTTCCTATACCATTTATGACAAAAGTGGTAGCAGTCGTTGATGGTGAAGAGCTACGCGGTTCAAATAAATTAAATAAAAAATTCTTAGAAGCTATGTCGAAAACAAGCAGAGCGAAAAGACTTGTTCCGACACTTTCTAAATTAATAGATTCAAAAGGATTTATTCCGGCGTTTGGAGATAAAAGTATCTTCAAGCTTATGAGAAAAAAGCAATATCCTTCTGATAAGCATCCAAGCACAGTAGCATTTTATTCACCAAGATTCCGAACAATTGTTCTTTGTTTTGATGCAAACATTAAAGCGGGTTATGCTAGTAATGATTATCTTGCTCGATTAGTGACACATGAAGGAATGCATAAACTAGCGACAGAAAACCCATCAGCTTTTTTCTCTATATTCAAAAATGATTTGAAGAAATATTATACGGCTGTGTTCACACAACTTCTATCTCTAAAACAAGAACCAAAGGAAATGGACGAGATAGTTAAATTTATCTTTTATAAAGTTGAACATAACCAACCATGGAGAAATACAACACTTTCGAATTATCATAAGATGTTACTCACGAAACTAAGTAAATATACAACATTAAATGAGAAGCAGTTTGAAGGGATGATTCGAGATTTTATTGTTACATGGAAAGTTTACACCAAAAGTCCTGCGGTTTTATATAGAAACCTCAGACAGTTTATACATACAATTAGACCTCTGATCTATGGGTATCAACAAGTTTACAACAAATACGTAGGCAGAAATTTTTATGCTCAAGAAATTGGGTTGCCTTCAGAAGTTATTGCAATGAGATCAGAAATTTTGCCTGACGCATTAACTGTCAAGGCTTTTTCCAAACTAGCATAGAGGTAATCTAGTATGGCTAATGACAATGATGACATCTTAAAAGCGGCTGATCGAGAAGCCAAAGAACGCTTGCGACACATTGATATGGTTACATCTAATGTAGCCAAGTTGCGCGCTGAAATGAACCAAAAGATTGCTGCAGTTGAAAGACAATCTGCTAAAATGTCCGCAATGACGGATAGAAATCTGAGTAAGCTTAGCACAGACGTTACATCAATTAAAGGCGGGATGGCTAAACAAAATCAAGCCATCAAAACTGTCGCAAATCAGAAAGGTGTTAAAGAAGTCCAATCATCTGTAAATTCTATGTTACAGATGATGACAAAGTCTGTTGATCATCTAGCGAGAGGTGTGAAGTCTACGTCTTCGGAGACGATGCGTGTTACCAAGGACGCAATATCACAATATGGAAAAGCGATTAGTGAAGATATTAGCATCAATAAACAAAATGCTGTCGCAATGGCGATGGCACAAGCTACTCCACTTTTCGGTTATTTTGTTGGAAAGTTTATGGATACCGAAATATATGGAGATTTTACAAATAAGATTAAACAGAAGTTTAGTGATGCCTTTAAAGCAATTGCTCCAATGTTTACTGGAATCTTCAGACAGCTTGGGGAGAAAATGTCCAACCTCAGATACTTATTTGGGAGAGGACCGAAAGTTGATTATTCTGAAGAATCATTAGTAGCAATGGGCAGTACGGCAGCAAACGTACGAAGAGCTGGGAAGAAGGCTGAAGAGTTAAGAACACGCCAAATACAGAAAAAGAAAGTTCCAAAGCTTCAAGAGGGTGGCGTAGTTAGGAAAACAGGACTTGCAAAGGTCCACCGTGGTGAAGTTGTAATGCCTATTGAGGAACTTTTGAAAGAGATTGATCAGCGAATGGAAAGTGGTGGTGATACAGCTCTTTCAAGAACATTCATCGGCGGTTTGACTGTCATGTCGCAAGAGATGGCGCAAATAGAAAAATATGTTGCTCAAGCACAGAAGGATAAACCAAAAGAACAAAGAGGTCTTGTCGGAACATTTGTAGACGCTTTCAAGAAAGCTAAAGACCCTGATACAAAGTGGCAGGACCGACTCTTACGTGCTATTCTTGAATTGAAAACTGAGTTAGTTGGAACGACTGACCGTTGGAGATTAGCATGGCAGGAAACTCTTATCCAACATCCCACCTTCCGTAACCTTTTAACATTAACTAAAGGGTTTCATGATGCTATCTCATTTCCACTAAGATACTTGTTCACAGCGCGTGGCGGGTATATGGGAGAATGGAGGCGAGCAACACGTAGTAAAAATGTCTTTCATAATATAGTGGGTGGTCTTGGTTTAATGTATACTAACTGGTCGCCAAAATTTGATCTCATGGCGAAAAGTATGAGTCAATTATCTGACGAAGCATATGAAGAAGCGACCAAAGACAAAACATATACAAAATTTGAACAGTTAAAAGCATGGGTTGAAGGAAAAGAAAAACCTGGCGGACCGAAAAAATCATTCGGCGAGACCCTGTTTAGTGCATATACTGGCTTTATGGGTCTAGACCGAGATGCTCTAGAAAGTGCTGGTATTACAACATTCGCTGATATGACTCCAACCAACATCATGAAAAAGGCTGGAGTATCATCAGATCTTCTAAAACAAAGGTGGCGAGAAGGACTTACCGGAGTAAGATCTGAAGTAAGTGCTGTTGGTGGAGCGGCAAGGAGAAAAACAGAAGCATTTTCAGGACTTATAAAAGATACCATTCAATCCATGGTATTTGATGCTATAGTTAAAGGTCGTGGGGCAGCTAGAAGAACTGCCCATAGATGGAGAGGAGTAGACAAAAAACAATTAGCTGTTAAGTCTGCTCTATTTGCAGCATCTGGTGGTTGGACCACTGGAATGGGTATGGTTGGTGAAGGCGGCAGGTTCGACAGAGAAGCTTGGGAACGTAAAAAACAATCAGTTCGAGACCTTCCAGAAACAATGCGCGGGATGCCAGGCGAATTTAGAAGAGACCCGAGAGGGATGGCGAAAAAAGCAGGTGGGATGGCATTTAATTATGGTCTTCCTGCTTATATGCTTGGAAGCAGATTGGTTCCAAAACTTCAAGCTGGTGGTTTTATCAAAAAGACTGGTCAGATTCTTGCACATAAGGGTGAACTCATTTTACCGGTTAGAAAAGTATTTGAACTTATTCATACATTTGCCGTCTCTACACATGAGATAGTTCAAAAACTAGAACCTCTCACAAAACTTAAAGGGATCTTTCAAGATTTAAGTAAAAATATTCAAGAGTTGGCTCCAAGGTTAGCAAGTGCAACTATCGGTGGTATTAGAGCTGCTGCCGCTGGAGTTGGTGCAGCAGGACAAAGAGCAGCCGGAGCTTTCGCTGAATTTGATCCTCTTGGAAGATTAGTAAGTGGCGGTCGTGCTGCTATAACTGGAGCAAAACAAAGAGCATCTGCTGCATTTGAGGGAGCTTTTGAGAGAGCTAAAGGATCCAAAGAATTAGTAAAATCCAAAACTCCTTTTACATTTGCAAAAGCTTTAGCTGAGAAGACCAAGTTTGGTCTTTCAATAATGGGGTTTTATGAAAAAGCTCTGCAGCTAAAACACGACATGTATCAAAAACGTGTTGCTAATCGTGATCAAAAGATTCGTCAGAAGATGGATCAACGAATTGAGATGTATGATCTAAAAACTAAAGAGAGATTAGCAAAACATGGAGAAAGAACAGAGAAATTCTTTGAAAAAGCAAATGAGCGTGATCTTTTATTCTTAGAAAGAACGGTCAAGAATCGTGAAAAAGGTTTTGAGGATCAAAAGAAACGAGAGTCAAGATGGGCGACATTCAAAGAAAAATTAGAACTGAAATTTAGTAAACGAATGGCTCGATTCAGAGAATGGAATGCTTTCCGTTCTGTTCGAGATCAAAATAAAATATTTAGAAGTTTTCAAAAGAAGATGTTGAAAGATCGTATCAATGCAACAAAAGAGGTTGCACAGATACACGAAGACGCTCGTAAGAAATCTCTTGACGAAGCGAAAGCTGCTGATAAACGTCATCGTAAAGTTCTTAAGTTTTATCAACGTCTTCATAGTTGGTCTGCTAGACGTGAAGAGAGACGACAAAAACGAATTTTAAAAGCGCAAGATAAGATGGCTAAAAAACGTGAAAAATTGCGCTCGAAAGTTGAAAAAATAAGAGAAAAAATTGAAAAAGAAAAATTACGTTATGAAAGAAAACTGGAGGCACAAAAAGCTAGATCACAGTCAAGAGCTGAACGCAAACTCCAGAAAATGAAATTGAGAGTAGAAATTGCGAAAGCTAAACAACAAGCAAGGCGAGATAGAAGAAAAAATAAGATTGAACTAAAACTAGAAAAAGAAAAAATGAAAAAAGAGCGAATCGCGGCTAGAATAAAAGCGAAAGCTGATATTGCTCGTATGAAGATCGAAACGAAAAAACTAAAAGAACAAATGAAAGCCGAAAGAAAACAGATGAGGAAAGACATCTGGCAGGCTAGATTTGAGAGACTTAAAGCTAGAAAAGAAATGTGGGCAGGCCGTTGGAAACGACTTCTTGACTTTCCTTCCAAAGTTGTTGAAATTGAAAAAAGTGCGAAAGAAAGAACAAGAAAACACATGTCAATTGCGAAGCGTCAACTTGATAGACTTACAACAATTGGACAATTCCAGAAAAAGATTGCAAAATCATTTCCAGGCATTGCAAAACTTCTTACTGGTATGAAAAAAGGTTTAAAACGATTAGGAAACAACTTTGTCAAATATTTATTATTAGGTCTGCAATTCCTCGGTAAAATGTTTGGTCCTATTATTGGTTCACTTGGTGCAGTTCTCACGACACTTGGTGGCGGTGCCCTTGCTATGATTAAGGGCGTACCAGGAGCAATTGGTTCTGGTCTTGGTGCCATTGGGGGCGCAGCTAAAGGTTTAGCTGGTGGGAGTATGCTTGGAGCTGCTGGAGTTCTTGGTGGCGCAGGTGGTCTTGCTTGGGGCGCTTTAGATGCATGGAAGGGCACAAAGAAAGCAAAAGATTGGGGAACTTCAAAAACTGGAGCAGGTATTGGTGGTTTTCTTGGCGGAACAGGTGAAAACTTCACTGCTGGTGGAGCATTAAAAGGTGCTGGTAAAGGCGCACTCATCGGAGCAGGAATTGGTTCTATTGTTCCAGGATTTGGTACAGCAATTGGTGGAGCTATCGGAGCAATTGCTGGCGGAATTCTTGGATTTATCGGCGGTCAAAATATTGCTAAAGCAATGGACTGGATCGGTGGTAAAATCAAGGCTCTAATTAAGGGTATTGTTGGTTTTATTCTATTCCCGTATACAATGACTTGGAAGATTATTAAATGGGCAAAGGGTAAAATCGTTGGCATGCTTTCAAAGATCCCATTTGTAGGAAAACATATAAAGAAATGGGCAGAGGGCAGTTCCACTGAAGAAAAGGCAATGGCGGCCGCAGAAGATGCTCAAAAGGGTGGAGCATTAAAAGAGAGTCTACAACGTGGTGGTATTATTCGACATGCGGTCAATGCTGATCTCCATCCAGGAGAAGCAGTTGTTCCTCTACCACCTGGAGTTGCTGAATCAATGGCGAGGTCAGTTATGAGTCCTGCTGACTTAGCTAAACGTCAAGCTGGAATGGATATTGCAAGGACTCGAGCTGGAGTTAACCCGTTGCTAGCAGATGGAGTAGCAACAAGAAACGCAATGGGTCAAGGAAATGGAGCAGTCGTCACAAGCGTGAATAATGTTGTAAATGCAGTTGCCTCTAATAACAGAACCGCAGCTACTAATGTTGCTGGTGGAGGAATGTCTGGAAGATCTGCTGGAAGTGGCGGTATTGATTATGCAGCGCAAGTTGTTATGGGAGATATAGGATAATGGCTTCACAAAAATTTAATCCAACGTCACCGGCGAATCAGAAATATTCTATTGATTTTGGAGATATTGGTTCTATTGACATCTCTATTCAAAAAGAGCAAAGAAAAAGGCGAGATCGATTGTCGTCAAAAGAAGCGAAAAGAAATAAAAATGCTACCAGTCCGGCAACCAAACTTGAACCAATTCTTGGACTTCCGCCTGGTGACCATACAACTGAAGATGTGATTAAACAATCAATGCCCATTGCTAGAATTATTCCTTGTGAACCAGAATTTCAACCGGGGTTTACACTTTTTAGACTCGCTCCGAAGCAGAATTTATATCTTGACCTCCTAAATTCGCATGGTTTCACAACAGAGATGCCCTTACAAGTTGCATTTCTAGCTGACAATTTTCCAACTGACACATTTGCTAACGAATACGGTGAAAGTTTCTTACAGAGAGCTACGGATGTTGGGTCTGCCGCCGCTGGAGAGATAAACCAGATAATGGGGACAAAGCGAGCTACAGACGCGTTGAAGAAGATCTCAGGCGCATTAAAGGGTGCTGAAACTGAGAGCAGCGCAGTTAACATGGGAATGAAAGCAATTGGTTCTGGTATTGAGGGAGTCCAGAGTGCTGCTACAGCTCTTGGAAATATGCTTGCTGATAGCTCTGGTGGTGCAGGTAATATGATGAGGGGCGGTGCAGATATTGTCAATAAAATGCTTGCAGGTGCAAGAGTTGATTTTCCTCAAGTTTGGAAGAATAGCGGTTTTGCTCCATCATATACAATGACAATTAGACTGTATAATCCAAATCCAGCAAGTGTTCAATCTACAAGGAAACACATTATTGGTCCGTTGTGTGCTTTGATGCTCCTTGGCGTACCAAGAACTTTAGATGGAAATACTTACAGTTGGCCGTTCTTACATAAAATTAGAGCTCCTGGTATCTATAATCTTGATCCAGCTTTTATTTCTAACATCACAATTATTAAGGGTGGTGACCAACAATCTATTGCGTGGAACCAAAGACTTGGAATGGTTGATGTAAGGATTGATTTTGGAAGCTTGTACAACAGTATGATTGCTGGGTTTAATTATGAATCAAAAGCCAGACCAACTGTACAGAATTATCTTGACGCAATGGAAGATGAAACAAAAGTAAATCAGGGTATTATGTATAAGGATGATACTGGTAGTTATTACAACGAAGGTATACAAACAAACATGGCAGACAAAAACATGGCGAAAAATTTATCTAAACAAGATCCTGATCCTGAAACGGAACCAGCTTCAAGGGTTTCTAGCACCAATTTAGCATTAGAGTCTAGACTACAATCAAGATTTATTTCAGTTTAAACATTTTTTTCAATTTGTCAGCAGTGAGACCACACAGGTCGTTTCTGAGGATCATGGTAAGATAAAGAGCAAGGTAGGAATTGATTGAAAATTTTGTTTGATTAGTAAGGCTTTCATATTTTTGACTGTATTTAATATCTTTTAATACTCGCATCAACAATTCATGGACTTGTTGTTTGAAGTAAATTTGTTCTCTCGTTCTTTTTATTCCCATCAATTTCTTGATGTAAATGTAGTAACCTTTTCCGCAAATAGAACGTACTCCTTTTAAATCTTTCAAAAACAACTGCAAACACATTCGAACATTGTCTGTATATTTTACGTCGCAGAGTTTAGAGGCTATTTGTGTAGCTAAAGCAACACTAATTTTTGTTAACTTTTTAGCATCCATCAAAGCTTTCTTGTCAATTTCTTTATAGACAGTAACTTTCTTAACAATATCATCAACGACTCTTGTAAACCTCTCTTGAGATTGGATTTGATATTGATTTTCATCATCAGTTGGTTCTGGTTCTGTCTTTATTCCCGCCCCTTCTTTTGCAGCTTTATAATAAATTGCTGCGAAACTCTTCACGCTCTGACTAATTCTTGTTCTATATTCAGTAATGAACTTGGAGATTTTATCTTTATTAAGAGTTTCCAAACCAACTGTGTGTCTTTTAATCATTTCTTTTGATAAGAAGTAAATTCCATTACCAATAGTTTTCTCTCTTGAAAATAAATGCGTCTTTGCAAGATTTTCTAAAGCATATCTGAAATATTCTTCGTTGCAATGAGGAATTTGTCTGTACATTAAGTTCGCATATTCTCTAATACCAAATAAAAGCATCATGGTTGGATAACTACCACGATATGCCTTATTTTGTAATAATGTATAAAGGGCAAATACATAAAACATACGAATTCTATCAGTAGGGAGAAGACGAGTTGCCTCAGGCATTCCTTTCCAAAAACGCCTTGGAAAAACCTTTAAGTCTGCGTCGGTAAGACCATATGTTTGTAGAAACTCATGATAATGTTTGTGGTGGGCTGGATAATAACATGGTTCACTGAGTCGCATTAATTCCGTACCGGCTGTTTTATGTAGATATCTTTTTAACTTTGGGTAATTTATTTTTGCTTTCTCAAGTAGTATATCCATATTTATTCATCCACTGATGATAGAACTCTCACGACAATATTGTCTGTTGTAAAGTATACATACTCAGGACCATACTCTAATAATTGTTCTTGAGAAAATTCCTCAAGTTGGAAGTTAAAGAAAATATTTGAAGTTGGTTGAATTAATCTACAATGACTCACACCATCAACACTCTGAACCACATCAATTATTTCTGATCTAAAAATAGATGCTTGAGGACCAAATCTATCTGAGAATGTTGAATATAATTCTGACTTGACGTCCTCTACGATTCTAGCTTCTGTAGCATCACTTTCCGTGTCTCGCATTACTTCAACTTCAATAGTCAGTGGTATTTCATAAGTTGGAACAACCCAACCCTTCTGTGTATAGATATATTTTGATCCCTTTGCTGTAACTGTTAAAATATCGTTTGTGTTTGGTGTATTAAATGTCCATGATTGAGCTGTTGAATCTATGCATAAAGCAATATCATCTTTGTGACCATCCCATACACCACCCTCATGACCACTTACAATATATCGATCACCAACACTTCCTATTGGGACCGTACAATCTCCTATATCAATAACAGCTTGTTTTGTAGGTGTATTCAATAACATGTTTTCCATAGTTCCTGTGGTATTACAAAACTTGACATTTACAAAGTCAGTCAACATTCTGTAATTTACAAAATCCATGGATTGTAAAGTAGCTTGCATCACTTGAAGCTCAAAATCTCTTTGATCAATACCATCATAATAATCTTTCTTAACAACCGGAATATCATAAACGATTGTGCTAGTGCCATCCATCACAGCATTGGAGAGCATAAACTCATCAAGATTTTGTCGAAATACTAACGATGTAGAGTATTCCGAGATAAGTCCTGTTGGATTGCTTATCCTAAAATAATATGTATTGTTCCCATCTGGTACATCAGTATATGGATTAAAAGTGTATTCAAAATATCCACCATTTGCACCGGGAACATTTGTCATTGTATAAGCAGTTTCATTTTCCACAATCGACATTTGACAAGAACACAAATTATAATCTGACTCAGTAGAATAATAACTTAATCGATATCTAGCAGTGTTTCCACTTTTTACAACTTCAAGGTTATTAACATATAAAGAATATGGATTGCTAGCAAAACTCTGGACAAGCACAGGGACAATATCGATAGCAGACATAATATAATGATAGTATGCTACAGAATTCATTATCTCTGTTGTCATATCAAATAACGTATAATAATCTACTCCATTGATTGAAATAACTGTATCTCTTGGAATGTAAGATGAACCAAGAAGCTCATACAAAGCATTTCTCATCGGGACTAAGGAATTCGAGAATTCAAGAGAAGTGAATAATTGTATTTCATTAACAACTAAATCAGACCGTTTCAAAACAGGAACAGAGTTCTGAGCTAATGGTGACCCTGTTATAATTGTATCTGCATTTTCGAAGTCACTTTGTGTTACTAATCTGTTAAGAGCCGTCAGTGAAGCGATGGCGTTTTGTCTTGTTGCCTCCAGATCTTCTTCGTCTGCTCCCCCGCTTGCTGGAGATGGATTTATAACTGAATAATTAACAGTCTGTGTTACAGGTGGTGAACCCTGTTGGGTGTAAATTCTCTCTCCTTGAGTGATAGATCCAGCGATAACATTCCCATCAGCTCCTTCAGTCTCAAGAATATTTACAATTACTGTAGAACCTGGGGTTGGTTGAACACCAATTAAACCATTTCCAAAGAAAACGGACACACCATCGTCCGTCCTTCTATACACATACCCATGATCAGATGATGACATAAGATAAAGACTATCAAATTGGTCATAAAGTAGTCCGCTGTCGCTCGGATCTGATCCAGGTTCTTTTACACGAACTTCAATAGTAGAAATTTTTCCATCAAAAGGTACGTTGATATTTGTAAACTGATAAATTTGAAGATCTGAATCGATCTGGAATTCTTGTTGTGTTGTTTTATATTGTCTGACAGGCATTAAAAAAGTGAACTGCATGTCAGATGTTGTATCTACTTCAACAGGTAGAGGATAAATTCGCCCATCCTCATTGACTGTAATAGAAACGGACGCGTTATTTGTTACAACAATTTCAGTATCATAATACGGTTGGAATAACACGTTGTCTGCTTTGAATTCAAACCCTTCATCAATTGAAAATGTTACTGTTGGATCTGAAAAACCAAAAGGAATAGTAACAAGTAAATTAGCACTTGCATAAGATGCTGCAGCTGGTCGGTATCCAAGGAATGCAGCCAAATTTAATACTGATTCTTGGAGTTGAGCTCTTGTTAGAAAGAATTCTCGATAAACGGAAGTTTGGTAGAAGAGGAGATTTGATGTTAGAGTAGCGATAGTGTCTATCAAGAATGAGAGAAATGAAGATTTTGTCAGATCCACATTTTCAAGCTCGAGATAGCTCTTCATGAATTCGATAATCTGATCTCTTGTTTGGTCTCGAGATAGATAAATTTGCGTTGAAATATCTGTCATAACAATCCTCTAAATTTGGTAAAATCCTGAGTTTGGGTCCCACAGAGCTGTTAATCTATCTCTCAATTTATCATTTCTTGAGAGAAGTCTTGCAAGGGACAAACCATCTTCTAAAGTATGAACTTTCTTGTCATAATCAAAGAACACATAAGTATTAGAAACTTGAAGATCAGCCTCATGTGTATCTGAACTATGATGAGGTCGAATTGTTAATTTCCAAAATCTCTTGTCAGTATTTGGGTGGATCTCTCGGCCTTCTACTGTGAAAAGTGGATATGTGTTATTAGTTGGTCTCATATATGCTTGTTCTAACTTGACTAGATCACCAGCATAGGGAGTTATACCATAAGAACTGGGGAATACAAATGTTGAGGTTTGCTCCTTATTGAGACCTATTTCTTGACCATCAAAACCTGTATTGATTTCGTCAAAAAAGTAGACAGGTAAGAGAAGATATTTGTTGAACTTAAGACCAGTGAGATTTCCTAACCATTCGTAGGGTCCTCCCATGAGGTCTTCATCTTCCCATACTGTATCGGTTCGGTCAATATTGTAATAATTGATTAAGAATGCTACTCCGGTTTTGGAGTAGTAATCGTAGACTAATTGTTGGTAGTCATGTATGTAACTATACAATCTCTCCCAATTTTGCATGACAACCATCTCCTAATATATGTTTAATACTAACACCCAGTAGGGACGCGCTCCTTTGTCCTTAGAGGACGTTTTGCGCCTTTCTGGCTCTTTCTTTTGCTTTATGTGTTGCAATACGGACTCGACCTTCCGCCTTTGTGAGTTTCGTTCTTTGAGATGCTATTAACTTATAAAGTTTCTTTTCACACTTTTTATGTTTCTTTGGGTCATCCATCTTTTTACATTTATGAAACTCTCTTGTTAACACTCTGATTGAGTCCGCGATGGCTCGGTATTTACAATGAGCATAAGCCAGATTTTTATTTGGAACCTCAGAAGTCTCAACACGCTGAATGCATTTATACCTTGCCACATCAACAAGATAATTGATCGCTAAAGATAAACCCGGCATAGGAACTACAAGAGATGCAGCCATCAACCCCATCTTTAGAGTTTTCTCAGCTCTTGCATCAACTTTAACAGGTGGTGGCATTTCTGCTTCACCGAGCTTGTTATTTAATTTTAGAAGTGTAGCATCAGGCATATGTTTGATGCCATGATATAATTTAACATGATCTTCAAACGGTAATTCCTTTCGAATAGTATCACTCTTCGCTATTGCTTGTAATAACTTATCACGAATTGGATCAACGGTTGGATTATCCATTATCCTTCCTCAGGCGCTGCTGCGGGTCGTTTGCTAGCAATGAGATTTGCTCTTGCATTCTGTAATTTAACTAATTGTTTCTCTAATTTTTTCGACCATTTTACAAGAAGTTTGTTTAATTTCTTCTCACATTTGATTGGATTACGACTGTCACCGCAGCGATTCATTTCTCCTCGAATATCTCTTATGATATTCTTGGCAGCTTTAACTTGACACTCATATCTACATACTTTTCTTTCTTTAGATTGACCAAACCTCTTGAGACATACTTGCCAGCACGGATCGGTCATTTTTCTAAACAAATAGTATGCGAACATGGCTACTGCTGGACCCTTAACCATTCTACCAAGGGGTCCTTTAGCAAGCACACCACCAGCAATTGCCGCAAGACCGTATTTTATAAATGCTTTGAATTTAGATTCAAATTGACGAATACCAATTTCATTAAGAGGTTCACTATTGTAAAACACAGCAGAGACAGATTCTTCATAAGTCATTGCACCAATCCACTCGACCATTTTTACTTGCTCTTCAAATGATAATTTTTCATGGATGGTTTTACTTTGGGTAACTGCGTCATATAGAGCTCTCTTACAGCTCCATTCAACTAATTGTCTGTCAAACTGCATGGGTCATCTCCTACTCAAGTAGATTTAAATTATTTGGGTCAATCGTTGCGCTGAGTTCACCAACTTCACCTTGATACCTAGCTTGAATATCAACAACAACACCTTTACGGTTATGAAGAAATGAGATGTCTACGCTAACGATTGTGGCTCTGTCATCATATAAGGGAAGTCTGAACAACACTTCTTCTCTTATCGCCTCAACAGTATCTTGGTCGGCTGGAGCAAAGACATATTTATAAACGTCGCTGCCATAATCAGGATCAAAACTAGCGGATCGTAAGGGAGTCATCAAAATATTTCTCCAAGAATTCAATATAACATTTAAATCTGTTATACGATTGAAGTCGCCGGATGCTGCTATTGATGACGTATAATCTGCAATACGACCTTTAGATCCAACTATGTGTTTTTGAAACCTTTCTAATATACCAGCCATTATTTATTTGCTTCCTCTTCCATCATCTTTTGTTTTTCTTCCTCTAAATCTGACTTCCATTTGAGATATGCATGGAATTTACCGATCGGCATAATCATAACCTCAGGATATGATTGTCGACTCATCTCCATACAAGTATAGATATTTGCATCTAAATTTTTCTTAAACTGCTCTATACCATCATACGCTATACAGTATGCGAAAAAAGGCAGACACCAAGTCGATGTCTATCACCTCCTCCGCCCCGCAGTGAGTACAAAAACTGCGCATTTTCAACTCAATACCATACTGACCAAACGTGTCCATGTATTTCTTATAAATAGCTCGTTTGTCCATAGCAGGAAGAGTCAAATAGGCGTCAAGGATATCAGATCTATCATCATAGACCTTTGGTTCCTTTTGTGCTTCAATATCTTGTTCGAACCTTGCAATAATTAATGTCTCTGTTACAACTTCCGGAGTAGCGTTTGGTCGACTCCCTAACGACTTCATAGAATTTGATTCATCTGCAAGTGTTGGTTGTTTAATAACAGCCGTAACACCTTTTGAGATTGGGAGTTTAACTTTTTCAGTTTTAGAGAGAACGGTTTTACCTGGATAATGTTTAAAAGAAAATGTGTCGGACGCCTGGACCGAAACAGCATAATCTTTTCTACATGAAGAACAAGTAACATCATAATCTCGTATTTCACCATACGAAATATGATAGAGTCCATAAAGAAGAGCATCTCTATCCTTCAGTGTTGTACCCTGCATAAAACTATTGAAGTCTTTGATCGATGTTGGCTTCTTAACCATTGCCTCAAACAAACACTTGTTGAGATGATCAGTCACCTTTTGTGGTGTAACGAGACTTCCTTTAAGACGTTCTTCTTCTTGTACGTTTAATGAGCGCACTGTGAAAGACTGTTTTGTCTGCGGAGTAATAACTTCATACTCCGGATACGTTAGATTAAATCCTTGGAATGGCATTGTAGAACTCCTTTCATTCTGATCTATTTATGTTATTCGCAAAAAGACCCGCTTAAACTCAATGTCTAAGCGGGTCTTTTCTCATGTATTTGGTTAACCTATTTGTTTTTTGAGCGTTGTAACTTGTTTGTTGATAGCTGTATTACAACGACCATCTTTATCAGCGCCAGCCAGACAACAGTGGCACATTTCTAAACATGCCTGCATGGTGGCGATTTGAGCCTTGATGCCCTCTTCTTTACTCTCCTGAGTTCTATATGCTTTAATGCCAGCATATTTTGCTGTAGCAATTACAAGAGCAGGAGTGATGGTTTTTGCATCTTCCTTGGAGATTTCAATTTTATTCTCTCCAAGCTTGATCTGAGCCATATCGAATTGATGCATCAAAAATTCAAGAGTTGAAACAGAAGACGTTAATCCACATGAAGAGATGGGACCAACTTCATAAAATAGATCCATTGTTTCTTGCTTTCCAATAGCTTCAGCAAATAGATCTGCATTTGTGTGGACAATCTTCCTGAATGCGCCGAATTGATCTGACTCAGCAACATCGTCGTATTTCTTTTCAGGAATGTTACCCTCAACTACCATTGTAATAATCTGGTAGTCAGAGGCTTCATTCATGATGAAGTTTTTTAGATGTGTCCTAGCTTCAATTTCCATGTCCTCGGTGAGGTCGATAACATCTCGCAATGCGACTCTACAACACCCAAGGAAGATAATTGATTCGGACAATTTTTGATCCTTCATCTCTCTCATTTCCTCCTAGTATTTACGCTGTAGGTTTATAGTCGTTCACATGTTGTTTCGCAGACATGTACATTCCATCAGCGAATCCTTGACATTTTTCAAGGACCCATGGTTCATGCCACGCATAATCGACATTGAATTCAATTTCAATGTCGAGTCGTCCAACGGTCTCGACATCACTTGTGAACAAGTCTTGCGGGTCTTTAGCAGGGAACATGCCGTCATAACAGGCGTAATATTCCACAGTCTTTGCATCTGGAGCTGTAGTCCAGTAATACATTAGACCGGAGTAGGTTTTCTTTGTGTAACCATCACCTTGCTCGCCGTCTTCAAGAATATCCGTAATACCAGTTCTATAGTCACGAATAAGTTTTACCCATCCGTGCATAATCTCGAGGATAGGAAGTTTGTTCATTTCAAGGAATTTCACCGTTACGGTATTACCATAATCGATGTTTCCTGGGACTGCCCATTTTACCCCACCAAGTCCGGTGTATTCGATCTTATTCAATGTTCCACCCGGTGGTGTTACGGACAGACAAGAAGCGGCGAGGACTCTTTGAGCCTCAGGCACGCTTGAAAGACCGCTATTTTGTACGTAGCTCAAAAGAGCAGGTGGCAATTTGTCGAACCAAACAAAATGATACCCTGTTACATAAGGGTCAGCCACACCCACGCTAGTACCACCAAATTTGCGGGTTAGAATGTTGTTTTGTAGTTCAGCGAATGAATATTTCATTACTAAATCCTCCTTACGATTTGTATAACTATTGGTAGCTGCTATTCGCTGGCTTCTATGGTTTCAATAAATTTCAGTGTCTTTTCCCAGTTACCAGTAAATCTAACTCCTCTATCGTCTATATATGCGATAGCACCAAGTTTTTCTGATGTAATCATATCAAAATAAATATCATGGCGTTTCAGCCATTGTTCCATATCCGATAGCAACTGATCTGTTTGTTCTGGGCCGTTGCTTGAAGTTGAGGCTCTTGTTGTAAAAATAACTATGGTGAATCGTCTGCTCAAAGAATCAATAGCTTCCTTTGCACCAGGAATTGCTTCCTCATTTAATTTGCCATCATTCCACCCAGTGTAATTGTGTATAACCCCATCAAAATCAATCATTAATCGTTCGCGTTCCTCAGGCACGTCCGTCTGTTCTCCGTAGATGACTTTTCTTAACACCTTATGTTTCTTATGCGGCGTGTCCATCGGAAAAATGGATTCATCTGATGATTGTATTTGCTCTAAATATTTGTTTAACATTAGTTTGAACTCCGCACTAGTAAACTTTATAATTTGTTCTAAGTATATGAACAGGACGGATTAGTTTTGAATGAACAAAATACTTATATATATTACTCATTAGAAGGACTGTTTGTATGAAAAGGAGGCTGTTTCTATGTTAGATCTGGAGATTTATATTAAGAAGTTAAAGACGACGTTTATTTTTGACACAATGACAAACGTAGGAAGTTTTTTATTCGTGATGAGAGAAACGGAAATGGAGGATCCTGCGACTGGTGATAAGAGAACTGTTGCAGCTATTCAACATGCCAGGGTTGTGGCGATCGAACCAGACCAGAAAAAAGATTGGTGGATTTACACAGTTGTTTTTCCTGAGTCACCAGAAGGACCTCAGCGAGTTAAGTGGCAACTCAGACAAGAACAAGCATGTGGGTTGGAAACATTTACAATGGGCGGTAGATCAATGTGGGTGGCTCCGTTCATGGACATAATCACAGCAGAGCCAGAAGAAAGAGTAAAGAAGGAGCCTGGTAAACTCATTCCTCTTTTTGGAGATAAAAATGAAAATCATAATCCCTAAGAAACATTATGTTCCTAGTTGTGCGGATATAGATGTGTATGGAGTTTCAAAATGGTTGGCTCCATTTGACAGAAACTTGTTTGAAAAGAGCAAGTTGTTTTCGATTTCACATTTTGAATCTAATGGATGGCGTGCTCTTAGAGCTGCGGGTATTGAAAATACGCAACAAATTGAAGAAAATTGCAGATATGAATGTCCATACTCTAGACTCCGGTTCTGGTCGCTCGTGCCTATTGTTATTATGGTAAGATCTTTTAAACCATATTTACCGGACCATGTTGTAAACGATGAGACTGGTATAACTCGCAGAATATGGACAAATAGCAATGCGGTTCGGGAGTGGTACAAAATGTTCAATGATGATAAGGAATATTTACCTAGTCCACTCCGACCAGACAAAATTGATTTGTCTATGTTGGGCAACGGATATACATTTGGTATGATGGCTCATGATGGAAGTAGTCATCTTATTGATGTTTGTCTGCACCTAGACAATGGAGATCAAATTCTATGTCATTCATGGGAATGGTGTAATAAATAGAAAGGGTGGTTTATGAAGATTAAAAAAATTCCGCTAAACATCAACAAGAGTTCGTGGACAGAAGAACAACACTCGCTTTCACGGCAACTGTGGACAAAAGTGATAGTGAATTCAAAGGAAACATATGTTATTTTGTTTAACGCTATGAATGGACATGAGATTCTTGAGGGTTTAGGAGATCATACCGAGCCTTTTGGTCTTGAATTTCCTTCTCTGTTAGATATTGGTGTCATGGGACACTGTCAAAATGGCTGCGAGAACTGTTATCAGGGTCGGAAAAAAGAACCTCATATGTCTTTTGACGATTTTAAAGTAGTCATTAAACAATCTGCTCCATATATCACACAATGTGCTCTTGGCGGAAGAGGCGATCCAAATGACCATCCTGATTTTGAAAGAATGGTTGCTTTCTGTCGAAAGAATAACATTGCACCTACATTTACAACGAGCGGATTTCGTTTAACAGATGAACAGATAACTACCGCCAAAAAATACTGCCCAAGTGTTGCGGTTAGTGATTATGGTCAACCAGAAACCTACTCAGCACTGAACAGACTTATGAAGGCGAATGTTAAAACCAGCATACAACTAGTCTTGGACAAACTTTCTTTTCCTAAAGCTGTTGATATGCTACACGGAAAAGACGTTTGGGATGGTAAGATTGATTTAGACAAGTTGTTTGGGGTCACGTTCCTGTTGTATAAACCACAGGGGTGCGGTAGAAACAAACCTGAGAAGCTTTGGAGGCTTAATAACAACGAATTTAAAATATTTGCTGAAGCCATGAAACACCAAGATCTCAGAAAATTTGTAGCAGGTATGGACCCATGTCTTGGTAAGCACGTCATCACACAATACGGCGAACTGAGTTCATTTGAGAAAATTACTTTTGATTTCTGTTGCGCAGGTAGAAAATCTTGTTACATCACTCCTGACCTCAGATTAGTTCCGTGTTCAATAGGCGACCATGTCAACCATGGTATAACTCTTAAACCAGGTAAGCACTTAAGACGGACAATGAAAGACGTGTGGGCGAATAGTGAACCTTTTAATTTATTCAGAAAAATATTGAGAGAAAATAACTATTGTTGCCCGCTTGAGGTGCTCGGGGAGATCCAAAAACACGATGAAATTCCGAGTATCCGAAGTTACGAATAGTTCCTCTGCTAGTTTTATTCTTTCAATCAAGTCAAGCGAGGATTTAACAGTGGAGGAGTTCAAAACTCTTTTTAATGAGTTCTTAGAGCGACGTCGCTCTGAGTTTCCCGATCTTAGATTCTGGGATGCTTCAAATATCAAGAAAACTGGTTCACGTTTCTTTCAAATTGAGGAATGGACCAGTATGTTCAACGACCAGCGAGATATCCCTGAATATATAAGGTGGCTTCTAATCGACAGTTTCTTGAAAGGTATGCGGTTTTATTATGATCTTGGACCCGTTGGTCTTGAAGTCGTAAAATTTGAAGTAGTAGAAGATGATCCCGTCGAATGGGAATAGGGGGTAGAAGAATGCATGAATGAAGATGAAGGAAGATGGGCGGGGATTACAATCAATGGCGTTCCTGTCGCTGAACATCTACGAAAATTAGAAGATGATGAAAAAACAGAGGAAGCGAAATGTCTTCGAAGAAAAATCATTATGGAGCAGAAAAAACAAAAAACTCCACCGTGTATAAAATTTCGAAGTCACAAACCTGAATCTGAATTCCATGGACTAGTAAAAGTTTACACAAAGGACGAAATCGCAGAAGTTGAAGGAAGGAGACTTGAAAAAATGGAAAATCTTTTTACGATGTATACGCCTAAGAACAGGACAAAAGAACGGGTAGATATGGAAGCGTCTATCATATCAGTTGCCGCCAACTTTCAAAATGCTGGAATAACCCAAATTTTGAAAGATGAGGGTGTTGAAATTCCAAGAGGTGAAAGAGCTCCAATGACGCCGCCCATACTTGCAAAGGCGGTTGTTGGTCTTGGAAAGAAGCATGGGCTTGATCTCAAGTTGGCATCAACCACAACTAAATGTAGAACTGTCTTCAAAGTTCTTGAGTTGCTTGGTAATGCGCAAACCAAACAACTCGACAAGACAGTCGAGCTGAAATTTCGTGATGGTATCTTCAACAATACAGACCCGATTCAACTGGGTGCCACTGTTCGAGACAAAACCAATGAATTAGTTAGGAACAAAAAGAAAGCTACCAAAAAGAAAGATGTTTCCACAGGAAGACATCCTGACACTGTAACGGCAGAAAAAATCTTGATAGAAATCGCTATGGAATTGGACCAGTTCTGTAAACAACATTTAAATATGGAAATCACTAACCTTGACTCCATGTCGGACGGTGGGGTTGAGACTATTGGTTCCCATATTAAGAAAGTTATTGAGTGCCTTGCCGGTCAAGTTGAAGTGAAAAAACTTGTCTCGACAATGCCGGGTAACGGTCGAATACAAGAAGTTCTCGAGGTTATGAAACACCTTCCAAGGGGAAGTTCGCTCAGAGCGGAAAAGGATGGTACGATCATTATCTCAACATAGTACAACGGAAAATGTCCCACCCAGACCCCGAATATCTGGGTGGGACTCGGTCGAGGGAGGACCGGCTGTTATTAGCTTAAGGGACCCTCTTTTTTGTTATTTTGCTTTGTCGTTAGCGATTGAAAGAGCTCGAAAATCTTTGAGTTGATTTGTGATCTGCATACTGAGTTTTCTGGCTTCCAAAGCACGAGTTTTACTACCTCGTCCTTCTTTCCCGCCTTCAGCTGCTGTCTCAAAAGCTTCGAACGATTCCTTCAGTGCTTCTAACATTGAACCATATTCTGGTATCATGATTTCTCTCCTTTCATGAGTTTAGTTATTCATACTTCTCCGAATTTATATTATGTTCTATATGTAAAGCGATATTGGAAAGGCGTTTCAAACTATATATTATTTTTTGAAAGATGATTTGCACATAGTGAATTGTCTTTTGCGGAGAGCCAGGTGAGGCACTGTTCAAAAATGGACAACTGCCCGGCGTCTGATTACCCACGTCGACATGCTTTTGAGGCTAGAAAGCAGGGGTCAGTTTGCGGAGGTTCGAACCCTTCCAACTTCGTGGTAGAGAGTCCAGCTTCGGGTCATACCTGCCTCCACTAATGAGCGCGACATTTGTGGGGTATGATGTGGTTTGAATTACCACGCTCTCTACCAATTTTTGTTGTCCGCAAAATCTCCATTTCTATATATATTAATAACTAAGAAGATAATTTATTATATTCTTTAGGAGGGTATAAAATGGACATCGACATTAAATACAAAGTTACTGAAGGTGGGGTCGTTGCGGTGGTTAATAATGGTGAGGTAGTTATCAGTTTAATGTCTTCAAGAACTTTTGAAGATGATGCGGTGGTTACTATTAACGGTGAGACGTGGTTGATAGCTAGACCAAAACCAGAAGATGAAGACCCACCTATTAATGTGGGTATGATCCTAGAACAAGTACTATGGCATTATGAACACAATAAGTTGTCTTTTGAAGAGTTGAGTGAAATGTTTACCTTTACCAACCTTCAATGTGATCAAAAAATGAGTGGGGGAAATGTCAAAAAAGTTAAAGATTTACCTAAACCAGAGATAAAGAAGGGTAGAGAATACTATCCACCTTTTAGCTTCTCATAATATAACACGACGGTAAATAGACGAGGTAGTGGCCTACTACCCCGTCTATTTTTTGTTGGAAGAAAGGGAGGTGTTCCAACAATTATTATTTAATGTAGAAATTGAGTTCGATCTTTTCTACAACTCTTGTCGGTTCTAGAGTTACATTCACATGGAATGTTTTCCTCTTTATTTCATAAGATGTGGCTCCGACTTCTACTGAGTAGGAGTAGAGACCTCTCTTTTTCTTGATGTCTTCGAGGAAGTCTAGAATATCTCCTGCTACGGTATTCCAAGTAATCTGGTCATTCATCTCAAAGATGAAGTATCTGCAGTATTGCTCAAGAGCTCTCTTGATATAGAGAACCAGTCGAACGATATTAAGATCCTGCAATGCACTTGCTTTAGCTTGAGATGTGAGCTGTCCCCAAACAGTATAACCAGGATTGAATTTCACAATCGGGTTCAATTGCTTGAGATACATATTATCTCTTTGACCAATTCTTGGATTGTAGCGCAATTCCTTAATGGTGTCAATAGCTGCTCTATTAAAGCCTGCTGCTGCCCACCAAATTTCAGCCACACTATCATTTCTTGGGAGAAGATATGACATATGGAATACAGGGGACACCCAAATATCTTGTCCAGTCCATGTGTCGCTGACTTTGTTATAAGATTCATACAATGCAATAAAATAAGTATTGAATGTATTTGTGTTTGTTCTTGTGTTGATCGCTGTAGAATAATCGGAGTTGTCTCCGTTATCCATAATAGCAACACAATCACGTCTGGTCTGGACCAAGGTGCTGATGGATGTCTTTACATCTGATGGATAACCACAATCAAAGACGATAGTAAAGTAAATATTCTCCAGATCGAGAATATCTTCAACCAGTGTTGAACCATCAATTGCACTTGTTAATTGTCCGAGATATGCCTGTTGCAACAATTGTTTTGCAACTGCTGTGTCAAGGTCGCCAGACGAATCAAGAAGAGAACCTTCAGATCCTTTTCTTAATGGCACTGGATCTGCTGATGTAAATGCAGAAGCGACACTTGTGTAGGATTTCTTCACATTGTATGTGACTTCTCCTGTGTCGTCAAATGCAGTTGTGTCACCGATCCAACCTCTTGCAGCGCCAGCCAATCTTCCATCATAAATTTCGATTTCTTCATTGTCTGTTCCAGCTGCGTTACCCAACCACCCATACAATTTATTTCCTCTTGCGTCAACAGCTTCTACACAATATTCATATGTAGCTGCGGCTGTTTCCCATTCAGAGAAGTCTTGTTTGGTGTCGGTTAGTGTTGCAGATGCTGCATTTAGATCAACTGTTACATAACCAATTTCATTATCAAATATTTTGATGATTTGATCATATCCTGAAGTATAAGTTTCATCATCAATATTCATCTCACATCTCAAAACAGCAGAGAAATTCTCAAGGACACTTGCGATCCAGAGTGAGTCACCAGCATCGTCAAATGCTCTTGGATCAAATGATACAGCAAAAGATTCAATAATCACTTCACTGTCATCTGATTGTTTTTCATAGATGTCGAGATTGTATACTCCGAGGAATAGTGGGTTGGCGTGCTCTGTCAAGCGGATTCCAAGACCATTGTAGTACTGACCTCTACCGATTGGACGGAGAACACACAGTGGATAGGTGTTACCAGATTGAGCTAGTTGTGTAATAAGCTCGGATTGTGAGTTAGCATTAGTTTCGTCAATGTAGGTGATAACTACGCTTGAAGTTGCGTCAGCCGGTGCAAGACTTACATCCAATTTGAAGTTGGCGTAAGAAGCGTCGTCAGGCATTGGTCGGCAGTGATACAAGGATCCAGATTCTCCTAGATAATTGTATGCGCAATAAGGACCCTGACCATAATTTTTCCCATATGTGGAGATATTTGGTTCACCACATTCTGAGATAAACTCACTTCTTGAACCGAAAAACTTCAGAACATTGTCTTCACCTTTTTCCGTCAAGCTTGCAATCATTCCTACTGTTCCAGGCACTGCTTGAACGTATGTACTAAGGTCAATTATCTTAGTGTACACACCTGGTGAAATAGGCGTCGCCATAATGAAATTCCTCCTGAATTAATTTTTTGTCTATTTTCGATAACTCTACGAGCGACTACCTTACTCTCTAAACTCTATAAATTATTTGAATCATTAGAAATAAATATACCACATAAACATCAATTGGCGTGAAGTATCTTTAACAATTGTAGGGAACGTAACTCTGCTAAATATAAAGAAGTTACCAGAATAACCTCCAGCAGCGCTGGCTGCTGTAAATAAGCCAGCTTCATTCAAATTTTGGGTTCCAGAGCCATTTGCATCGTTAGTACCAATTGTTGTTGTAACTTTTACAATCAACCACTTATTTGAATTAGCAGCATCCTGTTGAAACTCTATTGAATCAAATGGGTGCTTGTAATAATTACCACCTCTGAGATCTCCGAGAGTGGCGCCAGTTGTGTTGATTGGTACTTCGGTATCTAAGTCTGTGTCGAGACTTGAGGGTGCTGTAGGATTTAGCGGATCTCCTACTGGAGCACCACCTTCACCAAGACCCAACCAACTAATGAATTCAGTCTCACCGGTTGGCGTATTTGTATTATTTGAATTGAAAATCCTCTCTGCAATCCATTCTCTTCCCTGATAAACAACAAGATTTTGCTTCCCTATAAGTCTTTTATCTTCGCCGTCCTTAACCTCGTATATCTCAACATACCCTTCTGGTTTTCTATCACCAGACGGTCGTTTCACCACAGCATCGTGGAGACAATGCTCCGTGTACTTATCGTTTACCACGACTTTTATTTCTTCCATCACAACATCTCCTTGTGAATTTACAAACTATGAACTTTATATTTTGTTCTGGAAATGGTGCTGAATTAGAATGGAAGTTTTTTGGTAAAAACTACTCCTTTATATATATTATTTACTAAGAAGACATATTGTTTAGCCAGTATGCATTCTTTACACCCCTGCTAGTCAGGAGTCGATCCTCCTGACTGGCACTTTCTTAGATCTCAATTTCTTGGTCGGTTGTTTTCGGAATAAATCTGAGTTCATCCACCAAGATTTGTGGCTCATCAAAGGGTGCGTCTTGGAGTCGGGGTTCCATTTCGCATAGCCTTTGTGGGTCGCCAGTAGAGCGAGACTGTGCCTAGGCGGTTGCTTATACTTAATATTAGCGCCATTGGCGTAGCTCGCTCTCAGCTGTTTTTAAGTTACACGTTTTCATATATTATTAATTGTTCCAAAAATCATGAGTGGTCGTATCAAGATACTACGCCCGCATGCGCCGGACATTTCGCGAGAGGTGACTGTTGCAGCATTTGGGGCGCCCGGCTTTGGAGCGCCTTCCTCTGCCGTCGAGTAGACTTGGTACGGCCACTCATCAGGATGTTTCCATAGGGTGCCACATATGTATATATGGGGCGTGTGTGGTATGTCCCTTTGGAAGACAGTAGAGCGAGTTTGTGCCAAGGCGGTTGCCAACTCTAAATTTGAAAGAGCGCCCTGTGTACACTCGCTCTCAGCTGACTATAATTTAAAATCCATATATTTCTTTGTTTGAATAATGTTAGTGGTCGATAGAAATGCTCTGCCCTCGTGACATATACTCCTTTCGCGAGTCGTCAACAATAGGGCGTCCGGCATGTTAACGTTTTCTGGCTGAGAACGATTGATAACGCCGTCGAGCAGTCCGTCGGCCACTCCATTACCTGTGCTTTCTCCCCCACTCGGTTTGTTCCGGTTTCGACTCGAGCTTATTCATTGGATAAGGAGATAGGGGTGGGTCAATGTCAGGGTGGACGAATATAATTCCTCACAACACTAGGCAACCCGCCCTGCACAGGTAATGGAGTGGTCGATAGAAAGACGTCGGTGGTTTAAACACATCCGCCATACCACCGACGTATATTTTTGTTATACAGTGTCGGCACCAGAGGCGTGCGACAAATAAAATAAAGGAGGGTGTGCATATGCCACCGAAAAAGAGTCAAAAGGTAAAGGATGAGGAAGCTAAAGTTAAAGCTTTACAGAAGCAGCAAAAGGATCTCGAAAAGAGTCTAAAGGCTACTGTCAAAGCTACAACCAAAGCGGAGAAGAAACTTAAGAAGGCGACGCTTGATGTTGAGAAGACAACGGAAAAGTTGGAAAAGATGAAAATCATTCCAGCCGTACCATTCGTTAACTGCCAAGAGAACCGTCCTTGGGCAGTTAAATGTCTTGCTTGTGTCTTCGGAGATTATTCTGGATCAAGAGCAGATGACATCAAAGTGTTAGTCAAGAAGCCTAGTAAGGGAGTAATTGGACTGCGAGACAAGATTACAGCAAAAGAAGTAGAGATACTCATTGAGTCAAAGGGAAAAACCGTCACCCTTGACGACTGTAATCTTGCAAGGCAAGTACTAAAAACAATGGAAGAAGAGGAGTCAGAGTACAAAGCTCCGTTGAATGTTTTTCATAGGGATCACCAGCAGGTCAAAAATGGAAAACCAATCCCGATCGTAGGTGCACATACAATATTTGCAGCATTTAGAGATACCATAAATGATGCATTTCCTATGGAATTCAAAATTTACGGTCCAGGTCATACTCATACAGGGTGGCCTTCTATCAAACATCTCAAGAATTTTGTTAAGGTGAACCCACATCACGTCAAGATGTATAAAACGATGAAGGGAAAACCTGGTAGAGGAAGTGGTTATACTCTCACTGATTTGATAACCGCTGACGACATCGTTATTGATGGTCAACAACCAGTTGGTCTGGTAGCTGGATTTCAATTCTTTGAACTGATTCGTGCTCCATTTTACTTTGAATTTACAATCACGTTTCATCCGAAGGGAAAATTTCCCATGTTGGCAGATCGTGAATTGGTAGGCGCTGTGATTGAACAAGCATTCTGTCCAGGTGCTATAGGCGCTAGGCGCGGAGCGAATTTCGGAATGTATAACTGTCCACCTGAACATATCGAGCTTGTAAATGTTAAGAGTGGGGTGATATCCAAAAAATTGAAAGCGGCTTAATATGAAGAAATATGGTATTCGTGGCTTAACGCCAGAAAGAAACAAAGCGATCTCTAGGTTGAGAAAAGCGAGACGCGGACTAAGAAAGGGAGGTTATTACAAAATGCAAAAGATTTTAGACCCTGTAGCATGTATGCTGAAGAAGACAGTGAAGGTTGACGATGACGCAATTATTCCAAGAGCAAATGCCGTCGCTTCTCTTGGAAGAGTTCATAACAACTCTCGTAAACTTGACCTGAAAGAGAAAGAAAACAAAAATCGGGAGCGTCTTCGAAAGAAGCTCGCTGCCTGCTGTTGTTAGGCTAGACGGAGCCTAGCTGGGGGTGGTTGGGTCTCCTCCCAACCATCCTGTCTTACGTCAAGTCTAAAGCGACAACGTATTACAAACAATCCAATGAAATACAATATCGTCTGGTGCGTTGCGATATTACCTCGTGATATGCAACATCCAATTCGATACGAATCGAAAAGATCCGATAAAGTCCTGTCGCAAAGCAACGAATGCTGTTGTATCTTATAACGTGTATTATTCAGTTCTATAATGTGTGAAAACGTCATATCGATTTGGAACCAATCAACTCCGTTCCATTTTGATGTTTCGTAGAATTCGAAGCGATTCGAACATTTATCTTGTCGTAGTGCGTAGTGGCGTGGAACTTTTAATAAGGTTCTTTAGAATTAGATTCTATATAACTAGGTGCGATGCTGTTTGGTACTTTTGCATCCATCTTGTAATATTATAACATCGGCTTCCGTTCCATAATGTTGGTTTCTGTTCGATAATGTTGGTTTCGTTTGAGTGTGGTGTAGTGTGATGTGGTATTATAACATGCACCTTACCATTCGATAGGGTGACATCACAACCTGTTCGATTTAATAATGTGCGATTACAAGTCGTCCACTAGTTAATCTTATCGCATGGGTCTTCAAACATTGTGACGGATTTGGGTTTATTGTGGTATTATGTTGTTCACGATACCGTGGAGTACGATAGAATTCGATACGCTTAGATGCGGTGATGTGGGATCAGATTTTGTTGACATTATTGCTCGATGAGATCCGAACCTATGATGATTTGTCAAAAAGAGAACCGTCCCGTAAAACTTCCAATAGAAATTGATAAGAACACATTGGATATGTTGGGAAACACTAACGTAGTGTTTTACACGATTCTGTGGGGTCAAATTAATCTTAGAGTTTTGTGTAATGCGTTCCTGAGCGACAGAAATTTATGGAATACTGTGGATTTACGGACGAAATGTGGGGAGTCTCAAAAGGACTCCCCACAACTCATGAAATGGATCACTGTTTATTTTTTGTTTAGATTTCTAAGTTAGTTCCACATTGAGCGCAAAATCTGGCTCGTGAACCTGACCTTGTTCCACAAGTGGGACACTGAAATTTAGTTTTGACTGTAACAGGTTTACTAACTTTTGTTCCACCTGAAGTCTGACCTCTGAGTCTTAAAATAATAACTTGAGAAGGCTCAAGTTTACCAATAGTATCATAATGAAAATCTTGTCTGGTTTGGGATCCTTGGACAGTGATTCCTTCATCGTCCAATGGAGCATCGTCAAGAGAATCTTCACAGACATTTGAATAGAAGCAATTAGATACTTCACCTTCTAAACCTCTGCCACCAGAGTTACATGTCAACGAAGAACCTACGAGCTGATCAGAAGAACCGTAGACATTCCCACTATCATCCCAACCCACTCCTTTACTATCAGAAAATAGTGGTGGGTAGTAGTCATAATTATACCAATGGGTTTTTCTATGATGGTGATGATGGTGGTGTTCATGTTTGTGATGCTCATGAAGGATAGTCTTTCTCTTGATGACTCGTTGCTCTTCAAAAGCATATTGGATACGAATTATTCCATCGTCAAGTTTATCCCCTCTATGTTGCTGAATTTGTTTGGTTTTCTGAATGAACTTAAAGCGATGACGGACTGTCATCCCATCAAGAAAACCTTTTAATTCAGTCTCAGAATTTGGGTCGATGATAAGAGAATTTCCGTACAGAACGTCCTGACCATCAATACTAACATTGACGGACGCCTTACGTGGTGAGAGATTCTTTAAAAGAAGGGAATATTCAGCACCAAATGGAAGGGTTACTACGTCACTTCTTTCACGAGGGACTTTACCATTACACTTTACTACTGCGACAAATTGACTGCTGTACACCATGTTTTCCTCCTTCAAGATCACCGACTAAGATCTTAGAATGATTTAAAGTCGGTTTAGGTTAAAACAGTGAGCCATTTATAGTTTGTTCTACTATATATATTATTAAACGAGCTCGAAACAATCTATTGTATGAAAGGAGAAATAAATATGCATGAATTAATAAGAATGGCGCAGGACGAAGTTCTGAAAATAAGAAGTATTACTAACATTGAAGAAGGTTGGAACGACTACTGTGTTCAAATAATCGACAGTGTAGTCGATGAGCTTGTTGAGTGGCAAGGAAATCAAGGAGTATATGAGTTACTGAACCCTTCTAACTGGAATCTTGAAAAATTGTATGATGAATATGGTCATCGTCGAAAACCCAAGGCGTACTTCTTTCTGTATCTTACTAGTAAGAACAACTTGGTTTTAGAATGGTCGCCCGTAGATCATTTATGTGTCTCGATTCCAGATCCTATTGATCATGATTGGCTACGTTTCAGCGGTGGTAAGTCAATGTACTCAGAACCAGATAATAGGATCTTTCGTGTAAACCATATAGACGGTATTCTTAGGAATGAAAGCACAACCTGGAGAAAGGAAGATGCTACACACTTTAACTGGTGTATAGTACATCTTATCAGTAAGCTATTACAGAACGTCTACTCATTTCTAGGAAGTTTTGTTGAGTGTATTCGGGTTACTGACCTCTACTATGAGTATGAAAGTTTGAATTTACCAAAAGCTAAGTTGACTAGCGCCAGCATCAAGAATGTTGCAGAAGTTGAAGCCGAAAGAGAGAAGATTAAGAAGATGACATGGGCAGCTCAAACTTTTGGTAAAAACGGAACTCTTGGAATTTCGATCACTGATTTCCTGAAGGTATACAAAGATACTGGAAAATATGCACCAACAGGTCGAGTATGTACTCCAGTTATCAGTGGCTCAAGGGTTAAGAAACTTTTGATAAAACTTGAGAATGATTTTCCAGAAGCATGGAAAAACTTCTTTCCACCAAAACCAGCAGAGATAATTCAACTACATCAAAAGGAGAAATAATTATGAACATTTTGGACATGTCGAGTGAAGCATGGCGAAAATATCAAGAAGGTATCCAGAAGATGTTGATAGAATATCTGGATGACTTTCGGAAAAAGTTTGAAAGTCGATTGAAGGAAAGCGGCCAACCGGTTCCTACGATTGATGATGTTATGGTAGATTTTGACGAAGTTGTACTAGAAATGATACATATTGGAGGTGAACACAATGTACCAAAGCGACCAGACAAAACCGAGTAAGGCGGTGAAAGCTCTACTACTCGCCTATGAAAAAGGATATCGAGTAGTTGGTAATGATGTGATTGGTGTTACCGGTAAAAAGTTGAGGTTAAACGCTTCCGGTAAAAACTATAACCCTAGATTCTCTGTTCGTGGACCAAACAGAGAACACTTGAAGGTCGAGGCTGGAAAGCTATCTGCGTACCAAAAGTTTGGAGACAAAATTTTCGATCCGAACTTGGTTATACGTCATCTTGATAGCAATCCAATGAATATTCGAAAGAGTAACATCGAGTTGATGACCTTCAAAGAAAGTGAACAACTTAAAGGTGAAGAGACCCACAAACGGTGCTCTAAAAATGCGGCGTCTCATCTCAAGAAGTACGACAATGATGAGGTGAGATCGTTCTATCAGAAATGTCGATCTTATGATCTTACGATGGAGAAATTCGGAATTTCCTCAAAAGGGACCTTGCATTACATCCTCAATAAACGTGTTAAACAAAAGGAAAAGGATAAATTTATCGAGAAATATTTTGGAGTTGGGGATGAGAATGCTGTAGGTGAGTTGGGTATTACAATTGCGGCGTTTCTGAATATATTCGTTACAACAGGGAGTTTTGATGATGTTGCTAAGGGTTGTAATCCTCCAATAAGTCCAGAATCCGCGAAAGAAATACTGGATAAATTTCATAAGTATTATCCACATGAATGGATACAACTTGGAATGCACAGAGCCGGAACCATCAAAACTAACCCGAACTCTAGTATTACTGAAGACGACCTCATCAACTTCTGTAACCGAGAGGGGATACCATCACCAAT